TTCGCGCGCAGTGTGTCGCGCGTTACTCTCCCAATCGAACCGACAGCATCGTACGAACCATGTCGAGCACGTTTCCGGCGCAGACTGTCGGTTCCATGTCGACTCCCGCGGCGCGTGCGACCCAAGGCTCGGCTGCCTTCAGAGCGGCACGAAGTCCGTCAATGTAACTGGCAGTGGCCTTCTCTGCGAGCACGTGCCCGCAGTCGCAGAACGGCTCATGACCGTAGAAATCACCGCCGCCGCAGCATCTCGGCGCCGTTGTCTGCACGTCTTCGTTCATTGCCCGTGATCCCTTCCTGTTCGCGCGCAGCGTTTCGCGACGCGTCGCTTGACGGGCCCGGTGGCCGAGGCATTTCCGTTTCCCGGATCAGCCGATCGACTACCGCGGATCGGCTCTCGCCCGAGCGCGACGCGATCTCGACTAGGCGCGCGATGGCGTCCGGCGAGAGGGTGAGGTGGACGAGGGGGCGTAGTCGGCCGGGGCTCATCCTCGATACTCGCTGTTCTTGTCCGCCGGTTGGGCAGCCAGAAACTCCACCTCTTTGCCCTCTCGCCACGCTTGCTGTCGGGCAGCGAGCCACGCTCGGCAGCGAGCCTCGGCCGCATAGTCGCGCTCAACCTTACGAGTTTCGTCGGTTTCTACCCATGTCGGGTTGTGAAAGGCGCGCTTGTTGTGAATTTCGTTTGCGTTCATGATTCTAACTGTAGCCGCAGTGTAGCCGCATGTCAAGTGCGATTCTTGGTGGCGCGCGCCGTTTTCGGTCCGGGTCGCACGCGGCGCGCATTATGTCTAGACTGGCGGTCTGAATTTGCCACAACGTTTGCACACGAATCCGTTGTCGATCTCAAGCCACTCGAGTCGATATCCGGCTTTGGCCGGATTCTTCAGCCGGTGCGGATAACAGCTCCACGGTCGCTCTTTAGCCGACTCTCGCCCAGCCGCAAACGCCGTTACGCTTGCGATGATGGCTAAGGTGAAACAAATCAGCGGTGTCATGGCCACCTCCGGCGCGCGCATTGTTGCGACTCTATTCCTCGAACGGCAGTGGGATCCCACGTGCTCGGCACCAGTCATTGATCTTGGGCTGCTGCAGGAAGTGCGGGAATTGCCTACCGTGCGCCCACCTCCAGATCTGCATCGGTGTGACATTGAACTCCGCGGCAAGCTTTGCCACGGTTCCGATTTCCTTGACCATGGTAAGCCACGGCTCGGGCATCGTGCAGTTGGTGCCGGGCCTCTTTCGCAGGTTCTTCTTGACGTCGTCCTCGAAAAGTGACGCCATGGTCTTTGCCGGCTGCATGGTTCGCCTCATTCCTTGGATCCGAATCCGCTCGGTTCGAGCTCGCGGTACGCAATTGCTCGGCGCAGATAATCCTGCATCTCGTCGAGCACGTGCGCGCACTCCGCGAGCAACGCCAATCGAGTCTCCTCCGAGACCTCCGCCTTGGCCTTCTCGAGCCCGGCATAGCGATCGATCGCGTCGCGCGCCTTGCTCACGCTGGCCAAAAGCTCAGACGTGCTGAGCTGTCGCATCTCGGCTTTCGCCTTCGCGACGCTCTTCTTTTGGATCGGCGGCTGCGAGTATCGGTCGGTCATCGGGGGCCTGCCTTCGTCTCGTCGGTCGAAAAGTTCATGATCCCGTCTGGCGGCTCGCGACGGCGACGCGCCTCGATCACGCTGTCGGCCGTGCCAAGGCACAGCTCGGTCGTGTTTTGAGGATCCGAGGCCAGCATGGCGGCCACGAATCTATCCCAAGCGATTCGCTCATCGGCATCTCGGAACTCGATCATTTCCCTTCACCATAACCTCAAGTTTGAAAACTGCAACGTTCACTTCGCTTTGAGCCACGCGCGCACCGCGCTGAGTGCCAGGTATTCCGTGTGCACTTGCGCGGTCACCGCGCGCTCAAGACGCGTCAGCTCGGCCGCGCTGTACTTGTGATCGCCGAGGTCGGCCGCGTCGCACTCGATCGCGGCCTTTTTCGCGGCCACGAGCGCCTCGATCACGCTTCCGGGGAGTTCGGCAGTTCCCATCGCTCAAGACTCTGCGAGTAGCTGATTTTCGGAACGATCACCACGTACTCGTGGCGGCGACCGTCGGGAGAAAGAAGCGTACGTCTCCGGACCTCGACGCGCGCACCTTGCGCGAGCGGCCCGCACGGGAGCGCGATCATGGCGTGCTCTCCCGGAGAAGGACGACGACAGGACCGTTTCGGTACTCGCCGGTCGGCGTCAGCATCACGCCGTCCATGGCATCGCGATCCTCGTTCGACAACGGGAATCGGTCGCGATTGAATTCAGGCATCGGTCTCTTCTCCTTCCGGCTCGCCCTCCACCATGCCTTCGCCGTCGCAGGCCGGGCAGACAGGGCCTCCATCGCATTCGCAGTAGCCCGCGTCGCATTTGCTGGTCGTGCGGCGGCAAGCCGTGGAACCATGGCCGTCGCACGTGTCACATTCGACCATCATCGGGGGCCCTCGGGAACCAGACGAACGGCCATGGCGTAGCCAGCCTCGGTCACGTTGTAGCCCCCGTCGCCTTTGCCAGACCGAACCAGAAATTCGAAACCGGCCGATGCTAGCGTTCGAGCCACGTTGATGCGGCTCGCGCGCGGGAAGTACCATCCGATCTCCTTTTCCTGGGCAATAGCGTCTCGGAGCGTTCTCTTCTGCGCCAGCGTCAGTTGATCGGGATGAGTCACGAGAAGGATCATGACAGCCCCCACGTCATCTTCGGGAGTAACCGTAGCATCGAGACATCATCGTTCGCCGGCACTCCGAACACGCCGAGCTGGCGACCCGCGACGTACGCGGATCTCAACCGAGCGAATTCGACGAAGGTCATCGTGTCGAACTTCGCCTTCGGGATCCGCATAGCGCGCCTCATCGATTCCAATCTGACGCGAACATCGACGCGGATTCTCTGGATCATGGGCTCACCCCAGTCTGAGAGAAGCCCTTCATGTCCACGCCGTTGACCTCGACGCGCACGCCGTCTCGATCCATCCCGGCGACGATGTCCCGGCAGCGATTGCCGCCTTCGCAGTAGACGCCTCCATTGCTGGTCGGCGTTCGCTCACCCTTCGAGAGAAGCCGCTTCATCCACTTGCGCCCTCGTACCGTCAACGGGTCGATCGAGTAGAGGCCCATGCGGCCGGAGATAATCACGTCCAAGTTTGCCATCGCGTGCTCCCTTCACTCTTCAATATAACCTCTAGTGCGGTTTGGTCAAGACCTCGGCGGTGAGCTGTCCGGTCTCGACGTAGAGCTTCTGGACGGCAGCGACGTCGCCGTGCCTGGGACACTGGCCGTCGGTCAAGGCGAACCAGCAGCGGCCCACGGGCACGCCGTCCGCGGTCTTCTCGAGGATCGCGCAGTTGTTCGCGAACGTGCGGCGCCATTGCTTGGTGTGGATGCTCATGGTACGCGAGCTTTCTTCATCGCCTTCTCCATGGCCCGAAACGACTCGAATACTGGTGCGGCCATGTTGAGCTTCCGGCGATCGTACATTCCCAACCGTTCCGCGATTCGCATCATTTGCGAGGGTCGACCGATCTTCTCGAGCAGGATCAGGGCGCCCGCGCAATGAGATTCATTGGTCACGTGGCGTATGGGTTCTCCGTCGTCGTCGTACTCGACGGTCTTGTGGCAATGGAACTCACCGCGCACGAGCGATTGGTCGATTTCCCGCACACGGGCAGCGGTAAGGAAGGGCGGGATGTCCGATCGAAACGGACACTGAGGACACGGCGAGGTCATGGCGTATTGCTTGCTCATCGATACCTGCCTTCATTGCATCGGAGATCTCCACAGGTCGTATGGCCGTCGAGCGCGGGAAGTCCACAGCCAGGACAGAGCGGCCAGCCCGCGGGGTAATTAAACTGCGGAGCCTGCAATCGATAGACGGGCCGGACCATCGGGTGATCTGGACAGGGATCGAAGGCCACGCCGATCCTGCTCTCGGCGCGCGCGAGCTCCTTGCCGCACTCGGAGCATGTCGGCGGGAATGCGGGGCCGCTCATCGGCGCACGTCCATGAATTCGGCCGTGATACCGGTCGCGTCATGGAACTTCGGCCGAGCCAAGGAGACGATCCGCTCATCGAGCATGCCAGTTACAGCAGCCTCGATGGTCTCATCGGCTGGAGCCTCTTCTTCGGCGTCTGCGGGCCCAATGTCGATCTCGAGCTCGAAGCATACGCGGTAGACCGCGCGAGCCCGGCGCTCCCGCTTCGCTGTCGTGGTCATGACGCGATCCCTCCCACAATTCGCTGCGCCTCATGCCAGGCCCAAGGTGAAGGCATTCTCTGCCAGACGCCTTCCGAAGGTGCCCACCGAAAGCCGGATTGCTTGAGCGACGTGCGGACCTCCGCGCTCGGCTTGAACGGGAACCGGATGCGTACGCGGTTCTCGGCTTCGTCGACGACGACCACGCCTTGCGCGGTTGCGCAATTCCACGGCTCTTTCGCGGGTGCTGTAGCACGCGACTCGAGCTGGGCGATCCTGAGTTTGCAGCGGCGGATCTCGGCGTTGTTGTTCGACAGCTGGTAGTTCGCGAATCCGATGCGCCCGCAGAAGTCCGGCTTTTTGAGCTCGGCGCCGACCTGGTCGCCGACAAGCGCGAAGAGCGCGACGTCATCGCCCTTGCGGATCGCTGCATTCGCAGCCTTCATGGTCGCCTGGTACTTCTCGAGCCCGGCGAGCTTCTCACGCAGCTTGGCGACCGCATCGGGGTCATCCGACGAGATCGACGGATTGATCTCGGCCGAGTTCGCGCGCCGCTCGAGATCGTCGGCGAGCTTCGAGAGCTCGAACGACTTGCGCGTGGCTCGGTCGATTCGCTCAAGATCGCGCTTGTGACGGCGGTACGAATGATGGCCCGGAAGTAGGGGGGTACCGTTCATAACGTTCAATAGCGCGTCGTACTGATGATACTTCGCGTCCGCAAGCGTCTTGAGCTTGGCCGCTCGGGCTCGCATGCGTTCGATGCGGGATTCTCTCTTCTCTTCGTATGCGTTCACGTGTGCCCTTCCTTCTCTCAGAAACTGAAATCGTGGTAGCGCTCGCGCCGGCCGACCATCACTCGCGCGCCCTTGAGAATCTTCCAACCTTTCGCCGTCAGCCGCGCGACCTTGACGGGCGCAGTCGTGTCCGGCGTGTATGTATACACCTGCATCTCGCTCATGCCGTAGCTGTCGGTGCGGTCGGCCCTGTCCTCTTGCAGGTGAATCGTCTTGCCGGACTTGCTCACGTACACGACCGTGGCCGGGAATCGATCCGTCCAGCTGAGGATAGTCGCGCCGTCCCCCACCTTCGGTGCCGCGGACTTCGCGTTCGCCATCATCAGGTTGTTCAAGCTTCCGAACTCCATCTCATCACCTCGACCACTAACATAACCTCAGGTTATATTGGCGTCAAGGTTGCCTCATCGGCCGGCAGGCCGAGGCTCTCCCGGGCAAACGCGACGGCTTCCGCTTGCGACTTGATCCCTTTACGGATCCCGAACGACTCGGCCGCGTCGTCATCGCGAAGCACCACGATCCACGTGGCGTCATTGTCCGAGCGGATGCTGGCCGAGAGACCGTCGGCTTCATTGCGGATCGTCTGCACCTGCCAGGACGTCCGCAGCACGCGAAGCGCGGCCATCGGCAAGTCGCGTTCGGCTTGCCCGGTCGCGATGAGATTCTCGGCCATGGCAAGCGGCATCGGGAACATGCGATAGCCGTAGCCTCGCTCGTACGCGCGCTTGCGGCCTCGCTTGTCGACATCGAACGAGATGAAACGGGGAACCGAAGTCACGACGCGCCTCCTTCTTCGAGCTTCACGACTTTGCACCTTGTCAGCGTGGTCTGAGCCTCGCCGTTGTAGTCTCCGAGCTTCTTGACGGTGCCCTTGATCGACACCCATTTGCCGAGATCCTTGCCCATGAGAGGGCAGGCATTCGAGAACCACACGAGGCATTCGCCGGTCTCGGCGCGGAACTTGTTCATCCAGGTCGGGAAAGGCCCATCGATGCCCACCTTCAGCGCGAACTCGAACAGCGCGCGTTTGATCTCGACCTTGGCACCGACAGCGCCCGCGTGCTTCGAGTCGGGCAGGCTCGCCTTGATGCCGGCGATGCGCAGCGTCTCCGCGTCCTCGGCATCAGGCTCCGTCCAGCGCGTGCCCTCCGTGATCGCCGTGATGTACCGGGCAGCGCGCTCCTTCTCGAACTTGCTGCAGTGGTTGCTCGACACGATGGCGCGGTAGGTCCGTAGCTCTTCGGCGTGCTCGATTTCGGCGCGCGCGGCACGTTCGGCCTTGCTCTCGCGCTCGACGCGCTCTCGCTCCATGCGCTCCCGGTACTCGGGGCTCGCGCGATACTGCTCGAGTTCATACTCCTTTTCGGCCCGGCGAATCTCCGCGAGGTCGGGTCCGCCTTCGAGCGTCACGGCGCAATCGCGCCCGACGTCCATGACTTGTCCCTTCTCGCTCTTGACCCGAACGACGTAGCGGATGCCGGCTCCGCACTTGTCGCAGCACGAGCCGGGAACGACATGCGCGTCGGGCGTCCCTGCCGCGACGACGAACGCGCTCTCTCGAAATCCGATGACTTCCCACCGGACCGGTGCTTCCTTGGTTCCGTACAGCGGCGTGGCGGCGTTCATCACCTGCTCCCTTCAGCTACTAATATAACCTCGGGTTCGATTGCGTCAAGGTCCAGGGAGCCGATGTAGATACACCGCGGTGTGGGTCGGTCGCCCTCCTCCCAGGCGACATCGATCGCGTCGGTATCGAGCTCGGGATAGTGGCGGAGAAGCAGCCGGGCGCCTGCCTCCACAAGCGCCCGGATCTCAGGGTCGGTCGAGTACACTGGCTCACTCCGCGGCCGCGTCTTTGGACCAGCCAAGTGCATCGGCGACGGATTCGCCGGCTTTCGCTTCGGCCTTCGGCTCTACGGGCGTCATGTCGCCGGGAAGCCTGGCGAAGTCCTCGAAGATGGCGCGCGCGGAGACCACGCCTTCGGCCGCTTCCGGTTCGCGCATCGGCATGACGATGACGAACAGCTCGGGCACGTTCGCGCTCGTGATCACGATGGGGCCGCGGTCTTTGGTCGGACGGATTCGAATCGAGGCTCCCGTTCGCTCGGATCCCAGCGATTGAAACGCCTTGGCCGCGTCCGCGATATAGAGCGCGTTCGCGTACGACAGCGTGTTCGACGTGTCGTCCGGGAACACTTGCGGCAAGGGCGGGAACGTGGCCTGGACCGCGCGAAACTTCACGGCCGCGTTGCCCGCGGTCAAGGTCCCGTCGCTCTTGCCTTCGGTCAGTTCGACCTCAGCGAACGCCGGTTTCTTGCCCGCAGCCTTGACGAACGCGTTGACGTCTGCGAGCGAGATCAGAAACTGCGTTCGGACGTCGCCCTCGATTCGGAACGCGCTCTCGACGAATCGATAGAGCGCCAGCCTGTGGCCGTCGGTTCCTGCGAGGTCCAGGCTCGGCCCGTTCAGATCGACGCAGACCGAATTGAGCTGCGGCCGGGTTTCATCCCGGCTCACATGGGTCGCGACGGCTTTGAGCGCCGCGATGAATCGAACAGGATCATTGAATGACAGTTTCATGATTGTCTCCTTCAGGGTCAGACGCATTCGCGTCGGTAATATCCGAGACCCGCCGTCTTCGACGGCTCGGGCGTCTTCGGCTCGTTCCATTCGTGCCCGCACTCCGTGCAGCGCTTGCGAAGCGCTGTGGGTCGTACATAGACGAGCTCGATCGTGTCGCACCCGCATTCGGGGCAGTGGCCGTCCCAGGCTCGCATCAGTCTCTCTCCACAGGCGCTTGCCGCGCTGCTTTGGGGTCACCGAAGTCGATGTCCGAGCCGCCGCACTTGGGGCAGCCCGAATCGCCGAACGAGGCCCGTTCCGCCGCCTTGACGGTCCGGAACGCGTGCCCGCATTCCTGACAGTAGAATCCGCATCCGTTGGTCTTGGTGGCCATCTTTCGAGCTCCTTCCTACGCCTCTATCATAACCTCTAGTTCGACCATCGCAAGGGCCCTTGCGCGAATCAAACCTCGGGTTATATTGATGGGTGAGAGGAGAGACGAGATGGGAACCAGGACCCCTTGGGGGACAGCGGATCACGTGAAGCGGTACGCCGAGGGCGTCACCTTCTACGGGACGCCGAGCCATGGCGGCTTCAAGCTGGCGCCCCAGCAGAATGCGAAAGTGCCCGAGGCTCTTCGCAGGGCCAGCTTCTGCGGCAATGGAGAGCGCGGCTGGTACGAGGAAGACTGCGACTGGAACATCGTCGCCTTCGTCTTCCCGGAGCTCTTTACTCCCGCGGAAGCCGTGGGAGCTCGCGAGTACGTCAAGAATCACTACCCCGCCGCGTTCGCGGCGATCAAGGAGGCATCGTGAAAACGCTCGGAGGGAGAAAGGCTGCGATCAGCCGTAAGCGGCTTCTGCTCGGCAGCCAGGGAGTTCGAGCCTGGCAGGTATTCGACGGACTGACGAGTCGCTGGATGTACGGCCAGTATTCACAAGTCGAGGCCCGCACGTTCGCCAGCAAGTTGAACCGCGAGCTGGCCTTGCGCGGAGAGCATCCGCGCGATCGGTACAGCGCGAGGTCGAGCGCCGAAGTCGGCGAATGGGATCCCTGGCAATTCGGCCGGGGGCCCTCGTTCAGCGAAGCGTACGCAGCGTGAAAGGAGACATCGTGAGCAATCTTCTTCTGAACCGACACGGAAGCGTTTTCACAGCCACGCGCCAGGACGCGCGCGCCATTGTCTCGCGACTGCGAGCCTTTCTCGACTGCCGCGATGTCTGGTTCAAGCGCGTACAAGTAAACGAGGGCGGGACGACCGAATACGATTGGGTCGCGCTCGTTCTGCCGGCGAAGCACCACGTCGCGGCGCGCGCGTTCGTCGAGGGCTGGACGTCCGGTCGATCGGACGGGCTCGATCTGCACTACGGACGAGGCTATCGTCTCACGGAGATCGCGGAAGAGAACGCCACGCGTCCGTTCGAGAAGCCGAAGGGTGAGGTTCCGACTGTCGCGCGCCGGCCCACGCTGGCGATGATTCGCGCTCTCGCGGCTGCCCAGGACAAATGGCTCGTGCCGTGGGACTTCGGCTCGGCGACGATCTCCGCGCTCAAGAAGAGCGGATGGATCACTCCGCGCACCAACGAGAACAATGGGGGAACGCAGTACGGCATCACAGAAGCGGGCACCAAAGTGCTCGCAGAAGCGAGAGGACAATCGTGAGCACGGACAGAGAAACGAGCATACCGCTCGGACCAAGGCTCGCGGACCGAGAGGTCACCATGTTCGCAGGAGACGGAGGCGGCCGGCGACAATCGGCGTTTTCGATCAATGGCCTTCGGATTTCAGTCACTCCGAGCGACGACGAGGACAATGAACGCGCCTTCGAGTACGCCTGCGAGCTCTCGAGGCATGACGCTTCGATCGCCGATCTCTGTGCGACCGTGCAAGACCAGGCGAACGAGATCGTATCGCTCAAGCTGAAGCTCCCTGGACGGCGCAAGGTGCGCTTGCTCGGGCGAGGCTTCGTCCGGTTCGACGACTGGGGCACCCTCTGGCTCTTGAACAGGCAAGATCGCGGCTTTGGCGAATGGGGAATCTCGTTCGAGGACTGGGACGTTCTCTTTCGTCGGTACGATGTGCGTGTCGTCGAGCACGGTTCCGATGCGCACGGCATGTGGTGGGCTGTAGAGAACTTCGAACGAAAGGCAGACCGATGAATTCAACCGCCCGCAGTCCGTCATCTCCCAGGCTCCGCGTCGTTCCGAAGGAGCCGCGCGCGCGGCGCGAGCTCGGCGTAGTCGGTCAGGTCCGAGCCGCACTCAAGCCGCGTAACAGGCTAGCCACGGCGCTCGGTGCTCTCTTGGGTGGAGGCGTGCCGATGGCGAGCTGGCAGCTGGCTCACCACGAGGTCGACGCGACCTTGCCTATCTACGCCCAGCTGCCGGCGTGGCTCGTCGTGGGAGGTCTCCTGTTCTCCGCATTGACCGTCTGCCAATGGGCGATGGAAGCCTTCGGCTCGCCGTGGAAGGCGCTTGGCTTCACGGTGCTTCTCGAGGGGATTCTGACCTTTGCACATACCCCGTGGCTGAGTGTCGCCAGCGTCTGCTACCTAGTGGCGATCAATGCCACGGCAACGGGCGTCCGGCTCTCGAGGACGGCTTGACAGAATCGAACTAGAGGTTATGTTATAGGTGAGAGGAAGAGAGAGCATGGCCACCGTGAGTTACCTCGCTGATTTCTGCAAGCCTTACCTCGTTCATACGAGCTGCGGCCACCTCGTCGTGCGCAAGATGCGAGAGTCGACCGCGGGCGTTACCTGGACCGAGACCACAGTCCTCGAAGCGCCCAATGGCGCGCCCTGCGATGTATGCGCGGCAGAGCAGAACGCTCAATTCGAAGCGCAATCGGCCGCCGCGCGTGAGACCGTGAAGCCGGTCGACGAGCGGCATCACCGCAACGTGACCGAGATTTGCAAGATCATTGCGGCCGCTCTGAAGCGTCGCAGCGGTCGTTCCTGGTCGGTGACGCACGGCCGCGGTACAGCGTACGGATGGATCACGATCTCGTCGCAGCCCAAGGCGCGCGTGCACGGCAGCATGTCCGAGAAGGACGCCATCGAGCTCGCCGCGCTTCTCGGGCTTGACCATGCGCATCATCAGGGTGTCGATGTGCCCGCGAGTTCGGACTATCGCCGCGAGTACATCGAGCGCGCCGAGACCGGAACGGCGACGACGTTCGGCAAACCGTACTGGGATTGAAATGAGAGAAAGACTATGGTAGGTAGTATCGAGATGGCCGGCGGCGCTACCAACGCCCCGGCCCTGGCGCAAGGCTGAAAGGAGCCCCGCACATGAGCAAGCCTATCACGGTCATCGATCTCTGTTCAGATCCACTCTGCGGCAACGAAGCCACGCACACGATGATCTCGCGCGTGCCGGGACACCGCACGAAGGTCTGCGCTAACCACCTCGCGCAGGTCCAGACCGCCGCCGAGAAGGCGGGGCTCGGTGAGCGCGTCAAGCTCCTCGACATTCGGCCGATTGAGATGCAGTCGTGAGCACACCCACCGTGGTCCTTTGGGACCCGTGTCCGTCGCATCCTGGATACGAGAACATTGAACGAGGACCATCGCATGAATGCATGCGTGGCGAACTCCGATGCGTATATTGCGGCGCGCCTATCGACCCGGTGCAGTGCAACGGTTGCGGCCGATTCATTTCGATTGCCGAGATCAACAAGTACGAGTCCCGTTGCGCGGAGTGCGCATGAGCGACGCCCTCACCAAGCCCCCCTCGGCCGGGTCAATGGACCGTGTGGCCGAGCTCAAGGCGCGAGTCGACGATCTCAAGGCCAAATGTCGCGAAGCGCAAGACACCCTAACCCTCATAAAAGGGACCGCAGATCCGTCTGGCCGCAACAACTACTGGAAGCGCTTCCACGCAGCCAAAAAGCATTGGAACGATTGTGTCCGTCAGCTCCAGGAGGCAAAAACAGACCTCGTTCGCGCCACCGGAACGACTGGTAGCGATCCACGATGGCACCTGATTGCCGAGGCGTGGAGGCTATTGCAGCGGCTCGAGGACCACGGAGTCGATCTGGGAGAAGATGGCCGAAAACTGCTGGACGAGATCGAATTCCACATCCCGACATCCAAGCTCACAGGTGACTCCACATGAATCCCGTCGAGAAGGACGCGATCTGGTCGATGTCCTCGACGCCCTTCGGCGGCCGACACCGATTCCGTATTCTCTCGATCCGAGGTACGGTCGCGATCATCAAGCTCGAGGGAACTGGAAGAGAGACCACGATCGCGCTATCGGTATTGCATCGAGGAAGCCGGGGCTCTCGCATCGAGGTCACGGCAGACGGAAAAGTGATCGACCAGGCCGCGCACCAAGCGCAAGTCACCGCGAATCGGATGCGAAGACGGAACGAGAAGAGAGCGAGACCATGCGCCAAGCAACGCGAAAGCAAGAGCATGTGAACTCGCTACTCGGGCGCATCGAGTATCTGCGAGGGCGCGTGCGCGCACTAGCGCAAGAGAACAGAGAACTGCGAGAAGACAATCTGCGATTGCGAGCCGAGAGGAGAATTCGATGCGACCGAAAGCCAAGCGCTGCCTTGCCGACATCCTGAAGGCGCTCGATGCCGCGGAGGTCGGACGCGACATCTCGAAAGAGGAATGGCGCGAGATTCTCGAGGAGGTTGGAAGTGCTGTCGAGATACGAATCGATTGCCTCAACGAAGAGGAGTTAGCATGAGACTGGACGCTACCGCGCTCTTGCCGTTTGGGTTCGACTCGGGGGCCACCTTCAGCGAGTGCCGCAAGTACAGGTACCGCCTCTGGCGAGCCTGGGGCGATCGAGAGCATCGGTGCGTCTTCGTCGGTCTCAATCCGTCCACTGCTGATGAAAACGTGGACGACCCAACGATTCGCAAGTGCGTGGGCTTCGCGAAGCGCTGGGGCTTCGGCGCGATCGACATGGTGAACGTGTTCGCTTGGCGATCGACGGATCCCGACGGCCTTCTTTCGGCAACGCCGAATCACGTGGGGCCAGACAACACAGAGACGCTGGAGCGCGCGTTCAACGACGCGCACCGCATCGTGTGGTGCTGGGGCAAGCACAGCGCTCGTGTTCGGCGTCTCGTGCAGTGCGCGCAGCAGGAGTTAGGCTGGTTCACGACTCCAAAGCGATGCGAGGTCGGCACGTTTGGGCGAATGGCTGATGGCTCACCGAGGCATCCACTCATGCTGGCATACGTGACTCCTTTCGTTCCGGAGCCGGTTCATGAGTGAGCCCGCGCACCGCCTTATCGTGAGCGCCATGGTGACCGCCGTGATCTTCAGCATGCTCACGGTCGCCGTTCGCGCTTCCCCCGGATCATCTTGCCAGCACACGCCGCAGTGTGGACACGGCGAAGTCTGCCTGGCGGACGGACCATTTGCTACTGTCGGGCACTGCGTAAAATTGAGGATACTTCCGTGAAGCCATCGCGCATCCGCCGTCACGTCTGGGGCGAGGACGACGTCTGCATCCAGTGCGGCCTGGCTCGAGACGGCTTCACGATCGATCGTGCAACCTCGACGCGAACGAGGTACACGAACTTCGAAGGCTTCGTGTTCGCTGCAGCGGGAGAGTGCAAGCCGCGCAGCACAGAAGAAGTGGAAGCGTCGCGCGTCGCGGCGCAGTACAGGCGAGCGAAGTCATGACCATCGGACGAGAGAAAGGCACCGTCATGATCGATATCGACGTCACGATCGAGATTCGGGCCCGCGCGCAGTGCAGCGAGTGCGGGCGATCGATCGAGACGCGGCACGAACTCGACGAGGTCGAGGCCCAGCGCATGTCAGTCAATCTGCTCGGTCACGTCGTGAAGGACGTACGCGAGAAAGTGGACCAGGAGATGCAGTGCCGAGGCTGGCGCGAGGTTTGCGGTCGATGTAGAGACAAGGACGTACCGGGAGACGGAAGCCGTGGACCTTCGCAGTGATCTCGAGCAGCGCGCGGCGGATTTCGCGACCGCGGCGCACAGTCTGATCGGGCAGACTCGCAAGTACACGGGAGAGCCATACTGGACGCACTGCCGCGCCGTGGCCGAAATCGTACGAACCGTGCCGCACTCCGAATCCATGCTGTCGGCCGCTTGGCTTCACGACACAGTGGAAGACGTCGGGGTGCCGCTATCGTTGCTCGAGGCGAAGTTCGGGCGGGACGTGGCCGAACTCGTCGAGATGTTGACCGACGTGTCGAAGCCGAGCGATGGCAATCGCGCAGTTCGCAAGCATCTCGACCTAGCGCACACCGCGCGCGCGAGCCCGTCGGCAAAGACGATCAAGCTGGCCGATTTACTGGATAATACCCGGTCGATAGTCGACAGAGATCCGAAGTTCGCCACGGTCTACCTTCCTGAAAAATTGGCCCTGCTCGAGGTCTTGCACGAAGGCGACGCCACGCTCTGGGCCCGCGCACACAAGTTGGCCCTGGACGGCTTGGCCAAACTGAGGGAGACTTGAACCATGGCCGAGGAAGAAACCAGATTCTACGACTTCGATAACATGCCAGCCTTCGTCAAGGGCGGCGCGTTCCGACTGGTCACGCCTGCCGGCGAGAAGCGTATCGAGGACATCGCGCGATTCCTGCAAGACGCCCAGCCTATTTCGAAAGAGCAGTTCGATCGGCTGTGCGCGGGGGGTCGAGCCGATGCGGGCGAGTCGAAGAAGGCTGGACTCGAGCCGCTGAAGGACGAGAAGGCCGATGCGGTCCCTGGCCCAGGTCTCGACACGGTTGTCATCGATGACATCATCGCAAACCCAGGCAAGTACCGAAAGCAGTGGGCCGAAGACACGCAGCATCAGTATCCTGGCAAGTACACGCAAGAGCAGCTCGACGCATCGTGGGATCAGCTGGCGCATCAGGTCGGATTGCCGACTGCGAAAGAACTCGACGCGCGTTAGCCTTTCGGCGGCGTATAACTCATCGTGTAGTAGCTAGGGTGGTCGAATTCCTTGTAATCCCATCCATTGGCCGCGTACTCTGGATTGAACGAGTTCTCGGATGTCGGTTTGAATCCGACCGATTCGTAGAGCTTGTTCAAACGCGGGCCGTAGCACTCGACGTAGTTCACTCCGGCATTGCGCACGACGTGGTCGAGTAGCTTGAGCCCGGCGCCCTTCTCTCCACCCTGGTTGAATAGCGCGGTCGCCTCGACGCGACCATCTCCGTGATCGTGAACTGCAACGCCGGCTTTGCCGTCGGGCGTCGTGAACAGTTTCATGTGCGCGAGGTCGTCTTCGCTGTAGTGCGAGACATGATTCGTGAACTTTGAGCCTTCGAACGCCTTATCGAAGGCGGCCTTGAACTCGTGGGGGCTCGCGGTCTTTGGCGTGAACGAAGTCGCAGGAGACGCACTGCCGCCCGCGCCGAATCGGCCTTGCTCGTCGCGAGGATGCTTGCCCTCATCCCAATCGCCCGCATCCTGCCGAACTTTCGACCAGACACCATCGTATAGAGCTTTCGACTTGGCGGTTTCTCGATCCACGGTCGCGCGTTCGTCAGGCGTGAGGTCGCGACCTTTAGCAGCGGCTTGGATATTTCGAATCGTCTCGTACATTCGATGCCCAGGGCCATTTTTCGCAGCGAGCAGTGGTTTCAAATGGACCTGCAGTTCGCCAATGTGCCCGCTCGGATATTTGACGTTCATCATCACGTCGCGATAGCCGAGTGCTGTCGGGTTGCTCATCCGATCTTTGGGCATGCGCGCGAGCGTGATGCCTTTCTGCTTCATGGCCTCAATTACGCCGCGAACGTCCTTGACCGAGTCGACGGCCACGGTAGCGCGGACTACGTCACCAAGCTTGCTCCAATCGCCATTGTAGTCGGCATTGACCTTTTGCTCGGCACGCGCTTCGTGCTTGATGGGTCCGATCCCGACAACGGGCCCGGGATGACTGAGGTCGAGTTTGTCGTTGAACTCTTGCTCGCTCATGTTGAGGTCGCCACGAACGACTTTCGCACCGATGGCTTGGGCGACGCCTTTGCCGCGGTCGAGCAGATCCAACTGTTCTTCATGAATGGCAGGTGCCGCCTTGAAGAGTGCTTCCTTCGTGCGTTCGGGCTGCGCGAACTCTTTCGGGACGCTTGCGAGCTCGCTCTCTTTGAAGAGAGGCTCGCCGTGGATGCTTTCGGCAGGCGATGCGCTGCTGCCTCCCGAGCCGAATCGCCCGCGCTCGTCTCGTGGCTGGTCGGCATCGAAATCGCTGCGCGTGCTGTCGCGTTTTGGTACTCCTCCGTAATCCGAGATTAGAAACTTCCCGGACTGTCCACGACCCCACTGGTTCGAATAGGCGAAGTCGGAGAGATCAAGCTTCGGAAGCTTCGAGCTTAGCTCCTTCATGGCGGTCAAGAATTGGCCAGCGGACTTCATCTTGTCGCCGGACTTGCCCCCATGAATCGCCTGATACGTAGCCGCGAACAGCCAGTCCTTGCCGTGAACATCTTGATCCCCGCCCCAAGGGTCTTTGATTGTGACCGTGTACGATTTCTTTTGGTCGGCCTTCGAGATGCCAAAGTGATCGGCCAATTGCGCCGATGTCACCGGCTCCACTTTCTCCTGCCGTACCCAAGAGTAATCTGGTGCGTGCTCTGTGATCTTGGCTAGGATATCGCTCTTGCTCGAAGCCTCTGCTTCTGCTCGATTGTCTTTCTTGGCTTTCGCGTTCTTGGCGACCTTGATGACAGTGTTCCCATCTTCATAGACTTTACGGGACGCGCCTTCGCCGAGGACTTTGAGTTTCGAAGTGTCAGGATGCTCGGAGACGGTACGGGGCTCTGTGCTACCGCCACCTTCCCCAAACTGTCCGTTGGCGGCGCGCGGCTGATCGTCCGAGTAATCAGCTTTTGGGGTCGAGCCTTCGCTCTCACCTCCGGCGCTATCGATGAGCGCCTGCAGCTTGTCCTCGTCGAGCGAGTCGAGGTAGTCCGCTGCAGCTTCCGTCACGAGCTGCGCCAGCCATTCTTCGGGATCCGCGTCCGCATCCGAATCGTATCGGAGAGCGTCGATCGCGTCGTGAATAGCACCACCGAGGTCTTCACCGAGATTGTATCCAGCGAACGACAATCCCTTCTCGGTCATCTTCTCGAGCGCGTGGTGCGCGATCTGGTGAGCGATCTTTTCGGAGACGAGCCTGACGGCTTCATGGCCGATCGCCTCGAGAGGCAGCAATCCGACCACGTGGCCGGCGACCACGCTGGCAGCGATCCCAATCGCGACCTTCGCGATGGCGTGCTTCTGCTCTTTGGTCACCGGCTGTCGCGTCACGAAATTCTTCACCCCGACAATGGCGTTCTTATACTCGCCGATCTTCTCTTTGACCTCGTGCAGCGCGGCCTTTCCGATCTCTTTCGCTCCCGACCGTAGCACGGAGCCGACATGCTTCAGGCTCTCCTTGAGTTTGGTCAGGTGAATGCGCGTCAGACGAGATTGCGCGGCGTGTTCGTGTGCGCCGGATCGCTCTGGCTTGACGCGGCTGGCTGTACCACCCGATCCGCCCGCGGAGAACTTGCCGGTCTCGTCGCGCGGATGGTCTTCCTCGACGAAGTCGTCGGCGCGCGTCTCCGGCAAGATCGCTTGCACGGTCTTTCTGAAAGTGTGCGCGCCCGACAGAAGCTCTCCGCTCGACAACCACATCACGGTGGTATTCGGTTCTGCCGCAAAGGCTTCTCCCACGAACTCGAGCGCCTCGAACACATTGACCTTGCGACCGTCGACCGGAGACAGAACCGACGGCAGCTTGCGGAGCTTGGTCGCGGTCACCCCGGTTTCTTCACGCAGTTCGCGGATCGCCGCGTGCTGCGCGGTCTCACCCTCGTCGATCATTCCGCCCGGGAACGCGAACTCGTGCGGGAACTCGGGACGCGTGACCGTCAGATATTTGCCTTGCTCGTTTTTCACCACGACGATCGAGGCTTGCCCCTCTCGATCATCGGCTGCGTCATTGGTCGCAAACGGATTGTGCATGGCGTGCGCGCCGGCTTTGGCCATGTGATCGTTGGCGATCTGGAAATGGCGCGCGGAGGCATCGGAATGCCGGGCTCGATCGTCCACGGACACGCGATGCCCGGATGCCATCGCTGCGCGTCTATTGCCTTCGCGAATGTGCGCGACGCTGGCTTCCATGTGGGCGGCTGCAGCTTCCCGGTGCGCAGGCAAGGTGCCGAGCTTGTAGGCCAGTTCGGACGCTTCATTTGCAGCCTTGGTCCCGTGATCGATCCACTGCTTCGATCCAGGATCTCTCGACTGGTCCGGGTCGTGCGCGTCGAGCGCATCCTTCTGTATGGGCTCCTGCGGAGGCTTCGGCGTCAAAGCTTCGGCCTTGCCGATGTGCTTGGCGGCTTCTGCCGTGTTTCCTACGCCGAGATGGGCATTGGCTGCACGCAAATGGAGCTTGGCGAGATTGGTGGCTTTCTGCGGAGGCGTGAGCGGTCCAGGCTTCTTCGGAGCCACTGCGGGGCCCACAGCGGGCTTCGCCTTGACCTCCGGAGGGATCGGTTCCTTCTTCTTCTCGTCTCCGGCGCCCGGGGCTTGATCCGGCTGCGATTCGTCCTCGGCCGGATTGCCGGCTCCCTTGTCGGGCGGCGTTCCCTGGCCTTCCCCTGCGGGAGCCACGACCGAATGAAGCGCACTTCCGGGCAGAGGCACAGTGGGCGATTGACCTTCCGGAGTTCCACCCCCGGCGCCCCCACCCAGCGCCTGCACTTGAGCCGATGCGGAAGGATCGTTCTCGTACGGATCGAACTTGGTCTTCTCTTCGATCTCTTCTTCGATTTCCTCGACGTCGATCGACTGGTAGATGTCGCTGAGCGTGAGCGCGACTTGCTCGGCGGTCACGACCTCGTTTTGGATGTAGATCTGATCGCGCTGCGCGTTGGTGAATCGCGTCTTCGCGAGCTCGTCATCGGTCGGAGCGTAGAGCGGATGGAAATGGACCTTGAAATCGACCGGCTGTCCCTTGAAGGGAGAATCATGGGCGAGCGCGATGAGTCGGTAGAGCCGTCGGATTTTCGGAGCAAGGAAGTTGACTTGCTCGTTGGCGATCGTGTCGTACCACTTGATTCGATCCGACTCTCCGGTCGCGTTCATTCCGGCCGGGCTCATGCCGAAGAGTTCGGTCAACGGCATATCGAACGCCGCAGCGAGCCGCTGCATGATGCGGTCGATCGCGTCGGGGATCCCCGTCATCGGGGTCACCACGCGCGTGAAATCTTCTTCGCCGCCCGCATCGAGCGCCACGCCGTGCATGACGCTGCGCGTGCGCTCCATTAGCTCGAGACGAGCTCGGAGCTTGCCTTCCTGGCCCGCTGTGATCGCGTTGAAGAGGCCCTTGAGTTTGAAGATGCCTTGCGACGCGTCCGAGATCAGATACGCGAGAGCATCGAAGGATCCATCGCACTGCCGGAGCACTTCGTAGCCGCGCTGCAGTACCGACCAGGACCAACCCGCGAGCGTTTGCCGCGTGATGATGTCGGGCTCGACTCCGTCGAATCGAATCAGGCGGCTCTCGTGGACGTTGAGAATCGAGGTTGCGATGTTCGCGAGCTTGGCCTTGCTCTTGGTCTTGTAGCCGAACTTGGTTCCGTCGGAGCTTCGGTACGACGAGGTCGCGACCGCGTTGGCGATGAGATACGTTCTCGGCTGCCCATACTTGGGCTGCATCGGGTCGGAGTAGTAGTCCTGAACGTACGCGAACCTTCGATCGATCTGATTGATGAAGTCGAAGCTCTTGATGTTCTTTTCGTCCAGCGGCTCCCACGGCTCTCGTCCGTCATCGATTCCCAGGATGAGCAGCGCGCCGCCGTACTGCCGGCCGAAGGTCAAGCCTTGGTGCAGCCGCAGATCGCATTGCAATCGCTCGGTCGCGTATTCGCTCAGGTCTTGAATCTTCGACTTGTCGAGCTCTCCGGCCTTTTTGCTCTCGAGCTCGTAGCCGCGCCGGAACATCTCGTTCGGACGCTTCTCCACGGCTTTCGCGGCGAGATCGTTGCCGGAGACGAGATCGGTGATCTCGACGTCGTTCAGGCGCCAAGGCGTTTCGAAGTACCCGGCTCGGGTCTTGTCCGCGATCGTGCCGAGCCCGGTCTGGTAGTTGACCCAGCGGTCTAGCTTTTGCTCGAGAGCGAAGATGCGGGTTTCCGCGTCCTCTCTAGAAGCAAGCGTCTGCGCGGCGGCTCGGCGCAGATCCGATCCGTCATTGGCCGGCGATGCCGCCGGGACTGCGGCTTCGGCCGGACCATGCTCCATGCAATCGCAAACGTAGGTACGAGCCTACTTTCGCGGCATGGCGGAAACTGTCGCTGACGCACCTCTCTCGGCCAAAGAGACCGAGGACATGCCCGAGGCCCATTTCGCGGATCCGGAAGGAAAACGCTTCCCTCTATACGATCCGAAGACCAAGGCGCTCAGCGCGGAGCACGTCAACGCAGCGGGTTCCTACGCGGAAAAAATGCACAATTCTGGTGAGATCTCCGATGCGAAATACAAGGAGATCATCGCCAAGGTCAACAAGGCGAAAAAGACGCTGAAGATCGGCGATTTCGCGGACGACAAGAAAGACTACGACCGCACGCAAGCCGCCAATCCCGTCGAGGACGAGGCCGTTCAGAAATGGACGGCGGCCTCGAAAGACATCCACCGCGCCGACAATCCTCCGAGCTGGGTCGATGATGAAGCCACGTGGGAGAAGGCCAAGGAGGCGGTCGGCAAGGACTGGGACAAGTACGACGATCCGTACGCGGTTGTCGTCTCGGTCTACAAGAACATGGGCGGATCGATCGGTGGCGGAGGCAAATCCGACCATGCCGATGCGGGTGAGCATTTTGGCGACACGGGGCTCGACCAACCCGGTTGGGAGCATGTCCGCCGCGTCGATTTGGCCTCGGGTTCAGTCGGCGAGTCCCGGACGACTCCGCAAGGCGGCATCATCGCGCGCGCGAACCTCACTCGGACAGGGGTCTTCGACTACCGCCAGCCGGACGGCACGATCCGCCGAGAACTGAGACACCCCGACGAGGTCTTCGACAAGAAGAGCCTCGATTCCTTGGCTCATGCGCCGCTCACGATCGATCACCCCGACAAGGTCACGCCGCACAACTACAAGCGCGTCACGGTCGGCCATGTCGCGGGAACCCCGCATCGGGCAGGCAAATTCGTGCAGCAAGACGTGCTCGTGCAGGACGCGGATGCGATCGATGCGGCCAAGAAGGGCAAGCTGCAGGAGCTCTCGTGCGGCTACGAGTGCGCCATTGATCCCACGCCGGGCGACTACAACGGCGAGAAGTACGATGCGATCCAACGTCGCATTCGGTATAACCATGTAGCCGCGGGTCCGGCAGGCTGGGGAAGAGCCGGCCCCGAAGTGCGCATGCACCTCGACAGTGGTGCGGCCATCAGCTTGGCGCCCGATGCGGCTGCGTCGCCATCGGCCATGGCGCGCGAGGATGCCTCGCCTGGCAGTACGCACTCGGCGGCCGCGAATGCTCGAAGCGCAGAAGTCAAAGCCTTCGAAGATCATCTGCAGCCCAAATCGAAGACGGAACACAAGAAGGCGGCCGATGCCCATATGCAGGCTGCAGAAGCCCACGATTACGCGGCGATTCACGGCGATCCGTCGATGAAAGCCGATCACGAAAAGGCCGCTGCCGATCATCGACAAAAGTCCGCAGATCACATTGCAGATTGCAATAAGCTCGACGAGGGTCACGCCGATCCCCGACCCGATCCAGGGTATGGGACTACGGCCGATAGTCGAGCGCCCTACGTTCGCGCTATGCCCGTCGAAACCGACGAAGAGAAGCGCCGCAAGGCCGAAGAGGAAGCGCGTGCAGAGAGGGTGCGGATCGACTCCGAACTCGCTCAGCTGCGCAGTGACAACGAACGACTCCGCGGCGAGAACACCGCGATGAAGTCGTCTAGCACGAGCGCCACGCTCGCCGCACAGCAGCAGATCGAAGCGCAGCGCATGGACGCCGCGTTCGACGAGATGTTCGCCGCGGTCGATGCAGGCACGCGCTACGTGAAGGACTTCAACCGGTACCGCGCCGATGGCTCTCGCAAGAGTGTCTCGGACATCCGGCGCGAAGTCGTTGCGGCGCTCAAGCCGTCGATCCGGATCGACGCCAAGGAGACCGACGCGTTCATCGCGGGCGTCTTCTCCACGATCGTGCAGGAGAGGGAAGCAGCGGACCGAGGACGCGCCGCGATGGCGTTCGCGTCTTCGCCGCTCATCACGCCGGCCATGTCCCACGCCGACGCGGGTCGAAGAATGGGCATGAAGAAGCCCGATCGCGCCGCGGACCCGGACGACGAACCGGACGACGACGAGCCCGACGCCGAGACCAAGAAGGCGCAGGACAAGATGTTCCAGAAAATGAAGGACGCGTACAAGACCCGCGACAAGGGCGGGATGTCGCGCTTCTCGGCTCGGGATCGTCGCAAGGGAGACGGCCGCGCTCCCAATCCGACTCCTGCCTTCAACGGTGGGAATCAGGGCGACTTCAACGGCGGCTTCGGCGGAGGAATGTGAGCTAGGCCATGCCCCAGACCAACGTCAACCTCACCCCGAACCCGGCGCAACCGGGCCAGCCGCTCTCGAACGATCGCACGAGCTACCTCGTTCGCTGCGTTCCTGCCGGAGTCGTCGTCCCGTTCGGCGTGCTCTGCGAGGTCTATGCGGCCTCCAACGGTCAGGCCCTGTGCCGTCCCGTGCAGGACGCGACCACGGGATCCTCGTTTCTCCCGCTTCTCGGCGGCATCTCGATGCTCGACGCGTTCGCGGTGGAAATGGGATACACCACGTACTCGGTTCCGCCGAGCACGACGGGATCGTCGTCTGCGGGCTACCCGATCGGCTTCTCGGTTCCGCTCGTGTACCGCGGCGGAATCTGGGGAGCCTGGGACGGCAATACTGGCACAGCGCTCCCGCTCACGGGCGGCATCCAGGTCTGGCACTCCAGTGACGGGTCGCACTCGCAGGGCGTGTTCACCACGCTCTCCGCGCAGACCACGCTGCACCAGGAGATCGACGGACCCTTGCCGTACATCACGGTGTGGGATCCCTTCCTGAAGAGCGGCGCGTACACGGATTCCTTCGGGAACGTCGTGGACATTGTCGCTCTGCAAATCAACCTGCCGGGGCTTCTGACCCCAGGAGTCGTCTGATGGGTCGCGAACGCGGACAAGTGCAGCTCTCGGCGGACAACCCGTACGCGGGCATGGCCACCGCCAAGGTCTTCTCGGATCACAATCCGTTCGAGGGCTTGCCGAAGTACGACTCGCGCTTCGCTCGATCGTACGCGCGAAACATCCTGCAGACCAACGGCTACTTCGCCGAGCTCGCGCAGGAAATGCGCCAGGACGGCTACCTGCGTCACGACGCCGGGCTGTCTCTCGCCTTCGCCCGTTCGCTCGAGTGGATCATCCGCAAACCGTACGAAGCGGAGTACCCGGAGCTCCGAGCCGCAGAATTCCTGCCGCTCATGACCGAGGTCCCGCCCGAAGCGGCCACCTTCACCTACCGCATGCTCGACAAGGTCGGGCAAGCCGCGGTGATCCAGGAAAACGGATCGGACGCGCCCAAGGTTTCGCTGAAGGGATCGGAGTGGCAGAGCCCGATCGTGACGATCGGGGCGAGCTACGACTACACGATCCTCGACACGCTGCGCGCCGGCAGGATGAACATCCCGCTCGAGGCGTACAACGCGGAAGCCGCACGATTCGCGTGCGAATACCTGCTCGAGAACATCGCGGCTGTGGGACTTCCGAACTCCGGCGTTCCCGGATTCACGAATGCCCCGGGCGTCTCCGGTTCCGCTCAGGTCTCCACGGGCGGCAACTGGATTGCCCAGATCGCCTCGATCGCGCAGGCGTCCACGACCAACCCGACCCCGCCAGCGGTTGCCGTCACCCAGGCCATTGCGGGCGACATCAACGCCGCCATCAAGAAGGTCTTCGTGGCCACCAAGGGCACGCATCGACCGGACACCGTGCTCGTGGGCTACAACGCCTACGGCGCGCTCATGACGGCGCCGCGAAGCCCCGGATTCACGGGCGACACCATCCTCGACTACCTGGAGAACCTCTGCCAGGTCAATATCGAGTGCTGGCCGCAGCTCGACACGGCGGGCTCTGTGACCACGACCTACGCAGGCCAGAACTACAACGGCCGCGTCATGGTCTACAAGAAGGACCCGAAGCTCCTGAACCTCGTCGTCTGCCAGCCGTTCACCCAGCTGCCTCCGCAGCCGATCCGGATGGCGTGGGAGGTTACCACCTACATGCGCACAGGTGGGGTGACAGTGCGCTACCCTCTGACAGTTACCTACATCGATTCTGTGTCCTGATCCGGGGCTCAAGAAGGGAGCTCCACGATGGAAGAAGAACTCACGCCGCCCGCGCCGGGCAAGTCAAAGAAGGCGGAAGCTGCCAAGGCTCTTCCGCTCAAGCCTTCCGAGCGCTACGCGATCGTCAAGGACGATCCCAAGCTGCTCGACAAGCACAAGGCGCTCATCAGCCACTTCGAGAAGCTCGGGCTTCAGCCGTACGCGTGCGTGCTCTTCGCCAGTCACGTCATCGTGACCGAGGACGATGCGGCGCATTTCGGAGCCAGTCAGACGGCCAAGTGGCTCGACACGTTCTCGCGGATGTACCCGGTTCCGTACTGCGACGCGAAAAATTGCAACTTGATGGCGTTCGTGCAGAAGATGAAGCTATCCGGTCTCGATTGCGTCGAGTTTCCGGAATACCAGCAGCTGGCGGCGGCGCTCAGCGGTTGACCGGGGGCCAGTTGTGGCCCTGCTCGCCGTTCTTCAGATCGGCAACGCGCTAGCGAGTGAATCCACCGCGAGCGTGCTGACGGGCAATTCTGTCCTCTGCACGCTGACCACGTTCGACAGCGAAACGCAGCTCGAGACCAACGCGGACGCGAGCTCGACGCAGGTTCTGTGCAACTGCACCTTGAGCGCCGGCACGTACGCGGCCGGCTCGCTCATCGCCGTGGTTCCTGGTGCGTCGCCGTCGGTTCCGTACGCCAATGTCAACCCGGTCACGAGCTCCGGGGGAGTCGTTACAGGTGTTCTCTTTCAGGCTCAGGTGCCTGGGCCCACCGCAGCGCTTGCGCCGAGCACACTCACCCAGGTCGCCAGCGGTACGCCCGGATTCACGGCCGTGACCAATCCGGCTGCTCAGAGTCAGCTGGGCGCGTACAGCGTGACCGCGGTTCTATTTTCACCGCTGGGTAACCAGACCGCGATGACCGTCACGAGCCCTTCTATCGGAGTGTATCAAGCGACCACGCCGCCGTTGACCATTGACGGCACGTACGCGGTCCAGTTCTCCGGAACATCGGATAGCGGTGCGTTCGATTTCGTGACGCAAGGCGCTGTCAACGCGACGGCGGGAACGTGAGGTCGAAATGACCGCGCCCGCGTCTGTCGTTCTCCAGTATCCGATCACGGTGCTGACAGCGCCGTTTACGATGCCCGCCGTGGGTTCGACGGTCGACGTCACAGTTGGGGCCACGCAATGGATGGTCATTGGGGCCACCATATTTGTGCAGGGCGCCGGAACGCTCCTTGTCTCGAATGTCACTGGAACCACAACAGCCATTCTCGAGAATCCGTCGCCTGCCGTGACGGGCAATGTCTCGCCTGGAACCGTCATTCCGATCGACAATTCGGTCGGAGTCGCCCCAGGCATCAATGGCCCTACAGGTCCATCGGGAATCACGCAGACGACGCTCGAAGCTTCGTATACGCAACCCGCGCCGGGAACGCCCGTCACGATCGCCGTGGCGACTTCCGTATTGGCTGCGGCAGGCTCGTTCGTGACTGTGGCTGGAGCCGGCTCGAACAATTCTCCGGGAGGTCACTATTTCGTTCTCTCGGTACCGGACGGAACGCATCTCACGGTGTCTCCTACGAGCGAAGCGGGGAACTGCGCTCAAGGGACGCTCATCGCATCGGGTGGCGCGGTCACCTTGTCTGGTTCGTCGGGTCTCGCTCAAGACGCTTATGGAAACGCGGTCATTCCGGCGTCAGGCTATTCCTGGCAGATTTCTCCGACCGCGTTCGGCTTCGAAATAGGCACGGATTGGGGCGCCACGGCGATTGCCGGCGATGGCCAGTGGCATACGATCGCGACGATTACGCCAGCGGTCAACGCAGATGAAATCGTCGAAATGTCCGTGCTGGTGGTGTTGCGAAATCTCGCGGAAACCCCTGGATTCTCTCGGTGGCGCTGGTTTTTTTCCGTGCAGAACCAGTCCGGCACGCTCACAGAAGCGGACGGCACGCAGCTCCCCACCTTGGTGGATATCAAGTCTGGTTCTTCATCGCCGCCGTCGGGCAATACGCAGCTCGTCGTCTCGGGCACGAATATTTTGGTCCAGGTTCAGGCTCTCTCTTCGTTTTTCGCCCGATGCGCGGTCAGTATCGATCGAGCCCAGGCTCCGGGAAATCCGGTCGTCACGGCGATCTTGCCGTCGTTCGACAGTGTGGGGGCCACCGCGGCTGTCACGATTTCGGGCGCCGTGCTGGGCCGAGTCACAGCAGCGGGTATCAAAATTGGCGGAGTCAAGTATCCGCTGACCAATTTCGTTCTGTCCGGATCGACCACGATCACGGGCAACATCAGCGCATCGACTCCGATCGGGAAAGGTTTCGTCTACGTCACGGTCAGCTCATTCGATTTCGTCACGACGGTGCCATTCTGGTCGCTCGGATCTGCTCCCGCTGGTCTCGTGATTTCGCCCACATCTGGCAGCGACATCGGAGGAACCGCGTTGACTTTGACAGCCAGCAGCGGACTGACCGGAATCGATGCGCCTGGAGGTGGCCTGACACTCAAGGGAGCCGCAGCGACAGGCGTCACCTATATCAGCGATACCGATGCCACGGCGACGAGCGGCGTGGGTACGGCTGGACTCGGAAATGTGGTGGCCACCACGCCGGCCGGATCGGGAACGATCCTCAATGGATGGACCTATACGGCTCCCCCGGTCCCGACACTCACAAGCATCGGCCCGAACATTGCCCGCTCCGGCGACATTATCACGCTGCACGGCAGCGGATTCACTGTATCGGCCCCCGTGGTAGACTTCAATTCGACACCCTCGCTCAGCGTGATCGTGCTCAGCGATACAAAGGCCACGGCTCTAGTCCCTTCGTTGACCGCCTCGGCAACGCCGTTCTCCGTGACTATCACCACGTTGGGCGGCACGACCAGTGGGGTCAATTTCTACTGCGCTCCGTCGAGTCTCACATACCTCTGGGTGCCTTGCCCAGATACGCTCGTCGTATCGAGCAGCAATATCAGCTCGTGGATCGATAATTCCGGCCAGTTTGCGATGACGCAAGGAACCGGTGCGAACCAGCCGACCGAGAGCACGTCCGCATTCTCGACAGGCGCTGTTTCTGCCCACTTCAGCGGAAATCAAGAGCTCATCTATTCCACAGCCACATTGCCAGGTTTGACGGTCCCATTCACGCAAGGCATGTCGGTCAATGGACCGGCAAGCAGTTCCGGCGACCATATCGTCATCTCGAACCCGTCCGGCACCACGTTCTTTGGCTTCTTCAATGCGGATGTCACGGCAGGATCGACGTCCGTTCTGAACGACACGAGCTGGACCGGCGGGTCTCATCTCGTCACGTGCGTGTTCGAGGCGACCGGTGCGATCTCGATCGACAACGGGACTGCGTTCACAGGCGCGCTCGGCAACAATTCCTTCACGAGTGGCGTGCAGGTCGGTTCCTACGGAGGAAACAGCCTGTTCTTCAGTGGCGATCTGGGAATGTTCTTCCTCGCCGACGGCACACTATCGACCGGTGACGCGGGAATAGTTCATGGGATCTCCCAAGCAGTTTATGGGACACCGTGATGCGTGGCGTCACTGGCACCTCCATGGGTCTCGTGCCTGCGGCTCCACAAGCGATTCCTTCAAGCCTCGCGATCTCCCAGACAGGATCTGAGGCGACTGGATTTAGCGGGTCGTCCTATTTCTCCGTCACGGGAAGCGGATTCGCGTTCGGGAACAACACCACGATTGCGATCGGCTTCGATCTGCATACGTTGCCCGTCGTTCCGCAAACAATCGTACAGGATGCTCTGGCCGCCACCAATGGCTGGCAGGTGCAGATTGATTCGACAGGGCAAATTCTGATCGCATTCCCTGGTGGAGGGACGACCATATCGACCACGCTCCTCGCGAGCATCGGATTCAACTCGGTCGTCATCACCAAGGATGTGGCGACCACCGACAAGGTCCGAGTCAGTCTCAACAATCTGTCGGAAGGCATCTTTACGATTCCGGCGTCAGTATCGACCAATTCGTCGAGCATCTGTCGGATCGGCAACGACGATACGGGCGCCACACCGTTCTCGGCGGGGGCCGTGCTGTGGTTTCAGGGTTACAGCGTCGTTCTGTCCGACAGCGACATGAACACGAAGGCTGCGATGGGACAGCAAAACCGATGGATTCCCGTGCCGTCCTCACAGGAGTCATCGCTCGTGGTCGACTGGGAGGTAGGCGCCTCTCGAGACTGGAATGGAATTGCCTCGACCACGACGAGCCAAGGAAGTGTGCCGGTCACCTGGACGGTCACGGGCTCGGGCCTGTCACTCGCCCCGCTTCAGGAGCTCTATTTCCCTTGGTCCGCGATCCAGCCATACGCGCAGGACAATGCGTACTCGACCTCGCCCTACGGCACGTATCTTCGTCTGATCTTCGGGTCGCAAGACCAAGCGATCTACGTCGACACGACCGTCGGAGATATTTTCGAGTCTTCTTCAGCCCTATTCTCGGCTCCGGTGTGGAGTATCTCTCAACACAATATTGCGACATTCTGCGGGGCCACGTACGGCTCCCTTCAGGCCGGAGTGCGCGGGTGCATGCGAGTAGCGACGCCTGGCTCCGGATTTGGGCGGACCATCGAAGTGTGGAGCGGGCCGCAAACGATCAGCGGCGGTGTCGGTCCAGTGTACGGAACGACCATTCAGGCCGTACGGCTCCAGACCGTTTCCGGGCAAGCCGTCAATCCGATACCAGCGCCCTCCAACGTGCTCAACATTTTGGGCGATTCGATCACGGCGGATGGTCTAGTAGCCACGCCGGTAGGCCAGTTCGGTAGTGCGTCGATCTACCGAAACGCCGTCCGTGGGAAAGCGAACGTTGTGGTCGATGGCGGCGGCAACTCGAGTCTGTTCGAGAACTGCACGATATTTTTTGCCACGCCCGCCGCATACGCCGCGCATGTAGCTGCCACGATTGCCAACGTGAACGCGGGCGGATTGCAGGTCGTACTCGTGGCCATCATGGTCAACGACTACCTTTTGGCCCAGCAGTCCGCGGCGTCCTACGGGACCATGTTGACGACGTTCATGAACGCGCTGCACACGGATGCGCCAGCCGCCACGATCATTGTGCACGGTACGACCCTTCTGGGCGGCAGCTACGAAACCCTACCCAACAACACCTATGGAAACATTCCAGACGACTATCGCAATGCTGCGGCCGCCGCAGTCAGTGCGATCGGCGCGTCGTGGGCGAAATATTCGAACTACAAAAACGTGATTATGACCGCGGACATCTCGACGCTCGACAACATTCACCTTCTGAACTCGGGACAAGCCAAGGTGGCGGCTCAGTATCAGGCGGACAAGTTCTTCGGGACGTTCTGACATGAAACAAGCTATTCGCACGGCCTCGATGTTCATTCTGCTGACGTGCGCGCTGTTTGCGATCGGATCGCGCAGCGGTACATGGATCGAAGAGCCCGCCCATGCGATGCGCCTTGGCGAGGGCATCGGCCTAAGCAAGCAGCCCACCCAATCGGCAGCGTGGACGCCGATCTCGCTACAACCAACGGTGTGGTTCCGAGCGGATAAGGGGATCACGCTCAACGGTTCGAATGTCAGTGCATGGGCCGATCAGAGTGGCAACGGAAACAGCGCGAGCCAAGGGACCTCTGGGGATCAGCCGGCGTTTTCGGCGACTGGCAATCCGCTCGGTGGCGCCTCGGTCGTCTGGGGCGGCGGGGTCAGTGGCGTGTCGACCAATGCCATGACAATTGGAGCGTTCAGCGCGCTCAGCACGGGCGCGGTGGTCGCGACCGTCCAATACGCGGCCACGCTCTCGTCGATCCGCCAGCTGGTCAATGGCCTGGAGAGCGGAGCCAACGGAGACTGGGAAGTCTGGACGCAGAGCAGCAAGACACAGTTTTACGCGGGCGCCACGAAGGCATCGGGCAGCACGTTCACGGGCAGCACCTGGCATACGATCGTTGCCAATTTCGCGGCAAGTGCATCGTCTCAACTGTTTGTGGACGGTGTCTCGCAAGCGACAGGGACGGTCGGGACCAACTCGTTCGGTGGAAGTGGGTTCACGCTCGGCAATACCGTGACTCCTACAAGTGCCGGTTGGCACGGGGGCATGACCGAGTTTTTGATCGTGCCCACGACCCTGACGACCGCTCAGGTCGCCCAGTATTCCACGTGGGCCACCGCGCAGTGGGGCGTCAACTAAAGGATCGGCTATGAAAAGCTACGTTTGCCTCATGCGAAACGCGCTTCTGTCCGCCACGATCGCCCTGAACTTGGTCGGATGCCGCGGTTGCCATCCCGCTGCTTCCGTTCGGTCGGGACCGATCGGCGCGCAATCCACGCTGAGTGCATATTCGGCGGGTGGCGGCGCCCAGGCGATTGTTCTGCAAAATGCCACTGTGACTGCGGCCGGATCGGTCGTCGTCACGAACATGCCGATCGGCGCGACCAAGCTCACGGTCAATGTCTCGGGCACTGCGACCGGGTCAATGACTTTCACGATCACCGAGGTCGATTCGGGAGATCGCGCGACCGCGCTGGGATCTCCCGTCAGCACGTCGGCGATTACGACCACGGGCGCCACGAGCGCGTCATTGACCCTGGCGTCGTCCGGAACGGTTCTCGTCAGCTGGACCGCGACGAGCTCTCCGAGCTTCACCGGGGTGTGGGCTAGTCTCACCTCGACGGGACTTGCCACGACCGGGGGCGGTTCAGGCAGCGCGTCGACCGTCTCGATCTCGAGCCCGGTTGCGGCGGCGGGAGCTGTCCCGACGGTCGCGTGGGCACCGGTCGAGGTCAGTCAGGCTCCGCAGTCGAACTGCCCGGACCAAGGCGCGTTCGTAGGTGACGCTGGTGCGACCGGTTCCGGGTCCGTTCTCGTCGATGCCTCGATCACGACGACGGGTGTGGCGCGTCGCATTTGGGTCGGCACGGCCGGTACGGTTTGTTTGACCCACCTGAACGACACGAGCGCCAGTACGTGCACGTGTTACCTGAATGTTGCGGCTGGCACGTATCTCGACGGCGTGTTCACCGCGATCTGCGGAGCCGATGCGGGAACCACGGCAGGGTCCTTCGTTCTCGAGCGATAGAAGAAGCTACCTTCACGCCATGCCCGTGGAAGCCGCCGTGAACGAACCGCCTAGCGCAGAGCCGGCTCCGGAGCACGTAGAGCCAATCGCAGAGACAGCGCCGCCCGAAGAGGCCAAGCCGTGCGAGGATCCGAATCATGGGCCGCCGGCCTTGCGCGGATCCGAACAGCGAGGGATCCAGATGCACACGTGCCCGAAGTGCGGACTGGAAACCGTGACGCGAGTCGGTTTGGCCGATGGCGTCAAGGTCACGCGTTCGCCGCAGCTCAATGAGCGCGGTCGTCCGACAGGCTCCACGATCGTGCGCGTCGATTCGGTGCCCACCGGCCAGGTGATTTCGTCTCCGCCCGCGCGTCGCCGAGGCCAGCCCACGGTTCGATTGTCCTCGTGAGAGGCTTTTCGTTCTACGTATTCGGTCTCGTCGCGCTTGCCGTTCTCTCTATACTCGCCGTGCGGTAATCCCGCACATGGCAGGCCCTACGTTCACGGGCATGAAGCGAATCGCTCTGGCCCTCGCCATTCTCGCGCTGCCCATTCTCGCGCTCGTCGCGAGTTCTGCCTGCTACCCGCAGTCCAGTCCTTCGCCGAGCAAGCTTGGTGGAAACGCGACGTGGGGTCCGCAAGGCCCGACAGGTCTGAGCGGCGATGCCGCCTCGTCGATCCCGCTGACCGGGACCTTCGGCCAGCAGAAGACGCTGACCGTCGAGATCTACAACACGGACGGCGCGGCCTGGACCGGAACCATCAACTTTCAGGGGTCGAATGACGGTACGAACTGGAATGCCGTCCCGTGCGTGAACCTCGGCGGTACAGTCGGAGCGATCGGCGCGGTAGCATCTTCGACGACCGCCAATGGGCTCTGGCAGTGCAATGTCTCCGGACTCGGGTACTTCCAAGCGCAAGGCGTTACGATCTCGACTTCAGCGAACGTGACCTTCAACCTCGCCGATTCGAACTTCCCGATCAGTTTCACTTTGGTCGATGCTGCAACTGGCGCGGTCATTCGCACGAGCTACTGAGCGTTCGGAGCGGCTAGCTTCGTCGCATGGATGTGGCGGCCTTCAAGCTGCAATTCCCGGAATTCAAAAGCGTTCCGCAGGATTACGTTCAGGCTCTTCTCATCCGATCCACGATCCGAATGGGTGGGCTCACGACCGCCACGAGCTCAAGTCCGGATGCGCGAATTTGGGGTTCGTACGGCGCAGCTGGGCAGCCGCTAACGCTCGCCGACATCGCTCAAGCCTGCTGGACCGCGCACTTGCTAATCTGCTCTCCCTTTGGCTCGGAAACGCGGTTGAATCCAGAGACCACCGAATCGACTTACAAGGCGCAATGGACCGAGCTGGCTGAAGCAGTGTACGGCGGCTTCATTGTGTCTGGCAACGGTGGCTGCGGCTGGCCCGGTAGACCGTTCTGATGGCCGGCAAGGTCAAGATCACCGACAAGGACCACGGGTACGCGGCCTTGGTCAAGCGCCTCTACGGCGAGACCAAAGCGCGCGTCGAAGTAGGTATCCTCGCCGGGGAAGGACATGCGGATGACGAGCACGGCGAGGGCACGACGCTCATCGATGTCGCGACGTGGATGGAGTTCGGCACGACCGACGCGAACGGAAACATCCATGTCCCGGAACGCAGTTTCATTAGGGAGTGGTTCGACTCCGCAGAAGCAAAGCTGCGCGATGATATGATTATATTGATGCAGTCTGTTGTGCGCGGGGAACGAACCAAGGATCGGGCGCTTGAACTGCTCGCGCTGCGTTGTGTAGGCCAAATTCAGGATCGCATTTCGAGCTCGTTGCCGCCCCCTAACGATCCAGAAACAGTGCGCCGCAAAGGTTCAAGCACTACTCTCATCGATAAGGGTCAATTGCGGGCTGGTATTAGTTCGCGGATCACCAACGGATAACGCGCGATCGAGATACCTCGCTGCGGCTCGCAATCTCTTCGGGTCGTCTTTCATATGGCCGATCCCAAGATTACAGTTCCCGCAGAGAATGCCGCGGACCGCACCGGTCTTGTGGTCATGATCGATGTGGCGCTGTTTCATGTGCTTGGTCCGGCAGATGGCACATCGGCGGCCTTGACGTAGAAACATCGCCTCGACCTCTCCGGCAGTCATGCGGTATTGTCTTTTCAGTCGCACTGCGCGATTGATCCTAGCCGCGCGCTCTTTATCGCGTTCATAGTACGCTCGCTTGATCTCGGCTGTTCGCGCTTTGTACCGCGCTCTGAAGTCGGGATCGGATGCCAATCGAGCCTTCAGGATCGCATATTTCTTCTGACCATATTGCCGTTGCCATTCTCTCTTTCGCTGTTGACGCGCCTTGACTTTGTCTGGGTTGCGACGGCGCCACTCTCGATGTATTTCACGGCTATGTACGGTATTGGCTGCCTGCCACGATTTCGAGCGTGCTCTCCTTCTGTCTGCTCTGACTGCAAGGTCTTCGTCTGATACAGGCGGGTAGCAATTTCGTCGGCATTTCTGCCGCCGTTTGAACTGGCATGGGTACTCGTCTTCACGTCGGGTCAATTCCGTGCCGCATCCGGAACACTTTCGCGCTACGCTCTCATCCATCGGGGGTCACTCCCTGGTCAGGCCCCCGGACGGTGACACGTCGCGGGGGCGCTATTTTCATAGCACGAAATGACTCAGCCTGCCTATTCTGTCCAGCCGTCTCCACGGATCCCAAAGCAGACCCTGCTTCAGCTCATTGCGACGCTCTCGGGAGTCCAGACGTTATGGAGAAGCGACCGAGCCCCGGCAATCCCCGGCGAATCGCCCGGCCTCGAGCACGCACGCATCTGGCTCAAGATCACGACGTACGCGAACAACGGCACGGACGAGCAGCGGCTCCAGTACGATGCCGCGGCCGACACCAACGACCTCTTGAATGTGGGACAGAGGCAGTTCACGCTCTCGATCCGGGCGGAGTGCTTCAACCCCATTTCCGAGATCGAAGCGTACGATCTCTGCGAGCGCATTCGGTTTCGACTTCGAACGGCCACGGCAAGATCCATTTTCTCGCCCGCAAATCTCGCGCTACGCGACGTCCAACCGATTGCGGCCTTCGAGCAGAAGGTCGACGTCGGGGGCACTTCGCGTATGATTCCTTGTGCCACGATGGATGTCCGATGGAACTGGGTGGCGACCGGTGACCCCAATCCGCAAGACTCGATGGAGGGAAACTGGATTGAAGGCATCGACGGACTCACCGCGCCATTCACCAACAGCAACGCGCCTGGCGTCATCGGCGACAGCATCATTCCTGGCACGCTGAACGAGCCCTGAACCATGGGCGTCAAGGTCTACGACTTCAAGTTTCGCTCGGGAAAGCACGCGTGGGCTGTGCAGTGTCCGGCATGCGGACATTCGCATTCGTTCGACGATCGCTGGACCTACAACGGCAACGCGTCATCCCCGACGTTCGCGCCGTCGATGCTGGCCGACCAGGGTGGCCCGGCGCGCTGCCACTCGTTTCTGCGCGCGGGCGTCTGGGAGTATCTCAGCGACTGCAAGCACGCCATGGCAGGCAAGCGAGTGCCCGCGCCCGACTGGGATCCCGCGCCGACCGTCCAGGCCGACACGACTACTCCGGCGTCGGCACCGGAACCAGCGCCGCCAGCGCCCGCGATCCAAGCTTCATCTCCTACATTTCATGTAATGCAAATGCCGACGTTGGAAGAGCAGGAAGCCTTCCGTGCGAGGACCGCGCGGCTATTTGCGGCGCTCCAAGCGTACGAGGTCGCACTTCCCGTCGAAGGCGCCTCTCTGCTCTGCGCGCATCTCTTCGCGACGTCGGAAGCGTCCCATCACATGGGCGCCACCGAAGCGATTGTCTGGACTCGCGGATTCAAACAGCGCTACCCCAAATGCTGGCACTGGCTGCGGCTTTACCAGGTCGAAGCGTTCGCGAAAGAACTGCTCGACAGCGAGCTTGATTCGGTTTCTCCAGAAAGGCTCGCGGTCATGGCCTGCGTCATCCGCGGGGCCAACCTCCCGACGATCGAAGAAGAAGAGTCGGAACCCGTGGCGGCCCCGTGACCACGGAACAGCGCATTGTCGAGGGCATCGCGGCGTTCTGCATACTCTACTGGACGTCGACCGCGCTCTGGCTTGGCTGGAGAGTCGTGGACGCGCTGGAAGGAATTCGCAGACACCTTCTCGGCGTCAGCATTGCCCGAAGCGAGCGCGCGACGCCTCCAGCGAGAAGAGTGCCGATAGCCCCGGGTTCCGAAGAGGACGCCGACGAAGAGCCCACCGTGGTCACCAGGCGCCGCGATGGGTGATCTCGACCTCATGAAGCTCGTGCGCGAGACCAAGCTCTCGACGAAAGACGCCGTCGAAATCGCGCTGCTCTATCAGGATTTGCGTCGTCCGAAGTGGAAGCGGCTGCTACGCTGGCTAATTTGGGGCCGTACGCGCTAGACGTGCTTCCAGGTCAGGCCGCGAGCCACGCTGAAGATTGCGCCTTCGCTGACGCCAAGTCGACGCGCGATGGAAGTCTTCGGTTCGCCACGAGCGAGGGCGGGGCGGACCTCGTTGACGACGAGTTCGGCCGTCAGTTTAGACATGCCGTGACGCTCTCCGCGAGGGATACGCTCTGGTCTAGTGACGGCGGAGTGTCGATTCTTCTCTACCATGTCAACGCTGTTTTCTTCAGCGGTGCCCTCGAACAGATGGTCAGGTCGCACGCAACCGGCTGGACCGCTGTCGCATTTATGTAGACACCACGGATGTGGCCAGCGGCCGTGTTCCAAGAAGAATGATACGACGTGGCCGGAGATCTGGTGCTCACCGACCCATAGTTTGCCGCCGTAGGCGCCAACGCGAATCCAGCAAGGTCCAAGTTCAGGACGATGTGAAGGCACAGGTCCGTTCTTGTCGACCTTCTCCCAGAAGCGATCCGACAATGGTGCGCCGGAAATGCATCGCCTTGAGCAGCGATTGCGCCGATTGAAGTTGCTTAGATGCTCGCCCTCCCGGCGCACCAAGTCTTTGCCGCAGGTGAGACACTTGCGACCCGTCGGGCACTGCCTCCGTGAGTCGACTGCGCATTTTTTGCACAGGAGACCAGAGAGCCGAGCGATGGCCGACGCATGCGCAGGGATGTTGATCAGTCGCATCGTGCCGCATTGCCGACACGGAAGTTCGAAGCTACTCTCAGGCATCGGCGCGCCTCCCGCGCTGGTCAGGACCGCGGCGCCTGCAAGCGCGCGCGGTCGCCTTATTTGTAGCACGGCGTCACGTCGACCGCTCGCCCTACTTTCGCAGCGATGGGCGTTACCGATTCGGTCAGCGTTTCGATCAGCGTCAGCTCATCGCCAGCGGTTGCCATTGAGAGTCTCCAGACTCCCCTCGTTTGTGCGTTTCACAATAACTACCCGCAGCGATTCAAGTTTTATTCGGGTCAGGGCGGCGCCGGCTTGGCGCAGATGGTCACCGATGGTTTTTTGGTCACGAGCCCAGCGTACAAGGCGGCTTCTGCGATCTGCGATCAGTCGCCGTGTCCCGCAGAATTCGCCATTGGGCGACGAGCTCTGCCCCCCCAGCAAACGCTCACGCTCACGCTCACGGACGGCACCCCAAACGATTCGTACAACCTGACGATTGTCGGAACCGACGGAGTGAGCCACGCGATCTCGTACACGATCGCAGCCAGCCCTGGTTCGGCGCTCGCGTCCTCGGCGACCACGAACGTCACGAACGGTTCGGCCGCGGTCACGTTCTCGGCCGCGCAGACCTTGCTCAAGGGCGGTGCTCTGGTCTTCGGGACCGGAGCTCAGCCGGGAGTGTTCTACTTCCTGAGCGCGAACGTCACGGCCTCGACGTCGGGCACGCTCACTGGCAACTACCTCGGGACCTCGGACACGACGGCGCCAACCACGTACACGGCGCCGCTCACGGGCACGTTCCACACGACCGCGGGATCGAATCTCGTGCCGTCGACGAGCTCGCAAGTGGGTGTCGTAGCAGTCGGCGACGCGATCATGTTCGCGACCCAGCCGAACGTGTTCTACACGGTCACCGCGGTCTCGGCGACCGTCGTCACGCTCTCGTCGAGCTACACGGGAGCAGGATCGACGACGGACAACGCGGTCGATGTTTCGCCGGTCACGTACGCGGCAACCCAGCTCGAGACCTTGATCGCCGCGCTCACGAACGTCGGAACCGTATCCGTCACGGGCGCGGTCATCACGATTCAGCGACCCACGCCGGACGGAAAGCTCGTCGACATCCAAAGCTGGCTCACCAACGGGTTTGCGAACATCCAGCTTGCGGACACCACGGCCGATCCGGGGATCGCGACGGATCTCGCGGCAATCTACGCCGCCGATCGGCTCGACTGGTACGCGCTCGTCCTCGACTCGAACTCGGCGGCCGAGATCAAAGCGGCGGCCGCCTGGATCGAAGCGACCGGACAGGGCGGCAAGGTCTTTTTCGCGAACAACTCGGACTACGCGAACACGCTCAGCACCAGCACGACCGATCTCTTCTCGAGCCTGCAGACGTCGGGCTACAAGAAGACGCACTGCCAGCAGAACAACCAGCAGCTTCTCTGCTACGCGGGTGCTGCAGCGGCGGCCTGGGCTCTGGTGCAATCCCCGGGCTCGTATGCGATTGCGCAGGGCGCGAATCTCATCGGCGTGCCCATCGACACCGACATCACGCTGCCGGAAGCCCTCGCGCTCGTGCTCAACGACTACACGGCGAGCAACCCGACCCTGGTCGGCAAGAGCGGCAACTTCTTCCGGCTCACGGCCAACGTGAGAGCGTCGTTCTGGGGAGTGACTCCGTCGGGCCAGTACATGGACCTGACCATTTTCATCGACTGGCTGCAGCTCAACATGCAGGCGGACGTCTTTGCCGTGCTTGCGAGCCTGCCCAAGGTTCCCTTCACGGACATCGGGATTGGACTCATCGGCGACGCGATCGACACGCGGCTGCACATCGCCTCAGCCCCTCCGTACAACGCGATCGACCCGACCCAGCCCATCGTGGTCAATGTACCCACGGCCGCCTCGGTCCCGACCGCGAACAAGGTCGCGCGCAATGTCCCGAACATCACGTGGTCGGCGACCTACACGAGCGCGATCGAGAGCGTGACCATCCAGGGAACGCTGGTGGAGTAAGCAAATGGCTGATTTCGCGGTCACGATCTCGGACAGCGATTCGTGGCGAGTGACCTTCGCCGGAGTCGCGCTCACGCGCGGTGCGGGCGCATCCGGTCTCGCCGATGGAGTCTTCTTCAAGGGAAGCGCAGAGAAGCCGTCCTTTACTGTCGTCGAAGGCACCGATGGGACCGTTGCGCGGTCGAAGACCAATTCGCGTCTCTACCACGTCGAGTTCCACGTCCTTCAGACCAACTCGGTCACCAACGGGTTTCTCTCGTCGATGCTCACGGCCGACGAGAACAACCCGAACGGCGCGGGCATCGGCTCATTCGTCGCGCAGGATCTGAACGGCACTTCATACTTGAAAATGGTGAAGTGCTGGTTGGAGAAGTGGCCGGATGCCGAACTCGATCGCACGGCGAAAGAGCGCGTCTGGCTCTTCACAGGGGTGAGAACGAAGTATATCCAGGGCGGGAACTGACCTACATCTCTTGGCGATAGCTCGCCGTTAGCTTTGCGTCAGGGTGATCCCACCTGGCGCGTATCCAAGAGAATCCGACGCGCGAAGAGCTCGCGGTCTACATGCCGCTGGTGTTCATGGCCGCCAAGCGTGCGATCCGGCGGCTGCCGTCGAGCGTGCAGTTCGATGATCTCGTCGCGGCGGGCACGATTGGCCTGCTCGACGCGATGCGACGATCGCCCAATCGGGGTTCTTCCTTCAGCGCATACGCGCGCGTCAGGATTCGTGGAGCCATCCTCGACGAGCTCCGATCCCAGGACTGGCTGAGCCGTAGAGCGCGCAAGCGCCTACCGGACACGGTCTTTCTCGAACTGTTAGATCACGCAATCGAAGACTCTCCGCAAGAGCGGGCCGTGCTGCGCGCATCCATTGCCCGTGCGATCGTCAAGCTTCCCTTGCGGGAAGCCGAGATCGTTGCTGGCTACTACATCGAGGGCGTCTCATTTTTGGAGATCGCCAAGCGGCTCGAGATCAGCCAGGCGAGGGTCTCGCAGTTGCATTCGCAAGCGATGGATCGATTGCGGGCCGAACTTGCGCGGGAGGATCGCTAGCTTGATGGCATGCGCTGGTCGATTCTCGCGTTCGCGGACCGCCCGATCGCACCTCTCTCGCCCGTTCCGCCATCGCTCGAGGTGATCGAGCACGAGCCTCTCGACATTCTCACCAAACGCGAGAAGCTCGGAGCCGAAGCCAGCCGGCTGGGCGTCCGACCCGTGTTCAACCGCGATCCGTTCAGTCGCGACTACGGCAAGCTGCTAGGAGTGCGGTAACGTGTGCCAATGTCGTCCTAATCTTAGAACGATCTGCTGTGGCAGCACGCTCTGTCACAAGCTTGCAGGGCTCGCGCATGGCGAAGCGTGCTCCTGGTGCACTTCGCCATCGAGCCTCGTCCTGGCCCCCAGCGATTGCGTGACGTGTCCGACGTGCAAGGGCCGTGGAACGGTGCCGCGACCGCGCAGCGTGCCACCAGGAAGCGCGGAAGGAAACTTTCGGTACGACCGGGCCTCCGAGCCGCCTGACGCGTCCTAGCGCCTCGTGGGCGGCCTGCCGACGTGCGGGCTCCGGTCGGTCGATTTCCAGCGGCACTGTTTGACCGCGACGCGCAAGTTGTCGATGCGTGCGGTCTTCTCGTGGCCGCATTTTCGGCAGCGCACGGTGAGCCAGACATCGGAAACGTGATCTCTTCGGACCCGTAGTACGATCCAGTCGCCAATATGCTCGCCCGCGCGGGTCTTCGGAATAGTCACCTGTCTGTCACTAAACGTAGTGGAAATTCCCTACCTTTGCGGCACGATTAGCGCGAGGGCCGGAGCACCACCCATGAAAAAGAATGCCGAGATTTCGATCGACGGTCAGCGTTACCGCCTGACGCAGCCGGGCGCCGAGACCATTGCCGAGCTCGGCGAGAAAGTGATCGAGGCAGCGGCCATGACGATGCAGGGCAAGACGGGGCTCGCGGTCGTCTTGCGCGAGGTCCGCACCGCGCTCGTCGGAGCCTGCCAGGTGCTCGTCATCGACAGCGAAGACGAGAAGAAAAAGGCTCGCTACGTCGAATTGGCGCTCGTCTTTTCCGATCACTTCGCAGGGGATCAAGCCAAGAGTCTCGGAAAGTGGTTCGTGTGGGCCGCGAAGGAGTCCGGGTTGACCGCTTTTTTAGGTGGAATGCTGAGCGGGACAGTCCCGTCGCTGAAGGACAAACTACCTTCCGTATTCCGGATGGATGCTGCTGGTTCCTCGACCGACTCGTCTATTCCGAGCGCATGAAGGTGCACTCGCGCGCCGAGCTCGAAAGAGATTGGAGCGCCGAGGACGTGATCGGTTCGCACCATATGCTCGACGCGATGGAGAGAGCGGAAGCGCGCGCCGCCGCGGAAGCCCGCATGCGAGCCGGTGAAGGCCGCAGAAGGCCGAGGTGAACTGTGGGCGCGTTGCGGGAAATCCTGGCCGTCTTCGACATTCAAGTCCCTACAGAGGCTCTTGAGCACGGCGAAAAGAAGATCGAGGGCTTCAAGGACAAGCTGCTCGCGATCACCGGAGTCGTCGCGGAAGCCTTCGCGATCGAGAAGGTTCGCGAGTTCGTCCAAGAACAAGTCGAAGTCACGACCGCGCTCGAACGCGAATCGCAAGTCTTGGGGATCACGACCGAGGCGCTCGAGGTCTTCCGGTACGCGGCGGGCGACGTTGGTGTCGCCACGGAATCGATGGACACCGCGATCCGGTTTTTGAACCGCAACATCGGCGAAGCCGTGGCCAAGGGCGGAGAGACTGCGGCCATTTTTCAGAAGCTACACATCGTGCTGAAGAACGCCGACGGCACGACGCGAGATACGGGCGACGTCATGGCCGATCTCGCCGACAAGGTCGCGCAGATCCCGAACGCGTCGGAAAAGACGCGGATCGCGATGGAGCTGCTCGGTCGACAAGGCGCCCAGCTCATCCCGGTCCTGAACAAGGGGCACGATGGATTTCAGGAAGCCAAGCGAGACCTCGACGAGCTCGGGGGCCCGACCTCGAAAGCGTACATTGCGGCCGCGAAAGGGATCGAGGAGTCGCAGCATCGGCTTACGGTCGGTTGGGACGCGATCAAGCGATCGATCGCGATCGAACTCTTCCCGGTCGTCAAGGGCCTGACCGATCTCTTCGTCAAGCTCGTCAAAGAGGGCATCGAGCTCACGCGGCACACGTACATTTTGCAAGAGGCATTGGTCGCGCTCGGAGTCGTATCGACCTACAAGGCCGGCCTCGGCGTCGTCAGTCTATTGCAGAAGTTCGGTCTCTTGAAGCCGACCGTGATGGAGAACGTGACGGCTTTGCTTGGCGTCGCGCGCGCGGTGATCCCTTGGCTCGTCTTGGCTCTGATTGCCGAAGACTTTTTCGTCTTCATGAAGGGCGGCAAATCGATCATCGGCGACATTCTCGATCAGCTCTTCGGAATCGGATCCGCGGCTGCCGGCGTCATTCTGATCAAGGCAGCTTTCGCGGATCTTGTGGATGGATTGAAAGGTTTGGCAGAAGTTCTCGTGGCGGCCATGATCACGCCGCTCATGCACGCCTGGGAGATCATCAAGGGTATCGCCACGGTCTTCTACGATATTGCGACGCTCAATACGAGCCACATCGGGCAAGATCTCAAAAACATGAGCCGGGAGCTTGCCGAGACCACCTTGGCAGCGAAGAAGTCCTTCCAAGAAGGCTGGGGCATGATGACCGGGGAAGGCGGATCGCATCTCGCCAAGGGTATGGACGACGCGGCGCAGGCTATCCTCGATGCGAGAAAAGCCGCGCAGATGGACCAGCAATATGGTCCCATGTACGGGGCGAATGGAGTGTCCGGCGCGGTCGGAGTCGGAGCGATCAAGTTCAGCGGCGGACGAGGCGCGGGCCATGTGCGCGAGCCCACATCGTTCGGCTTCGGCCGTGGTGGCGAAGCGCAGAGACCGGTCGTGCATCAGCATATCACCAACAACGTGCAGATTACCCCACCGAAAGATGCCGACATCAACGAAGTCGGGGATGCACTCGGGCAAGGCGTGGCGAAACCGGTCGAGCGCGCGGCCGCGAACGCGTACACGGCAGGCAACAAGAGCTAGTTTTGCGCTGTGCCGCTCACGCAGCCCGCATCGACCCAGCCGACGGTTTACCAAGAAGCCTTCGTCCAGTACGTGGACGCGACAGGCGCGACGCAGACCATCGTGTTCGATGCCGTTCTGACCGAGGATTGGCCGCAAGGTACGACAGTCACGGAGCACCCCGTCGAGCAGGGCGCCAACGTGGCCGATCATGTCCGGGTCAAGCTCATCACGTGCAAGCTGAAGATCCGCGTCACGAACGAACCGCTCGATTCGAATCAGTTCACCGATCCGATTGGTGGCGCGGGCAACTTCAGTCCTCTTGCGCTTCAGGTCCCTTCCCCGCAGCAGCAGCAGTTCGACGGCGTCGTCACGGTTCCCACATGGAACAATGGGCTCGATCAAGCCGTCCAGATCGGCACGATCGCGGGCGCTTCGAGCGATATTGCCTCTGCAGCGGCCGACGCCATCGCGAACGCGACTCCACTCGGCAATCTCTTCGGTCTCGCGCTCAAGCCGTACATCGTGGTCACGCAGACCGGAAACGAGCTCATCGCGTACCCGGACCCGGCTCTCGATGTGCCTCCCGCCATTGCAGGCTCACCGATCCGAAGCCTCGGCGATGTCGCAGGCAATGCTGTCTTCAACGCAATCGATTCTCTCGTGCCGGCCGGAGTCGAGGTCGACGAAGTCGTGCAGACCACGGCGGGATTGCCACCGACCGCTCCGATTCCACCGATCACGGCGCAAACGATCCAATTCGATCCGACCGCGGACTACGCGCAGGCCATGATTGCGCTTCTTGGTCTTCTGAAAAATCAAGCCATGACCTTCACGGTCTACGGATCGAAACAGACGCAGCCATCGATGGTCATCGAGGATCTCACGCTGCACAGGGGAGCTCCCGAAGAAACAGGAACTGGCGCAGACATCGAGATCGGATTCAAGCAGGTTCGCATTGTCAGTACGCAAACCGTCAATGCACCACTACCCACCGTGCCGAGAGCTCAGACACCAGTGAACAACGGTGCTCAGGATCCGGTTCCATTGACCGACCCGACCATTCAGTCGTTTCTGCATAAGACCACCACGGGCGCGATCAACTTCTTCTCGAGGGGCACGACCCCTACTCTGGGCGGACTGCCGTCGAGCGCGCAAGGGTTTACGCCATGAGCGGCGTTCTCATCCAGACCACGAACAGCGCGTTCTACGTGCAGACCACCACGCTCGAGGGTGTGCTCTACACTCTGTCGTTTCAATATAATCAGAGAGTGTCGGCTTACTACCTATCGATTGCAGACGCGAACGGGGTGGATATTTACAACGGCGTGAAGCTGGTCTGTAACCAGCGCCTGCTCCGAAAATGCGCGGATCCGCGCAAGCCTCCGGGTGATTTCTGGGTGATCACTTCGACCAATGATTCTTCACCTCCGCAGTTGAACGATCTCGTGATCGGGACAGGAAGATGCTCCCTCGTCTATTTCACCTCGGATTGGGTGGGTCTGATGACGGGGATCCCGCCGGGATCGTTCTCTCCGGTCGGCGACTCCGCGACCGTGCCGAGCTCATACAACCAGACCGGGATCATCCTACCGGGCGATTTTCTATCATTCAATGGTGGCAGCCCGAGCAATCCCTACCAAGTCTCCGGCGTGACCGCGTCGGGCATCTCGCTCGCGAACGCATATGTAGCCCCGGCGAATGGGGGAACCGGACCTGTGCGCGCGATCTGGAATAGCCCGAGCCTGTCCGTTCTTCAGGGTCGCATCCTGCAGCAAGTGCAGACCAATACGACGACCGGCACAGCGAGTACCTACGGCAGCGGCAGTGGACAGGCACAAGCATGACGCAGCCTGTTGGGACTCTCACGATACCGGAGATCGTCATTCAGGGCGCGGCTCCATCGACGATCCTGTTCTCGCGCGCTTCGCGCATCACGGTGGGCACGCGACAGATCTCCAACTTCGGCCAACAGATCGGGCTCGACGTCTGGTTCTCGGTTCGACGATCGCTCAAACCGAACGAACCGAACACGTGCGACCTCAAGATCTGGAACCTGTCGGACTCGACGCGCAAGGTGCTCGAACAGAGCTCACAGATCATTCCGAGTATCAGCTCCGCTCCGGGCGCTCCCAACACGGGAATTCCAGTCAAAATCGAAGCTGGTTACGTGGGGAATATCTATACGATCTTTCTCGGCTACATGCGCAGCGGCCAGACCGTGCGCGACGGCGACGACTTCGTGACCGAGTTCCAAACTGGCGACGGCGATGAGGCGCAAGCCATCGCGCGGATCAATCAACAGCTCGGCCCCACGAACGCGTACACAGTCGCGCAAGCACTACTCGCGGCCATGCCGAGCGTGGGCCAGGGCAATCTTTCCGCGGTCGCCGACATCTTGAAAGGGTCCACGCTCTACCAGCAAGGCGTACTCCTCAAGGGCAACCCGAAAGAGATGCTGACGGACCTGTGCGCGTCGGTGGGACTTGAGTTCACGATCCAAGGACAGCAAGCCTTGTTTCTCTCTCTAGGGCAACCTCTCTCCGGGAGCGCGTACAAAATCTCAAGCAATACCGGTCTGGTGGGTGAGCCCAGCGTAGACACAAAGGGGATCCTCAGCTGCGTCGTGCTGATGCTTCCCGGACTGAGGCCAGGCCAGCCGATCGTGATGGATTCGGAATTTGTACAAGGTACGTTTCGCATCACGAGCATGACGACGGTCGGGGAAACGGCAGGAAACGAGTGGTGTCACAGACTCGAATGCAAACGTTATGGTTTGGCGGCATGATGTGCTACATTGGGCCGATCAGCGCGGGAGGCGAGCCGATGCCTCGAGTGTACATCATCAGGCCAGTTACAGAGAGATTTTTGGACCACATCGACTACAATGGGCCGATTGTAAGGCCGGATCTGGGACCGTGCCATTTGTGGATTGGTGCGCTCGACCGTCACGGTTACGGAGAGATCTCGTTGGGCCCTACGTCGCGACCAAGAGTGGGCGCTCATCGGGTGGCATTTTTGGCGCATTATGGCCGATGGCCGGAGCCAAATGCGCTCCATCGATGCGACAATCCTCCGTGCGTGCGCTGGGAACATCTCTACGAAGGAACACATGCCGACAATAGCGAAGACATGGTAAGAAAGGGTAGAAGTGTAGCGAAAGTGACCTCGGAACAGGTCAAAGAGATACGCAAACGATACGCCTCAGGAAAGGTGACGCAGGTCCAGCTTGCCGAAGAATTCGGTCTCAGACAGACACAAATCAGCAACATAGTTCGCTATGTTCAGTGGCGATGGAACGGCAACTAACGGACACAACCGTGCACAACGCACGGGATGCTGCGCTCAGGAATAGCATATATGGATGTTATCCAGGGAACATTGTCACCTACGACTCGACGCAGGAGACGGCCTCGGTCCAGATCGGTACGAATGACGTGCGGAAGGACGTGGACACGGGCGCGCGCGTGAGCGAGCCGTTCCCGGTGATCTTCGGTGTGCCAGTTGCGTGGATGCGGTTCGGCGGGTTCGTGATCAAGGGTTCGCTAAACCCGTACGATCCGGTCATGCTGATCGCGATCGATCTCGATCCGGCTCCATGGCGCGCGGCGGGACGAACGCTTCGACCCGTCGACCCGGGCGACATTCGGCGACACGGGGGTGGTTACTGGTGGGCCATCCCGACCGACATCACGCTGAAGCGCACGCCGTCGAGCCCGACCGGCACCCTGTCGATCGGAGTCGAGGGAGGGCAGCCGCTCATCGAGATCACGGCGGCCGGGATCAATCTCGGAGCATCAGCCAGCAACTTTGTCGCGCTATCAAATCTCGTTGCAACGCAGCTCGGGCTTATCTCGACCGCGTTTGATACGGTGGCGACCGCGCTCAGTATTCCAAATCCGTACGCAGTGCCTGGGCCTGTCGCTGCATCGCTCACGAAGGCTCAGTGACGCGGTAGCGTTTCGGACGATCCGTCTTCGGGACATATCGACGTCGATCGTAGTCTCGGCGGCACGATTTGCATTCTCTGCGACCGGCACGAGACCCCGTCGTCCGCACGAAGAGGTTTTCGCCAGCGTACGGATGGCCTTTCGGACAGTGCGTCCTCAATGAACAAAGGCTTACGTCCGGAACGTTCTGCCGCCCCTTTGCGATCATGTCCTGTACGTTGTCGCTAAAAGTTCCTTCGAACAAGTGGTCCCAACGCACACAGCCGATCGGACCATTGTCGCATTTATGAAGACAGCACGGCTCCGGCCATCGGCCCCATTTCAAGAAAAATGCAACGCGGTGAGCGGCCCTCGACATAATTTTGGTGCTCACGTACAGCATGCCACCGTACCGGCCTGGACGGACCCAGCATGGACCGAGCTCGGGACGATGCGCAGGAACTGGCCCGTTCTTGTTGACCGTAGCCCAGAAACGCGAAGCGAGCGGCGTCGAATTTGACCCATAATGTCTGCAATATCGGCATAGTTGGAGCTTTTTTTTGGCGATACGGCTCGGTAGATCGTACGTGATTCGATTACGCCCGCACTTCGCGCATGGCACGTTCGTGGTACGCTTCGTTGGCATTGGCGATCTCCAGTCGCTAGTGTCAGGCCCCCGGCCGGTTGCACGGCGCGGGGGCTTCTTTTTTTCCTACCTTATCGGTGGAGTCTTGCCAACGAACCATGACGACTTTGTGTCGGACAAATTCTGGCGACATCGCCATTCCTCTTTCCATACAGACGGATCCGGGAACATATACTTCATGGAAAATACAAGATGAGCTTGGACTTTGGCTTGGGGAATGGTTTATTGACGTAACAGTTGGATTTCCTTGGGTAAATAGGGTTATCGGTTTAAAGAATCCGTCTCTCTCCCAAATCCGCGCTCTTCTTCGCCAGGCCATCCTCGAGACGCCGCTGGTCGTGTCACTCGTCGATCTGAATCTGTCGCTCAATCCGAAAACGCGCGCACTCGCGTACGCGTTCAGGGCGTTTCTGCAGAACGGGGCTCAAGTCACGGGCGGCACGGGCGTTCCCTTCATCGTCAACGGCGGGGCTCCAGCGCAGAACTTCGGCAATGTCCCGGTCGGGCCCGCGGGCCCCGCGCCGTGCATGAATGCGTCCGCGCCGTGCGGATGCACAGAGGGTGAACAGGGACCGCCTGGACCCGCTGGGCCGGCAGGAACCAATGGCGGTTTGACGCCTTCGTACATTGCGGGCCCGACCACGTTCAGCGCGGTTGCGGGCTTCTTCTATGTGATCGATCTGACCGGGCCCGTGGTGATGAATGTGCAGACGCTGCCCGTGGCGTCATCGGCAAGCAGCGGCACAGGATTCATTCTGGTCGGGGCAACGCCATCGTCCGGCGCGAGCCTAACTGTCAACGCTCCGGCGGGAGTCGCATTCGCTCCGCCTCCACCCAACAACGACACAACTCTATCGAGTCTTGTGTTCAACACGGCAGAGGACGCAGGCGCGAGTCTGAATATCGATAACTACAACGTACCTGGTGTGTACGCCACGAGTTAGGGATCAACGTGTTTCCAGGTCTTTCTATGAGCAGGCATCTGTCAAGATGGTATTCGGTGTTGCTCTGCGTTTTCGCCGCAGCGTGCACTGTTCGATCGAGCCCTCTTCCCGATCCGAAGCTCGGCGGCGGCAATTTCGCATTCCCTGTCGGCCCAGCCTCGGGAGATCTCGGTGGCACCTACCCAAATCCCACCGTCACGGGAATTCAGAGCATTCCTGTACCTACGCCGACGGGAACCAACACGGTCCCGACCTTCAATGCCGGCGCAATCGCTTGGGCGACCGCGGGCGGAGGCTTCTCGGTTACTGGGACCGGATTTCCGATCGTCATCGGTTCTACGCTTCAGACGACCGCCTACACTCTCTCGGGCGACGTATCTTCCGGTACGCCATCGGCCGGGAATATTCCGACGACGGTCCTGGCGCTCCAAGGTTTCTCCGTCGCCACGACGACGCCGACGAGCGGGCAAGTTCTCGAATGGAACAGCGGCACATCGAAGTGGACGCCTACGGCTCTCCCCGCAGGGACATCCGTCACCGGTACAGGCTACTGGCACAACACGGGAGGAACGCTCGACAGTGCCGCAAGCATTGGGACCGCCGACCAGCTGACAGACACGAATCACGCCGGTACCGCGACGGAATGGTTCACGCTCGGCGGGGATTGCGGCTTTCTGAGTCACAACATCACGTGCACCAAGATCAACGGCACGAGCGTTCCTGCCGGTGGATCTCTCACGACTGGAAATGTTCTTCAGGTGAGCGGCGCGAGCGCGGCGACGTGGGCGGCGATCAATTTGGCGGGTGGGTCGAACTTCGTCACGGGGACATTGCCGCTTGGCAACGAAGGGGCGCCCACTGGCACCGGGATCGCGCACGTCGCATCAGGGTCTTGGTCGGCGGCGGCCTCGCTCGGAACGGCCGGACAGTTCCCCGTTGTAAACTCCGGCGCGACCGATTACGCGTGGCAATCGATGTCCGGCGACGCGACGCTCTCGTCGTCGGGCGCGATCACCTTCGCGACGGTCAATTCGAACACCGGCTCCTTCGGTTCGACGACCACGATCCCGACGTTCACGGTCAACGGAAAAGGTCTTATCACTGCAGCGAGCTCGGTCTCACTCGCGGCATCCGGACTGCCAACGATCACACTGACGGGCGACGTCACCGGCTCGGCGAGCGGAGGCTCGATCGCTACGACCGTTGCGGCAATCTCAGGGTCGACTCCAATCAACATCACGCCAGCTACACTGCAGTGGCTCAAAGGGACCGCCAGCCCGACCCTCACTGTTGCCACCCAAACGACGGACACGGCACCTCCTAAGCTCACGCTCGGATGCGCCGCCCCGCTCTCCAGCGCATCGACCAATATCACGGCGGGCAACTGCGTCGTCAACATTCCGGCGAACGCGAGCGGCACGTCGAAGTACGGCGCGCTCGAAGTGGACTATGGGGGCGCCCCTGTCAGCGGCGCATTCCCGATCGCATACATCCAGCTTGATCCGAATACGTCGAACGTCGGCTCCATATTCCTCGGGAAGAACGTCACGATCGACGACAATCACATGGCGCTCGGTGGTGACGGGAGCACGTTCACTCAGCTAGAGGCACCATCTAGCGGGACACTCTACGCGTACGTAGGAGCGACAGAGATCTGGCAATCGACCACGTCGACACTCACGCTGGAACTGTCACCTACGGTCGTACCACTTGCCGGTACCGGCTCTCGTCCGGTCGTTGCGAGCAGCGCGGGGCTGCTCTCGGCACCGACCAACCTGACAGTTGGTCAGGGCGGCACCGGCGACACGACGCTCACAAGCAACGGCGTGCTCTACGGTCAGGGCACGAGCGCGATTGCGGCGACCGCGGCCCCGACGACCGGGCAAATCCTGGGTCAGTCTGGCGGCGTCCCGACCTGGGTAACGGCGCCCGTTTGGCACACCACGACATTCTGCTCGTCCGGCTGCACCCACACGTCCGGCAGCACGTACACGCCAAACTCGTCCACTGCCCTTCTGTACGTGAGCGGATGCGGCGCGGGCGGCGGCGGCGGCGGCGGTGCGATGGGCCAATCGGTGACCGGCGGCCATGCAAACCCTGATGGGGGCGGTGGTGGCGGCGGCGAGGGCTTGTGGCATTCGTCCGTTCCAGTTCAGTTATCGTCGAGCTCCGCGATCACCGTCAATGACGGGACGGGCGGTTCGGGAGGTCCGGGCAGCACATCCTCTTCGCCAGGGACGAATGGCAGCAACGGGACGGGCTCGACGCTCGTGCAGAGCTCCACAAATCTCGTGGTGTTCGGTGGGGCCAGCGGGGGTACGGGCGGGGCGCAATCGAACGCATTTGCTGACTTGAATCTCGCGGGTGGTGGAGTCCCGACGCTCGCGTCAGGCAGTCCGCAAAACTTCCGTTACGTGTTCGGACTGCCAGCGGTCCCTGGCGCAGGCGGCTACGGGGGCGGAAATGACGTGCTGGATTCTATCGTCGATCAAGCGACGGCAGGGGCAGACTCCGTGGTGGTGCTGAGCACGAGCGGAGAGGGTGGCGCCGGTGGGGCGCAGGGCTCCGGCACGGGTGGTTATGGGGGCGGCGGCGGAGCCGGCAGTGCTCTCGGGCTTGGTGGGGCTGGCGGAGCGGGCGGGAATGGGACGACGCCCGGCGCAGGAGTCGCCGGATCGAACGGTACGGGCTTTTGCGCCGGCGGGGGTGGCGGCGGAGCCGGTGGAGACTCGGCGCTCAGCACGGGGGCCGCGGGCGCCGCTGGTGGCAACGGGACCTCTGGGTATGTGCAAATCGACGAGCTTTTCCGCTGGCTCGACCTCGCCGCCGCCGCGAACGACAACGCGCGGCCGTGGAAGCCGTGGGCCCATACCTTCGCGAGAGCGGAGAATTTCTAAATGCTCGACGAGCGCATATCTGAAAAGATCAAGGATATCAAGTGCCTAGCTGGGGAATAACTCCTGCAGGATTTTCAAGTAAGCCGCTCACGCAGATCCTCGCCGATCTGCAAGCGGCTTGGCTGGCGAACGTCGATCCGACCGCGGATCTCTCTCCGACCACGCCGGAAGGGCAGATCCTCGGCATCATCTCCAACGCGTACGCCGAGCTCTGGGAAATCGCGCAAGCCGCGTGGAACGCGTACAACCGCGAGGACGTAGAAGGCGCCGGGCTCGACAATCTCGGTGACATCTCGGGCACGCCTCGAGACGGACCGACCTTCACGCAAGTCGTATGCAATGCCACGCTTGCGGCGGGCACGTACGCGGCGGGATCGCTCGTGGCGAACGTCCAGGGCAATACGGCTCTCACATTCTCGAACCTCAACTCGGTCACGAGTACGGGCGGAGTCAATGTCGTCCTTTTTCAGTCGACCACGATCGGGCCGACCGGAACGATCGCGCCAGGCACGCTGAACGCGATCACGACTCCGGTGACCGGATGGACCGCGATCACCAACCCCGCATTTCAGTCGCAGCTCGGGCAAGACGACGAGACAGATACAGCGTATGCGGTTCGCCAACAGCAGGACATCGCTGGCGATGGCGGAGCGACACCGCCCGCCACGGTCGCCGCGCTCAACATCCTGCTTCAGACCACGTATGCGAACGAGGGGGAGACGGGACCGTTTAGCGCAAGCCTGTTCGAGAACACTGGCGATTCCCCGCTCACGATCGACACGTTGACGATTCCGCCGAAGTCGTTTGCTGCCATCATTTATGATCCATCGGGAATTGTGCCGGCCACAGGGCCAGCGACGGCGGCGCCAGGCTCGGGTCAAGGATCGATCGCCTCGACGATCTGGCAAAACAAGCCCGTGGGCATCTCGTCGTTTGGGTCGATCTCCGGTGTCGTGGCCGATCCGTTTCTCGGAAATCAAACAGTCTCTTGGAGCGAGCCTACTCAAGAACCTCTATTCATCACAGCGACCGTGGCGATCTACCCGGGCCAGGTCTGGGACAACGGATCGGGCGCCGGGATCAAGTTCGCGATTCAGGCAGCGCTCGTAGCCGCTGCGATTGCGACGACACCCTCAAGCGGTATTCCTCCCACGGGCCAGCTGACGCCTGGGGCCAGCGTCATCGGCAGCCAACTTGAGGCGGTAATCCTCTCTGTGCCTGGCGCGTATGCTGTGCAAGTGCTCGAATTCGATTTCGTGTCGAGTCCGACGAACACGGCTGACATTACCGACGTGAGCCCGTTGGAAGTCGCGACCATTGCGCAAGTAACGGTCGCCACCAATGTGCTGCTGACACAAGGCGTCTTTCCGTGATCCCGACTCAAAACACGGCCGTCGTCGCGGAAGCGGTCAGCTTCCTGACGAGCATGTATCGCTCGAAGCCGAACATTCGCGCGATCGTGACCGCTCTGCTGTCCGAGGCGCAAACGCTCGAGAACGCACTCTATGGCTCGTATGTGGATCGCCGACTGTCGACCGCGGTGGCCGTGGTGCCTACGCCATCGTATGGCACGATCGCTACGATCAGCAGTTCCTGGTACGAGCAAGTGGTCGCGCCGTTGACGCTACCAGCAGCCACGTACGGAGCGGCCACGCTCGCGATTTCGATCGATATGTTCCCCGGATTGGTCTTCACGAACCCATCGACATTTGTGTCGACGGGGGCGCTCGCACCAGTGCCCTTGCAGTCGACAACCAAAGTCGCGGTCGGCACCGTGCAGCAGCCGAACAGCGTCTTTGACGCGATTGGCGCGCTCGTCCAGCAGCCTCGCGGTGGTCTCGACGACTCGGACTATCGGAGCATTCTGTACCTGAAGGTCGCTGTCAATAAGAGCGGTGGCCGAACGACAGACTGGAGCGGATTCGGGCAAATCCTGCTCAAAACGAGCGGTGGGCCGATCGAATACGTCGAGGGCGCACTGGCCAGTTTCGATTTCATCGTGCTCGACATGGCGCTGAGCCCAACCGTTGTAGCGAGCGTGCTCGCGGGCGGCGTTCCCAATGGGGTCGGCGCGAATCTTGTCTACAGCACGTGGGCGGCAGCCGACACATTCGAGGTCACGAGCGCATACGGGGGCGGCACGCTGATCGGAGAAGGCTTTGGCTCCGCGTATCCTTTACCGACCGGGACCGCGGGCGGCCTGATGACAGCAGCGCAGAACATCGCGTAAAAAAGGAAGCGCACCACTTACTAAACCGCAAGCGGTAGGCTAGCTTCGAACCGATGGGCGTCGGGATCCCGAAATTCGGAACGTGGGCAGTCGCCGAAGTTGACTTTCCAGCGGGCGGAAATCCGTGGAATGGGCAACCAGTTATCGTCGCGCCATCGGGCGACATTTTCACGCCAGACACATTCCCTCCGGCCGAATACTTCAATTATCTCTTCAACTTAGCGTTCGTTCAAGATGTGGTACTTCTGTCGGTCGGCGGTCTCGGGCCCGCGCGAAATTGGCACACCCCGTTCACGGACAGCGCAGGAACGTCTGGCGATCTCGTATGGAATCAGGCCGTTCGCCGATGGATGATGGTTTGGTGGAACGGCAGCAACTCCATGAACGCGGATTACTACTCCGGCGGAGACCAAGTGCGGGTGGCATCTGGTGCAACCGCGCAGGCCGTAGCAGCGATTCCGGGGCCTTCCGCTTGCGGGAGTGATGGGGTTCTTTATACGATGAGTGGAGGCACGCTATTCGGTCTCAGCGGGACCACGTGGTCGACGGTGCGAGCGCCCTTCATTACGGCCTCGGCATGCGCGGTGGCGACCATCGGCACAGCGTGGGCTCTCGTCGTAAATGACACGAGCGGAGCCGGTTGGCAATATTGGAGCGGCGCTTCTCTTGCAGCAGGTACCAAGATTCTCGACCAGGCGGGCACCTCTCCGACCAATGGTTGGGCGATGGCGTCCAACGGCGCTACCGCGACTTTGGTCTGTTTCGTCGAGAGAGCGGCCAGCGGCGTTGTTTATACAGCATCCACTTCGGCGATTGTCAGTACAACAAACCTGACAACGTTCCTTGGAAGCACGGACGTTCCGCTCGACATCACGTGGGATAGCACGAACAGCCGCTGGCTGATGGCTGTCAGCGTTGCCGGTGGCACAACGACGGCGTTCTGGTATTCGTCGGACGGTGTGCACTGGACCAAGGCGAGCCAGCTCACCTCGATGCGGTTTGGATTCACAGCGATCGGTGGCGTCAACCTGCGAGCGATTGGCGCTCTCATCGCAGCGACCGCTTTCGACACCGTGGCGACTTTTGCACTCTGTTACTCTACGGACGGCGGAGTCACTTGGAACTCCAGCGATACGCTCTTCGCGGGCAGCAGTTCCACCTCGGCCCAGCTACGAGCCAGCGATGTTGGCTTCGCGATCGTCTATCCGAACGAAACCACGAACCAGCTTCAGTTTTCCGACAGGTTCGGCGTTCCTACCGCGCAGCTCAGTTGATGTGCGCCCAGAGATCCGCGACGTCGTTCGCGGTGGGGCTCTCGAGGCTCTCGGACAGTATTGGCGCCATCAAGTTACCGGCCCCGATGTGAACGCATCCGAGCGCGTGCCCGAGCTCGTGACCCGCCACTATGGTCACGTCGATCGCGTAGAGGCTTGATGATCCGCGTGACAGATTTTGCAGCGCGCTTGTGAAAAGCACGATGCCCGAGCCCCATGCGTGATTTTGCTCCGCGCCGAGATCGTCGGACGAGAGACCACCGCCGCCCGTTGTCTGTGCGACCATGCAGATTTCGTCACCTTGGCCCTGACACGCTTGCAGGACGACGTTCAGACGTAGACCAGGGATCGCGTTCTCCCAGTTCGCGGCGGCTTGCTCGACGTATGGCAATTCAGCGGACAAAGAACTATCGACCGACACAGTGCGATCGAGAGGGCTCGTCCCGGCCGTGCTCATGGCACATCCAGACAGGCTGGCCAGCAGCAAAGACCCAAGCAGTATCGCCTTCATTGCTCTCACCATCTACAATGTAAGGCTGAGCCCATATCCTCGAAACTGACCGCGCGTGTAGTACGCAAGTGTGCGATTCCCCTAGCTTCTGCGGCATGACCGATTCGGAGAATCTGCGAGCGGCCACGGCGATCTATGAGGGGAACGGGAAGGTGCTCGAAGCCTACACGCCGCAGACGCCGTTTGAAGCGGCGGTGATGTACGTGCTTCGGGAGACCAAAGAGGAGTTCAAGAAGCTTCACCACGCGATCGACGACGCGAAGCTCGAACTGTACACGGAGATCGTCGATTTGAAGGGTCGCGTCGATGTGCTCGGCGCGGCGGCCATGGATGCGAGAAACGACGCCATCGAGATCGGCAAGAAGTACGATGCGCTGGTCGAGCGGGATCGATTGAACGGAAAAGCGCAAGCGCGAAGCGAAGCCCCCTCGTCGCCCGAATTGCCGAAGCACCGCGCGACCGATCGGAGCGATGCGCGATTCGAATCAGACTCACCCCCCGCCGAAGATTGCGCAGTGCGACCTACGCGGGCCCCCCTGATGGGAGACTTTGCACCGACGCCCGACGACGAAGAAGAGCCGTGAACACCGATGCTGACCCTGCTTCTCGATGCAGCGCCTTCCGAACCACCGAGGTGGATATTTGAGCTTGGTGGCACGATTCTGTTTTCCGTCATTGGCTGGCTCATTTCGCGCGGAGTGAAGGCCAACGACGACAAATCGAAGCAGCTCGCCGAGCAGAACGCGGACCAGGGCCGGCGCATCTCGCAGCTCGAGAGCGATCGGGCCTCGATGACGATCAAGCTCGATTGGCTGAACACGGAGCTTCAGCGACACCAGAGAGGCTGCGAGGATTCGGTCGACATGCGCCTCTTCGAAGAAAGAACGGGCAACCTCCGAGCCGATCTCGATCAGTGTCTTTTCCAGCTCGGCAGGAAACCGTCGACCGGGACCGTGCGCGCCATGATCAGCGGAAGCGATCAGAGAGTCGAGCCGGATTCGAATCCGCCGGTTCCGCCAGCTACGCCGCAGAGGCGGCCGCCGTTCCCATCGCGACCCGGGAACCGCTAAAGTTCCCTACCTTCTTGGCATGAAGGTCAAAATGTTCGTGCTCGCCATTTTCGCCGCGAGCCTGACGGCGGTCTGCCTGTTTTCCTGTCCCGCGTTCGCGCAGACGCCAGGTCCAGCTCCGGATCCGTCCGTCCTGTTCAATGCGATCTACTCGCACCAATGGGCCGTCGTGGTCGGATTCGTTCTGTATTTCGCATTTGCGCTGACCAAGCAAGGCTGGTTTGGTACCTGGCTGCAAGCGAAGTTGCCCAGTCAGTATTACTCGATCGTCGTGCCGCTCTTCGGCGTACTCGGGACCGAAGCGGTCGCACTCGTGCAGGGCACGCCGTGGACCACAGCGCTGCTGAATGGATTGCTTTCGGGAATCACCGCGGTCATGGCTCACGAATCCGTCGTCGAGGCTGTCCGGGGCGGCAGAGAAATCGTCCCGGCGAAGTCGTCAAGCAAGTCGAATGGCGGAGGTCCCGCGAGCGTGAAGCCAGTGGCTCCTCCAGCAGCACCTCCGCCGCCTCCGCAAGCACCTCCGCCCGCGGCCGCTAGGGTCGGCCTGGTACTTCTCGCGCTGCTCGCTTCAGGCTGCCTCTCCGTCCCGACCGTCCAGGTCACTCCGCAGAACCAAGCTGAAGTCAGTGGCTGCACTCAGAACGCAAATTGGCACAACGCGTCATGGATCGCGGCGGGTGGCCTGGGCGCGGCCGGCGCGGGTCTCGGAGCCGCGGGTGCCCTGACCAACGACACGAACACGCAGCACGTGCTTGCCGGCGTCGGAATCGGGGTCGGCGTGGTTGCTGTCGGAGCCGCCGCCGTAGAAGCCGTGACCGCCGCGAACTACACGGGCGCGAACTGCCAGCAGTACGTGACTCCGATCCAGAGCGTGCCCAGCGCTCGGTTCGATGGATCGGGCGCCGAGGTTCACTGGTGAACGCCGCATCGTTCGCGTTCGGCACGGGTCACAAGCCCGATCCCGAGATTGTCCGACAGCGTCGGTCGAAGTTTCACATGCTGTCGGCGCAGCGCGGGCTCGGCGCGGTTCCATGGCCCCTCTCGACGAACAACCGGCAGTTTCTGCAGGTTTCCGCGGGTGGACCTGGGATTTTGAACCAGGGTCCGACCAGCGCATGTGAAGGGCATGCTCCTGCGAGCGGAATCACGCTTTCCTGCGCGATCCGCAAGAAGCCGGTGCCGCTGATCAGCCCGATCGGCCTCTACACGATGGCGCGCGTGCTCGCGCGGACGCCGAACGCGGACGGTACGCTCCCGCCATTGACTGACGACGGCACGGAGCCTTCGCTCGTGCTTCAAGCCGCTCAGCAGTGGTCGATCCTGAGTGCGGCATCCTGGGGCAACTACCCCGCGAACCCGATGACGATCAATTCGGAGCCGACCTTCGCGGAGCTCGAATCGTCCGGGACCAGCGCGTTCGGCGGTGGCTATTTCCTGACGTCATCGGGAGACCAGTTCTGCAAGGACGTCATGACCGCGATGGCCGCCGGGTACGTCCTGACGGGAGCGATTGCGGCATCGGGAGCCACATTTCAGAACTACCGCGGTGGGATTCTGCCGGCGCTCGACGACCAAGTCGACCACGCGACCTTGTGGATCGACTACGAATGGGACGGCACGAACCTCTCGAGCCTGGTCGTGTACGGAGCCAACAGCTGGGGCGGAGAGCCAGGTGGATGGGGCGAATCAGACGCGCCCGGAATTACCGGGGGCATGTATCGCGGCAACCGAGACTTCCTCTGCGCGTACAACCAAGACTGCGCGGTTCTCGACGTGACCGTGAATGGGAGCGTGTCATGAAGAAAATCGCCAGCCTCGTGTGCGCGGCCATCTTCGTCGCGTCTCCCTGGGCTCTCATTGCCTGTCCGCACACCAATCCGCCCGTGGTACCGCTCGACGGAGACGCGGCCAAATTCGTTCCGATCGACAGCACGGTCGGTCAATTGACCACCTGCCAGCAAGCGTGTAACGCCATGGTATCCGCCGGCTGCCAGCCATTGGCGGACTGCCCCGAAGTCATGCAAAAGATCGAGGACAACCGAACGATCCGCAATCCGAGCACGAACCTGCCTGTGACGTGTCTCGACGTCATGGCGTCGCCGGCCACGTACTGCAGCAAACCGTAGAAAGACTCCGATGCGATACTTCGTCACGTTTCTCGCGATAGTGGGTGCCATGGTCGCGTGCGGGTCGGGTTTCGACATGCCGCCGGTCACGCCGGGCCAACCATGCGGCCTGGGTGTCGTATGCTTCGGCGCCGACGCGGGGCCCACGGGCATGTGCTGTCCCGAATACTCGATTTGCGGTGGAGATCCTGCCGCAGTGGGCTGTCCGGAAGGCATGTGTTGCGACGTAGGCTCACCGGATGCGCCATCCATTGGCGTGAAACGTCCTGTTCCTCAAACGGATGGTGGCCGATGAAGATCACGATCAGCGATTTGGAGAGCTCGGCGGATTACGAGGTCGTGCGAGAGCTCGGACCCGACCGCGTCATCGTCAACAATGCCGGCATCTTCGTGATCGCTTCGCGTGATCCGTCGACCGGAAAGTGGGACTGGGCAAGCGGCGAGACCAGCGAAGAAGACCGGCAAGCCATCGCGGAACTTGACCGCAACGCTGGTCTGATGGACACCACGGTGACCTCCGTCACGAAAAGGTGATAGAGTCAGCGTAAGGAGTCGGCGATGAAGCTCGAATCTGCCAGCGTTCCGAACTGCGCTGCGAACCAGATCCCGGCCGACTTCTGGCTTCAGCGCCACCTGGTCGCCAACACGAACGCGCGCTGCCAGACGTGTCTCGGGGATGGCTTTCTCGAGCACGGCTGCTTCGAGCTGGATTGCTGGGCGTGCGACGGGTCGGGGAAGGCTGGACGACGCCGGAAGCACCTGGTCGCCGTCGGAGATCGTCGATGAGTCCGACGTTTGCAGCAGGCGTGTCGGTATTCGTGACGGCCTATTTGCTCGTAGGCGCCGGGTCATGGTTGACACTTTTCATGATCTGGCCGATCGACCGGAACGCTGAAGAGCGTTGGCGAAACCGAGGGTGCGTGCGCAACTGTCTGGACGCAGTCGCTGTGCTCGCGAGTCTCGTTATTGGGATCATAATATGGCCCATTGCCTCTTACTCAGCGGGCCGTATATGCCATGAGCGCATGATGGAGGCGCAAGATAGGCGAGAGTCCGCGGCCGGTGAACAAGAAGAGGAGTCCGCCCCGCTCTCGTCGGTACCGAGGACGCCGGGGAAGTGAGCTTCTGATGATTGATCATCCCGCCGTTCACATCATCGAAGAGCTGAACGTCCGCGGCTGGACACGCGATGGGCTCGCGTGCCGTCTTGCTGCCGCTTCACCAGATCGGTATCGTGATGGCGTGTCTATTCAGGGCACGCCGTACACTGGTATAAGCGTCGCTCGGCTATCATTGGATATGTATCTCGATGTCGGCCCATTGGAGCCTGGCATGCGTCTGGGCGACACCGCCGCGGAATTGGACCGGGTGTTCGACGTCGGCGACGGTTTCTTCGAGGCGCTTGAGCGCACATGGCTCTCGCGCGTGGGTCGCTAATGCTCGCTGTCGTCGCCTTCGTCACCTTTTGGGTGCTCGTGATCGGTCAGGCGTTCCTGCAGGACGTCTTCGACCCGCTGCATCCGAAGCAGAAGAAAAAGCGGTGAAGCTCGCTCTCGCCATTCTGGTCGCGGCCCTTGCGGGTATCTTGACCGGAGAGCTGCTCCGCTACTGCGGGCCCCGTCAGGCTTCCGCCTCGATGCCGACCTATCAGATCGGCGATGGCGGCCGCGAGGCCGCGGTCGAGCAGCAATACGCGATCGAGGGAGAGAGCGCGGAGGCGCAGCGGTGAACCACAAGCGTGGGCGTCCGAAGAACGCGCGAGCCGGATGCCTGATGTGCAAGCCGCACAAGGCGAACGGCTGCAAGAGCAAGGGTCATCGGCGCGAAGAGCAGAAGATCCGTCGCTCGGAGCTGAACGAAGCAGGAGAGCCGCAATGAAAAAGCACAAGCAACCCGAATACAAGCGCCTCGTCGATGTCCTCGACGTGACCGACTACGGCAAGAACGGCTCGGGGTATTCCGGCTACATCCAGCCGCTCGGCCCAGGCGGATCATGGATCATGTACGTGCTGCCGGACGGCACGTGCGAACTATACACGGAACGCGAGGCGTCCGGGGCGATCGTCGGCGAGCCGATCATCCTCAAGCCGAGGACGACGAAGCGCAAGCGGCGCGCGGCGTGAGGACGTAGGCGCTCCGGTGAGCTGCCCGAACTGCGGCGCGACCGGCTACACGGATCATGACGGTCTTCCGTGCCACAAGTGCGGATACAAGAAGATCGAAACGAGAGCCCTCCCGGCCGTGACCGTTGTCTTTTGCGCGAAGTGCAAGTGCCGATACGCATTGACGGTTGGAGCCTCGGTCCCGTGTCTGCACGACTCAGCCGACGTGACGGAGATCAAGCGCCCATGAAAGCCGCCCAGCGCGCCGTCTGCTGCTCGACGTCCGGATGCGAATCGAACAATAACCTCCGGGCCACGGCGGTGTGCAGTCGAGACGGGAAGTGCTCGGCGTGTTCGTTCCATGATGGCTGCGCGACGCAACCCGGTGGGATGTCGGCCCCATTGGTCAGCGCTTGCTCGACGGGTAGCTGCCAGAATTCAATCAACGGGACGCAGGTGCTCATCTGCGCGGGCTGCGGCGCTTGTGGCGATTGTCGTACGCATGACGGGTGCTCGTCGTGAACTGCCGAGGCGATAGGCTCAACGATCCCGTTTGGCAGGCGTTCGAGCACGAACCTCCGCCGGGCACGAAACCTCTAAACGCCGAGCAGATCGAGAAGCGCCAACGCGGGCTTAGCCACTTGCGCGCTGGCCTTTTCGTGAACATCGAAGGACGAGAAGCAATGACTTGTCCCGTCTGCGCCGGAAGCACGGATCCGTTCGAGCAAGTCCTCTCGACACTATGCCCCGAGCATCTGCTCGAGGCCGTAGCGCGTCTTCCAACTGACGCCGAACTACAAGCCGCTCTCGAGGAAGGCGCCCGACAGGCCGAGCTCATCGCCGCGCATGACGCTCACTCATGGTGGTGGGGGCTTCGATTCCTGTGAATCCATGCCCGAACTGCAAGGCGACCCCCTGCGACTGCCTGCGAGGCATCTGGGGTTATTGGTGGCGGAAGGCACCGGAGGCTCCGTCTCTCTCGGGTCGGAGCGCGGCCTGGACGCGAGCAGAGGCACACGGATCCCTCGAGCATGGGCGTCGCGTGTGCCCGGCATCGGCCGGCTTCGAGTTAGGTCCGGTCCAGCGAATCACGGAGCCATGTCCGTTCGATCTCGCGGCTTCCACGCTGCCATCTCCCACGCCGCCCGAGCGCGTGTGCTCGAATCGAACATGCGGCAAAACGACCGACGTGGGTCGGGCGTGCTGGAACTGCGGGGCTCCCTGAATGACCCCCGCCGAAGCGCTACAGATCCTGAAGGAGGAGCACGAGGACTACGCCGAGCTAGGGCCTCACATGGCAAGTTGCTCGCGGTGTGAGGCTCTCGACGTGCTGACGCGGGCGCTATCGACCGTCGGTTCCAAGGACGCCATCTGCTTCGACTGCATGACATCTGTCGTGGACGTAACCGGCTTCACGTCACCGCCCGCCATCTGCTCTGCGTGCCATAGGACATGCGCTGGCGGGTATTGGATGCGCAAAGCGAGCACTTGCCCCTGAGCTTGATCTCGCGGCTCCCACGCTGCCATCTGCGACGACGACGGAGCGCGGCAAGCCATGCTGGAAATTGCGTCGCGCCGTGATGTCTCAGCACACGCTCTGCGCGACCCGCTGAACGCCGCTTCTACGGCCCAGAGATACCGGATCAGTCTCCGGCTCTTCGATGTAGCCTTGGGCGTCGGCGGGCCAATCGGAGGCCATTTCGAGCACGTCAGCCGGAACGCGGTCGGTCTGCGCGCAAAGGCAATGCTCGCAGAGCACAAGACGGCCGCCGCACACGACCGCGACTACCTTTGGATCGAGGCAGATGCTGCATCTCTGGTCGTGCGTGATCGCGTCCACGACGAGAATGTATCGCATAGAACGTGCCACTGCAACACCGAAGAGGTAACGAATGCGCGTCGTACCGTCCGCTGCAGCCGTAGAGCGAGCCCGAGCGTGCGCGTCGGGCAAATCGCGATCGTACGTGCAAGATTCTGAATACCTGGCGCGCGTCGTCGTCGCAATTGCCGATGGCGTGCTCGTCAACGGCGTTCAGCCGGCTCCGATTGATGTCGCTCAACCTTTGGAGGTCGCACGATGAGACCGTCCGTTCGAGCCGCGTTCCGCCCGTTCACGGTGCATTATGAAGGATGCTGCCCATTTCTGTACCTAGACGTCAAGGGCCTCGTCACGTGCGCGATCGGTAATCTCGTTGATCCCGTCGAGCTCGCGTTGCCGTATCCTTGGATGACTCCCGGCGGAACACCCGCAGCGGAAGACGCGATTCGCGCGGAATGGGCCTACGTCAAATCGCGAACGGATCTCGCGCCGAAAGGCGGCGGCATTTTCGCCTCGATCACGACGCTGCGCCTTTCCGATGCCGGCATCGATCAGGTCATGTCTGGCAAACTGAACGAGGTCGACGCGCAGCTCGCTCAGCGATTCGCTGGATACCCAAGCTGGCCTGCCGATGCTCAGCTCGCCGTGCTCTCGATTGCATGGGCGGCGGGTGCCGCATGGAAAGCGCCCAAGTTCCAGGCGTTCGCGGATGCCGGAGATTTTGCCGGTTGCGCGACCGAGAGCGGGATCCATTCGGCGAGAGATCCGGCCGATGCGGCTCTGCTTCAGAATGCGGCGCACGTCATTGCGGAAGGGCTCGACCCGGACGTACTCCAGTGGCCGAATGTGCTCGCTTAGCTGCGGAATCCGAAATCAGCCAGCCGCGTCTCGATGTCCTCGGCGAGCGAGGGATCCCCATTCGCGCGCGCCAGTGACGCGTAAGCCGCAAGCAGCGGCTGGGCGAGCTTGTCTGAAAACTTGAACGCGAGAAAATCCGGCTCGCACCAGTCGTATTTGTCGCTCTTGAACTTGCCGTCCACGATGTGTTCGCCCATGATTTAGCTCCTTCTCACTTCGATCGAGTCCACAAAGAGAAAGCCTCGCTCGACCGTGTGGTCGGGGATCACGGCGCAGCCGATCCGCTCGATCAAGGCCGGCACGTCGATCTTGCCCACGTCGTACGGGTGCATCCGGCAGCTGGTCAGCCGGCACATGCCGGAGCTGATCGCCGTCAGAAAGAGATCGGCGGAGATGCGGGGTCGAATCATGGCCGACTCACCCATGACGAGCTTTCAGCGATTCAATTTCTGCCTTCAGCTTTCGGTTCTCGCGTTTGAGCGGGTCGATCTCCTCGGAGATGCGCCGGACGAAGTACGCAACGACCGAGCCCCATTCGAACTTGTGGCCGTCGAGCTCGTTGATCATCGCGATCAAGGCGCACTGCGACTCGTCGGAGTGCCTCTTGTACATTGCTGCTGCCTCAGCCATTCGGCGGATCGTCCCGACTGGGCCATCGTCGCCTTCGATGTCGTGCTTGGCGATCTCGGCGAGAATATCCACCATTGTCGGCTTCGGCGCGCACGCCGATCGGCATCCTTCGCATGGGCAGACGCACTCGCCAGGCGTCAAGCTACACGACGGATTGCATCCGCAGTGCTCAAGCGCCACATAATTTCTCGCGGTTCCACGGAACTTGCTTGGTTTTTCTTCAGACGTCGGCGTGCACACGGGGCAAGGACGGCGATTGGCTAAGCACGACGGATAGTGGCACCCGGGAGTCGCGTGCTCCGGTGGATCGCACACAAACTTCGCGCCGCCGCACTCGGGACATGGGCCAGGACTGGCCTTCGCTTGATCGGGCACGTTCAGCGCGACGGCAGCCAAATGCCGCGCTCCGCCGGAGTGATTGTCCATAGCCTCCGCGATCTGCTGTCGGCAAACTTCGATCAGAGCATCGGTATAACGTTCGAAAGAGCGAAGCTTCCCCGGAGCCAAATCGATCGCGCGCTGTCGCAATTCATCGAAACGACTCATCTGAGCCACTCCTTGTCTTTGGCCATCGGCCCGAACGACAGGCACGCGATGGGCGCGCGCGCGTGCTTGCTCACGAGGTCTGGCACGTACTTGGAGGCCAGCGGAACTCGAACCGGCTCGACGCCTTGCAGGCAGGCCGCATTGGGCTCCAGCTGGTAGCGGAGTGGGACATCATAGAACACGCCGATCGGGACTTGCGCCGGCAAGCGATCCATCCGCGTGAGTGCGACTCCGTCGAGCCCGTCGATTGCTTCTGCCGCGTACCGGACCAGGGTCAGGTCGAGCAGACCGTTTCGGAAAGAGCCCTGCCACGGATTGCCTTGGTTGTGATCGTCTGCGGAAAGCACGTCGAATGTGGCCGTCTCGGTCGGGAAGGGACCGGCCCCGTGTCTCGTGTGATACGCGCGCAGGACGCCGATGCGGCGGACCGAGCCGAAGCGATCTCCGCAGAGCTCGCGTACGTTGTCGAACGTGCACTTGCTCCATGTCGTGTGTGGGGAGAATCCGTGATCCTGGTCGAGAAGGACACCTTGCGCGCCCTCGAAGACGATGTGCCCAGGCTCTCGAATCTGGTCGTCGAGCCAATCGCGCTCGACAACCTTCACTTTCGCGAAGAAGTCGGCGTAGTAGTGCGCAGCGAGATCACACTCCATGAGATTGTTGAGGATCTCCATCTCTCGCCCCTGCGGCGTGTCAAACTCGGGGAAAGCGGGCCATCGAAATGTGGCCTCAAACTCTTCGCGCTTGCGCTTCTGAATCGACCGAAGCTTCGACAGCATCGTGTCATGGTCATCACCGGCTCGAATGACGTCCGAGAAGCCGGCGTCGAGGTCCAGCATGGTCTCGCCGATACCCATACCGCAGCTGCCATGACGCGCCCCGAAGCGGAGCATCTCCCGTAGGCGGTTCGCCGCTACATGAAACGGCGTCGTGAGGATGGCGCCGCGTTCGACCGTCAGAAGCGACAGAGGATCGGAGACGCCTTTCTCGATCAGTCGCTTGGCTTCCGTCATCGCGAAGATCGGGTTGACGAGCATGAACCGAGAGAGATGGGTTCGGGCACCCGCGAACGTGCCCGAGCCCCACTGCGCGAAAACGTGACGGCGACCGTCGTCCAGACGAACTTCGTGCCCGGCTTGCGCTCCGCCATTGAAGCGGACCACGAGACCAGCGCCGTGCTTGCGCACGAGAGCGTCGACGACGGAGCCCTTGCCCTCGTCGCCGAAGCCACAGCCCACGATTCCGACGAGGTCGCCCATGATTCAGAGCCGTTCGACCGCGCTCGACCTCTCGGCCTTCTCGGGAAGATCTCCCTTGCCGACCGGAGCCAAGGCCGTGCTCTTCGCGAGCGCATCGAGACCGGCGGCAGCATCCTTCGCGACCGCGGCGCTCGCACCGACATCGGTCAAGTCGGTATGAATCGCATCGGCCGAGGTCGTGCCCTCGAGAAGCCCAATGGCAGCGCCGATGGTCTCGCAGACGGCTTCCGGGTTCTTGATCGAAATGACTCGCTCGTCGCCGAGCAGTTCGACCCATGCCTTGCGCAGCCATTTCGCGTCGGCATGGTTGGCGCCGCCTGGAATAATGAAGAAGATTTCCCACTTCTCTTTCGCTGCTGCGACGATCTCTCGGGTCGAAACGTCGGACTGCGCATTGTCGCCGATGAGCGCGTCGAGCTCGCCTTTGGTCGCTACCTCGAAGGGCGCTTCATCTCCAATGACGAAGAGGTAGCCTTTTTTGCCCCGCTTCTCCCACGCGTCGGTCTTCACGCGATGCGCGAAGAAGTAGAGCGCGTCCTGGTAGCTCTCCGTGTTCTGTCCTCCGCCGCCGCCCTCGAGCACGACGTTCGTGATGTTGTCGTCCATCTCGATGCCGCTCTCGAACTGGCCGATCTGCAAGGGCACCTTGTCGGCGAAGTAGTCACCGATCGCCCCGAACAGAATCTGCGGATCGGTCACGTAGTTTTTGCGGAGCAAGAGCCCCATGAGCTGCGGGATTTTGGCTTGCACGACGGGCGGTACCGCGGCCATGGATCCGGTCACGTCGAGAAGGACCGCGATCGGAACCGAGTTCGGATGCGCGTCGCTGTCGCGCGCTTCCCTGATTTTGCCGTGAATGTTCAGCGTGTCGTGCACCTTCTTCGGTGCGACACCGGTTTTCACATCGTGATCGTATGAGAATGTCGGGATCGCGTTTGCGGCGCGATGCGCCACACGGCTTCGGTAATGGTCATCAGAATACGAACTTCCACCCATTTTGGACCTTCTTTCTCACATGCTGAGCGGTCGATAGACCGGTTTGCCGACGAGCTTTCGTAGAAGCTCGTCAAATTCTTCGTGCAGTGCCCAGGCATCATCGGGTCGCGCGCTCTGTTTGGCAAGCATGGACCCGGAAAGAAATGCGCGCACGTGCTGCGGACAGGATCCGTTGGTCCCGAGAAGCCCGCGCATCAAGGATGCCGCCATGAAAATGTCCGTCTGGGCCGTCGCCGGTTTCTTGGCTCGGACCTCGGGCGGGTATGCAATCGACTTGTCGCTCGAGATGGCTCGGATCGGTTTGCCGACCTGGACCGAGTGGCACCAGTCGATCAGTTTCGCCCCGTGCCTTGTCGGGTGAACCACCACGTGCGCGGGCAAGACGGAGCCGTGTACGAGAGATTGCCGGTGAACGAAACCGAGCACCATCAAAAGCCGCTTGAACATCCAGGCCATGTCGCGAAAGTCGAGACCCCCTGGGTACTTCTGCTTGACCTCGGCGAGCGTGACGTAGCCTTCGGCCTGCCTGATGACATTCACCCGTCGAGGTTTCCCCGGGCCTTTGCCCCTCATCGTGAACGAGTCGAGCAGCTTCGGAATGAAGCGATGGTAGTCGCCATCGCCCTTGAGCTTGTCGAGCGCTTTGGCCTCAGTCTCGAGCAAGTCGTTGTCCGCCGAGCTCCGCGCGATCTTGAAGACCGATGGGTCACCGCCATCGAACGAGCACGCATAGAGAGCGGCGATGTCGCCGGCTGCGAGAAGGTCTCCCACGACGTACCGGCGTGTTTTGGTCTCCACGATCGACGGGAATCTCGCTGCGGGCTCGACGTGGGGAGCGCCGTTTCCGTACGTGCCGGCCGCGATCTTCTTTTCGGCTTGCGTCTTCCAGACATTGAGCATCGAGAGGCACTCGGTCGCCAGCAAGGACGCGCCCCCGTGACGATCAGGATGCACTGCGGCAGCGATTCGATGCCACTCCTTGGTGAGTGCGGCAAGATCCGCGATCGTACCGAACACGTCCTCGGGCGCTTTTGCCTGAGAAAGGACGCGGTGCGTGGCCTGTAGATCAAGAACGCTCACGGATTGAACACCCATGTGGCAGCAAGTCGCGTGGCGATCTTCCACGAAGTCCACGCACTAGGTCGCACGAGCCACATGCGCGCGGCAAAGAGCGCAGCCACCTTGACATCGCGCAAGTCTTTCGCAGTGGGACCGCCCCGTATCGGGTGGATCTGGAAAACGGACACAGCCACGCCTCCATCGCAGTCGCCGACCTTCATGGCGTCGCGGCCTTCGGCGGATCGGCGCCAACTTGGATCATTGCACTGAGCCCGTGCGACCCACGGAGCCAGGCGGCTCTCGGTCACGGCGAGAGCCGCCAGCTCGAGAGCCGTTTGCTCCCCGCGGCCAACCGATTCAGTCGCTTCTGCAATGGCCTCTGCGGTCTCTTGGACGATGGCCGCGTCGGCCTTGGGAGCCCACGCGGTCAGTGCGGCAAAAACAACGTTGTAGAGGATCATCCGCCAGCCTTAGCACGACTCAGTATCTGACCAACAGGGCATTCGTCGTCATGTCGGTCCACCGTTCTCGTTCGCGTCTCCGACGACGCCGAGGACATGGCAACCACACTTCCACAATTGCAGAAGAGACACTCTCCCGTGTCTGCCGCGTAGTCCACGGCGGCCTTTCCGATGGCGGCGTACTGGTCGACGAGCCGGAAGTCCTCGTGAGGCTCGCTGCGTTCCATCGCTCCGATCGATTGACCGACGATCTCCCCGAGCTTGGCCGCCTGTAGCTTGTCTTCGGGATCCTTCCCGAATGTCGTGACGACCATGACGCAGTTCTCGTCAAACGAGGTCACGATCACGATCCGCTTTTTGCATCGGTCCGCGATGCCTTTGGCTTCGAGAACGGGCACCTTCGTGGTGGCCTTTACGTCCTCGTCGGTCGCGTCTTTCCATTTCATCGGCCGAACCTCACCGTGCAGGCTTTGAACAGCATGCCGCAGCAGACGACACCGTGAGCTTCACGACCAGTCGGACCTTTGGCCACGAAACCGGTATGCGTGAAGTCGTCCTTGCTACACGCAAACCAGTCGTAGCCGGTGAACCGGATATCGGTGAAGCCCTCGTCCTGGAGAGCATTCCGAGCCAAGCTCTCGTCAGTGCAACCAACGAGACACGCGAGCAGGGCGAACCATAGGATTCTCATGGTCCGTACTTCTTTCGTCGCTCTTCGAGCAGATTGCGCACGGGTCTCGTTAGGTTGGCCGGAGCGCCCTCGCCTTCCAGGTACTTGACTTCAATCGCGAGCTCGTCGAGCACTTCGAGATTGGTGGCTGCCTCGATCGCTTTCCAGACTCGGGTCGCTTCCGATTCCCAGTCTCGGGTCGGAACGACGGGCGCACCTGTGGGCGGCTTCTCTTGCTCGGAAATCCCGAACGGAGGCTCCGGGTCAGTCTTGCGACCACGGCCTTCTCGTTTGGCCGCTTGCGCACGGTGCTCGGCCGCAGTACCAGCGGTGGCGGTCGCTGGCGATTCGTTGGGAGGCGACGTCTCTGCCGGCGGAGTAAACGGAGAGCAGTCGGGATGACGTACGCCAGCCGATCCGTCGGCTCTCAGTGTGGCAAGAGCATCGCTGCCCGTCGGCTTACCACAGATCGCGCAAATGCCACGCACAACGGTACCTGGTTGTTCGTTCGAACTTGCCGGACCCGATGTCGCGGCTGGCGATGCGGGCTTGGTTTCAACCGAAGGCGTGGACTGATTGTCGGCGGGCGGCGCTGCGCCGCCCTTGCGAGCCCGGATGGTCTCGGCAAGCTTCTTCGCCTGCGTTGTCTTCACCTGCTCTTCGGCTGGCTTGTCTTTCTCGGCCGTGAAATCGTGCCAGACAGCTTCGCCTTCTCGAATCGCGGCAAAGATGCCTCGGAGCCGTTCGAGCTCCGCGGGCGTGGTTTGAGCGAGATCGTGTCCAAGATACGCTGCGAGGTCGGACGGCATGACCTTGAGCTCGGCGAACGCATCCGCGATCTTCTTGCGCTCCGCATCGGGATCGATCTTGACCGCAGCGTTTTTGGTGGCCTTGCATTCTCTCTGCGCTTCCTCTCGGATATCGCCAGGGATGATCGCGAGGACGAGGTTTCTCTTCTCTCGCGAGACCGCCGCGTGCTCCTTGCTCCGGAACTCTTCGTCCGTGCACTCGACGAGATAGACCGGATCGCCTCCGCTATTGAAGCGCTTGGCAAGCACGGGCCGATCTTTCGGATCGCTTCGCTCCACGACCTTGCTCACGGTCACGGCGTACTCGAGAATCGCGTTGGTCTCGAGATCGATCGCGTAGACGTTCAGGATGCGCTTCTCGTCGTCGTCGTAGAACGTGAGCGCCCCCGATCGGATATTGCCGGCGACTCTCTGCGCGGCTTCCGCGAATCGAATCGACAGGCCCTCGATGAAGCCGTCCTCCCAGCGGCCGGTTTTCGGATTCTTCATCCGCTGCGGCTTGGCATAGATCGCGGTCTCGGCGAAGCCGGCTCGCTTGCATTCGCCTAAGAGACGCGTGCGCACGTCCATCCATGACCGCGGATTTTGCTTGGCCATGATGTACTGCGCCTGAATCTGCGCGGTCGCTTGCGCGACCATGGCGGCCTGCGAAACCTCGCGGCGCTTCTCGATCTGGTTGGCGCCAAACTCCTCACGCACGATCTCGGACGAATCCGACTTCACCATCTGATTGGTCACGGAGTCTTCTCCTTCTTCTTCACGATGCGGACGACTGTGCCACCGACAGAGTGCGCGATCTTGTGCGCGTCCCGTCGACACATGTGAATCGCGCAGTACCGGCAACGCACCCAGCCGGTACCATGGGTGCTCCGGTATCTACCGTCCGGATGCTTTGCCGCGTAGTTCGGGCGCGGCACGATCGTATCGCTCACGGGCTCTTTCCGATCGAGTCCGGCACCTTCTCGTCTTGTGTCTGAGCTCGGATCCATTCCCAATCGTCCTTTCGAAAAGCTCCGCCTTTTATAAGGCGTGGTTGATTACTTCTTCTTCCCCTTGATTGCTCTACAGTCAAAGTGCCGGTAAGGCGCCTTGTCGACCGTGTAGTGTTGCGCCGCGCGCAGTCCATAGAGGCACCGCCAGCCGTCGCCCTTCACCCCGCCGTTCGAACCGATGTACTGAATGATCTTCTGAGCGGCAAGTTCTCGCGTGGCTTCCAGCCCATCGATCTGGCGTTTCGCGTCGAAATAGACGCGCGCTTGCTGTTCGGTCTCAATGTTCGCCTGCAAGATCGTCTCGGTCGCGTGGGGCCAGCGCGCCTTGAGCATCCGGCGAGCTCCCGCGCTACCGTCGATCTCCGGAGGTACCTTGGCCAGGATGTGATCCTGATGGAACCGATCGACTTGCTCGACGAGCACGCCTTCGAGGTCCGGATCCCTCTCGATGACGTAGAGCCGGATCTCGGTTCCGAGCAAGGCCGCGAGATGCACGCGCGCCCAATTCTTGACGTACGCTTGCCACGCGCACTGGATGACAAATGCGTCAGGGACAGGGCCGATCCCGCTCTCGCCCCATTCGTATTGCTGATGAAGCCCCACGACCTTGACTTCGAGTCCCTCGTCCTCGACCTTCTCGAAGAGAGCGTCCGGAGTCGCAATATGGTGCGCGTGCTCGCGATGGCGCACGGTCATCTCGTCGGGCGGTACCATCCGGACGGTTCGGTTCAATCGCTCCGAGGCTTGCGCGATCACGATGGGTTCGAGCGCGGTCCCGAGCCTTGTCGCTTCAGTCTCTCGAAACGAATCGAGGCCGTAGATCTTGCTCGAATACACGTCGTGTACGGTCCGAGAGTACGGATCTTCCCCGACAATGACGCGCACGTCCGAAGCCGTGATGCCGGATCGACGGAGCAATTTTTGACGCTCTGTCAGCACGACTCCCTCCAGGTCGTTCCGTTCGCCACAAATCCAATCGTACCAGGAGAGACACCGAAATCAGCCGCAATAAGGTTCCTTCTGTCTCCTCTCTTGAGGCGAGCACGGATGTCTCGCACTTGTGCCCAAGTCAGCTTCGAGCGCGGATGATTCTCGCCTCGCTTTATTTTCTCCGGATGCGTGTACGCACCACTTCGCTGGCCTCTTGCTGTGCGAGCACGCGGATTCTTCGTATGCGGCTTTGGATTCGTCAGTATCTCTTCGAGCGTCCATCCGCGGCGCAAGCGGCTTTCGACCGTGTTGTACGACAATTTGTTACGTTCCGCCCAAACGACCATCGGGACGAGTTGACCGTCTAGCGGGAGTAACCGGTTCTGCCGCGTGTTTCTAGCCTGTTGAGTGAATGTGGCCCATCGGCAATTGCGCGGACTGTAGCCTCTGGAGCCGTCGATCCTGTCGATCGAATGGCCAGGTGGTCTCGGTCCCATGTCCGCCGTGAAATTCTCGAATTTATGCCATCGTCGACACACACGGATGCCGCGTTGGAAGTAGTTTCTGAGCGATTTTCCGGACGCTGTGGGGCTGCATCTGGCGCGCATCTGTATCCATAGCCGGTGCAACTTGCGAAGCTCTGCACTGGCCTCTCGCGCAGCGGCCCCGTGTCTTGTACGAGTCTTAGCAGCGTTTGCTGCGTACTGGCGCGTCACGTCTGCTCCCTTGGTTATGATTGAGCGCTACTCTACTCACGATCGCGGCTAGGTCAAGCGCTTCGACCGAGCAAAATGAAATCTGTCGTGGTCTTGAGCACGTGGGCGAGGTCGCAGACCGATTCGACGGACAGACTCGCAGCACCCCGCTCGATGTGCGAGATCGCCGAGGTGCATAGTCCGACCCGCGTCCCTAGAGCCGCCTGGGTCATCCCGAGCTGGAGACGACGTTGACGTACACGACGACCGACGTGCCAAGGATTCGTTCGCGGCATCGAGAAATCCTATTGCATGTAGAGCCGTACTCTGTCAACGTCATTCGCGTCGATGCTCTGGGCCGCTACGTCAAGCGACGACACGCTGATCGAATCGGAAGCCGATTCGCTGCCCGAGTACGAATATGCTCGGATTCGAGCCCAGCGAGATCGACTGGACGTGCCCCGTTTCTCCAACGAAGTGATCGCGCTCCGCCGGCAGGGTTACTCGCTTCGACTCGCCTGGCAGATGGCCAGCAAAACGTTCGACAACCCGGACGGAACGCCGGTTGACGAAGAAGAGCCGTGGGATCTCTTCAGCACAATCGAATCGCGCACGCGCTACAGTTCCATCGGCCCTTCGATCCGCACGATGCAAGAGATGCTGCGCGAGCGACCAAGCCGGGTGCGGCTCTCGACGGGGCACCGGAGAGGATTCGATCCCGAGCCTGTGCCGGAGCGAAAGAGCGAGACGCCGCTTACACCGCGAAAGCGCGGCCGACCGAGAACCGCACGCGACGTGAACGGCGAAATGCTCCCCTCTTGCCCGAGACCGCTCGCCACGCGGAAGGGACAACCGTGCGGAAGAGTCGCAACGAGAACAGCCAGGGACGGCGTTCGGATCTGCACGTTCCATTACGGATTCGAGACCGGGCAGTACAATGCGCACTGAGTGGAGATGATGGCTAGCAGCTACGACAAGGCATGGGACGCGGGCGCGCGTGCGGAACGACGGCGCATCGTTCGAACTCTGCGAGTTGCAGATCTCGACGATTGGGCCGACCATTTCCAGGCAGGCAAGCATTGGCGTCCCGAACTGAAAAAACGGGCGCGCGCATTGGGACGCAAGGATCGATGATGGGCAAGTTCATCGCCAAGACAAAAGAGGAGAGCCCGCGGACATTCATCATGGAAGGTCAAGGAACGGTCACGTGGTTCGACTGTCGGGCGTTTGCGGCGGCGATGTTGGGAATCGATCCCGCGGCCTTCGAGTGCATCGCGACCGACCAGACCCGACCCGACGCGATCTTGCGCTGGTCGGGTCACGATGCGGGATCGCCTCCGACGAGGCATCTCGAGGCCCAGATGCGCAAGGACAAGTACGGCGAGGAGTTCGGAGACTGGATTCCGATCGCTCGGGCAGTCACACCGCAGTGGGTGATCGACGAAGCTCCGCGGAAGGCCGGAGGCAAAAGGAAATAGAAGGGTCGGAGCAAGTGAGCCGTTTGCGTTTGGCAGTTCGCCGTCTCGCGGCGTGGCTCGATCCGTTCGTCATCAACAAGGACGACGGCGAGTGGTGGATTGGATTCTTGACCGGCGGCTTTGTTATGAAAGCGCACCTGCAACACAGCAGTGTATGGCTTGCGATCCTGTACTCGGTCCTCGCGTCTGTCGTATGGCACATCATCGGAGAGTCCGTGCGCGCACGACGTTCGAAGAAAGCGGCTACCCGTGGCTGAAACCCAAATTCAGTGGACGTGGACGCGGCATCCGACCGACGGCCGCATGCTCCCTGGATTCACATTCAATCCATGGATTGGATGTGAGCGTGTGTCGGCGGAGTGCGATAACTGCTATGCAGATTCCGGATCCAAACGGCTCGCGGCGCAGCATCACCTGAAGCTGTGGGATGAGGGGTCGTCGAGGTATTTCACGAAGGACGACTACTGGAAGCAGCCAGCGAAGTGGAATCGTTTGGCGGTCAAGGAAGGCATCCGGCTCAAGGTCTTCTGCGCGAGCTATTCGGACGTCGCCGAAGATCGTCGCGAGCTCGACAGTCGACGCTGGCGATTGCGTGAGGCAATCCTCGCGACACCCATGCTCGACTGGATGCTGCTGACCAAGCGACCCGAGAACGTCAACCGGCTACTGCCGTCACTGCCGGACAACGTGTGGATGGGTACCACGATCGGCGTTCGATCCTCGCTCTCTCGGCTCGATCACCTGCGCAAGATCCAGGCGCGCATCCATTTCATCTCCGCGGAGCCCTTGCTTGAAGATCTGCTCGATGTCGACCTTCATGGCGTAGACCTTGCGATCATTGGTGGAGAAAGCGGGCCGAAGGCTCGGCGTTTCGGGATCGAGTGGGGCCGACGGCTCGAAGCGTGCGCACGCAGGGCCAAAGCGTCCGTGTTTTGGAAGCAGATGGGTGCCCACGCGTATGATTGTTTCGGGAGAGAGATCGAATTGAAAGACGATCATGGGGGCGAACCGTCCGAATGGCCCGCCGGTGAATGGCCGAGAGAATTTCCGGTCGTCTCTTCCGTCTCCGCCGAGTCGTGACTAGATTCGATTGCGAAGAGGTGACCACCATGATTGAGGGGTTGAAGTTCGAGATCAAGACCAGCGTGCTCGCGGAGCATCTCCGGGCTTTCGCAACGTATTGGGCGAGAGAAAGCCAGAGGGCCATCGCGATCATCGAGATGAGTTCGCGAGGCAAAACCAAAGAGCAGATCGAACGCGCCCGAGAGCGAGCGAAGACGCCGGCTACGCAGGCGGAACGCTGGGCGAGACTGGCCGACATGCTGCCAGAGAACGAGACCTTGCGACTGACTCTCAAGGAGCTCGGCGAGGTCGGCTACCCAGCGGAAGAATTCCCTCACTGCTCGGACGAAGAGCTCGAAAAGAATCTCTACGCGGACAGCATGTCCGATCTGGCAGAACGGTTCGTGCGGCACCTGAGCGGTCCGACCACGTCGGCGTCGCCGCGCACGCTGTCGTGAACCGATCCATCCCGACCATTTTCTCGTCGGAGATGGTCCGAGCGATCCAATCCGGGAAGAAAACGATCACACGCCGTCCCGAATCTCCGCGGCGCCGCTACGCGGCCGGTGACACTCTCTGGGTGAAGGAAACCTTCGCTCCGCATCCGGAGCACGCGGACGCGCTCACCATGCCGGAGTACGACGGCGGGCAGAATCAGCACCATCTCCTCTACCGTGCGGACGTCCGCAACAAGATGATCGACGGATACGACGACGATAGGATTCGCTGGCGCCCGTCGATCTTCTTGCCACGCTGGGCCTCCCGTCTCGAACTCGAAGTCACCGATGCGCGCGTCGAACGGTTGCACGACATCACGGAAGAGGACGCGATGGCCGAGGGCGTCAAGCCAAGCAACGCGGGCTATATCGGCGGGTTTGCGCTCAAGTGGCTCGAGATCTACGGGTTCGAGACGTGGGAAGCCAATCCGATGGTCTGGCGCATCGCGTTTCGCGTGGTCTCGTGACGGAGCGCACGTTCAAGAAATTGACCGGGCCCGCGCTCGTCGCGTTCGAGCAAATCTGCGTGGGGTCGTTCGATCTCGAGCACGTCGATGCCGGCGTTCTCTCCCAGCTTCTGCAGGGCGGATATGTCCGAGCGAGCTATGTCGCGGACGAGTTCGTTCCGGTCGTCTCGCCAGATCTTCACCGACAATGGTGCAAGTGGGCCTCGACAATTCGCGAAGGCGGTGATAGAGACCTTTTCTCCCAGGATCGATTGCAGTCGGAGAAGAATATGCCCACAGAAACCGTCGTCGATAGAGAACACGAATCCAGCCAGGCAGCGCCCGTCAATGGGACACCGTCGCGCACACGTGCCAGCAGCAAAGACATGGACTGGGAGTCGCAATTCGACATCGCCAAGGCAAAGCTGCAAGAAGAGTTCGCCGACGCGCATCACACGATGCTACGACGTGCGGAGAAGCTGGGTATCAAGGTCCAGGTCACGTTCCCGGACGGAAACCCGCTCACTGATCATCCGGCGATCGTCCACAATCCAGGGACGGCTTCGGCCGTCGTACCAGCCTCCGCGCTTTCCGAGGCCGAGCCGGACAAGAAGCCGCGCAAGCGCGGTCCCGCCAAGAAGTCGAAAGAAGGATCGATTGCAGTGGAAGCCAAGGACGGCGATGCTCGGACGGGACTTCGCGCGGGCGGCTTGACGGCGAAGACGGTCGCGTGGGTCAAGAAGAATCCGAACCACAAGACCGGCGAGATCGCGAGCGCGCTCGGCGTGCCGACCGCCAAGATGGCGACGATTTTGAACGGTCAGAAGAACAAGAAAAATATCGAGCAGAACGGCGAGCGCGGTTCGTACACCTGGAGCTGAAGGGAGAGCGGCCGTGTCGCAGTACGGCGAAGGCGAATACCCGGACGTCTACGACGAGCGATGGATGAGGGCTCGGAAGGAGCACGTGTGCTGCGCGTGCAGCCGAACCATTCAGCCGGGTGAACAATATCACTACACGTTCATGGTCTACGAAGGCACGCCCGACCACTGGAAGCGGTGTGAGCGGTGCCAGGCCATTTTCGCGCATCTGAGTCGCCGTATGAAAGCGGCTCGGGTCGCGCGACGCGAACGGATCCGGCAGCGTTACGCGACGAGCCGTCACGGCATCACTAGGGTTCCGATCAAAGGGCCGCTCGACGATGATCTCGACGACAACACCGAAGACGAATACTGCGATCCGGAGCTCAATTGCGGCCACGAGTACGAAGAGCGCTGGAAGGAATCTCCCCCGCCCGAGATCGCCGCGCTCGCTTTTTGGCTCCCGGGTGATCCGCTTCCGAGTTCGTCGTGAGAACGGAAGCCGCATTGGCGGAGGCTGTCTCTGAGCACTTTCGATCGGACGGCTGGGACCTCTTCTTCGAGGTTGGTCTGGCCCATCATTTCCTTCGTGGGCACGGGCACATCGTCGGCGCGGCGCGTGCGGACATTGTGGCTGTCCGCGGCGAGCAAATAGCCGTCTGCGAATGCAAGCTCCGAGACTTTCTTGAGCTCTTCGCGCAGGGCAAGCGTTGGATCCCGTACACGCATTTGGTCTGGATCGCCGTGCCGAAAGCGAAACGGTCGGACGGTCGCGACGAAGCGTACCGGCTCGCGCGCGAATATTACGGACTCGGCCTGCTCGAGGTCGGAGAGGACGACATCGTCAAAGAACGTGTGGCGCCGCGAACTCACCCGCGATCGACCGACGCGCTTTTCTTGTCGCTCGATCCGCAGCACAAGACCTCGGCGGCGCCGGGCACGAACCGCGGAGGGCAGTGGACCTCGTTCAAACGCACGGCGGCCACATTGGCCGAGTACGTCGCCAAAAACCCAGGGTGCAAACTCGAAGAGGCGATCGAGGCTCTTGGGCCGAAAGCTCACCATTACGCCTCGAAGCGATCGGCGATTGATTCACTCTCGATGGCCATCAAGCGAGACCAGATCCCGAACGTCTACTCCGGATGGCGCCGCGGGCTGTACCCGACCGAGCAGGCCGCGCGCGGCGGATACCCTCCGCCGTCCGTCTCGACAGAATCTCTTGACGAGACATCATAGACGGCGTAAGCTCTGGTTCGTGAACAGCCGCATGCACTGAGTCGGCCGAAACGCCGCACGGGGAGCAAAACCCCGTAACTCATTACATAGTTTGCCGCGCCAATCTGCCGCGCGGCGTGCAATCGGCGATGATCGTTCACGCGACCGGCGAGTCTCTACGAGAGCCGCACCGGGCCGGCACGTACGCCGTGGTTCTCACGGTGCCCGACGAGCTCGCGCTGGCGATCCTGGCCGACCGGCTCGAGGCTGCCGGCATTGCGCTCGCGCGCGTGCACGAGGAGGATCCGCCGCACTGCGGCGCCTTGATGGCCTTGGGGATTGCCCCTGGCAGGAAGGAGGCGCTTAGGCGGCATCTCAGCTGTCTTCCGCTACTTCGATAGCCACGGGGCGGTAGCTCAGTGTTAGAGCAGCAGGAGAAAAACCTGCAGGTCGGCCGTTCAACTCGGTCCCGCCCCACCACGCGTCTTTAGCTCACGGCAGAGCGCGGCGAAGATGCTTGCATCCGAGCCGAGGGCAAGGTTCAATTCCTTGGAGACGCTCCAAGCGTTCACGCGCCCTTAGCTAAGCGGCAAAAGCAGCAGACTCGCATAATCTGCGACGCGTCGGTTCGAATCCGACAGGGCGCGCCAGCCAAACTGAACTACAGCCGCGTACCATTTTGTCACGGTCGCGTGTCGAACTCTTGCATTTTGCGAACGGGCTGAGGCATACTGCCAAACCTTGCCGATTGACGTCGGCAGCGAGGCCCTTCCGAGAGGGCCCCATGTTGACCGAGATGTCGTGGGAGGACCGCGCCGTCAAACGTCAAACGGTCGATGTGGGTTCCTCTCGGGTGGGCGTCGCGGAAAGAGGCAGACTTGCGGACGGAAAAAGAGATTCTTGACCGGCTAGGCGCGCTCATCGAGGCTCTGGACGACGCGGAAGAATCCGGCGACCGAGCCATGTGCATCAAACTGCGCGCCTCCATCGAGATCGAGAAGCGCGATCTTGATTCGGTCCGATCGGCGAGGTCGTAGACGATGGCATCTTGCGTCTACAGTAAGGTTTCTCGCAGAATTTGGAACGATGCAGGGTTTCGTGCGCTCTCGAATGCGCCACCGAACGGTCAGACGTTGTGGCTACGCCTTCTCACTGGACCTGAACTATCGAATATTCCTGGCGTTATTCACGCTTGGCAAGCTGGATTGGCCCAAGCACTCCGGTGGCCTGTGGAAGCCTTCGAGAAAGCCTTTCGGGAAGTCATCGGGCAAGGCATGGCCAAAGCCGATTGGGAAGCTGGCCTCGTCTGGATTCCCAAAGCAATCGAACACAACCGTCCAGCTTCGCCCAACGTCGTGACGAGCTGGGCAAACACGTGGGATTTGATTCCTGAGTGCGGGTTAAAACTTGAAGCATATCAAGGGCTGAAAGCCTTTCTGGAAGGCATGCACAAAGGCTTTGCCAAAGCCTTCACGGAAGCTTGCCGCATGCCTTCGGCAAAGCCATGCCCGAACCAAGAGCAAGATCAAGATCAAGAGCAAGAACAAAAAAAGAGAAGAGAGGCCCCGAACCCCCCTCCGCCGCTGTTCGCCCTGGGTGAACCATCGGTCCCTCGCGACCGGGACGACGTGCATCGGAAAATCTTCGACGCGTGGATTTCGGCTCGAGGAAAGAGGTACCCAAGCGTACGACATCACGAACCGAAGCTCGACGAGGAGCGACGCGGCGCGATCGATGCTGCCCTCAAGCTTGGCTACTCGGTCGACAAGCTTTGCCAATCGGTCGTCGGTTTCGTCCAGAATGCCGACCGGGACTGTTCGGACCCACGAACGTTCGTTTGGGCGCTCAAGGACAGCTCATCGATTGACTCGGGCTGCGAGAGGTGGCTCAAGGCGAATCCGGAGTCACAAACCCGAATGACGACCGTCGAGGCAGCCAAGCAGGCGATCGGATGACCGGATCGGACCAAGTGCGTGAGATCAAGTTCGCGCTGACCGACGTGCGCCGTGTGTGCGACGCGCTTGGGCTCACCCGCGACGGCGGGAAGACCGTTTTGCGCCAAGCTGCAGGGCTCATCGTTCGCTGTCCCGTCCACGAGGATCGAACCCCGAGCTGCTCGGTGCAACTGCGCGAAGGCGTGCTCTTGTGGCGCTGTCACGGTTGCGGATCGAGTGGTGACGTTTTGACTCTCATCGGGGCGGTTCGTGGAATCCCGCTGAGCGGAGTCGGATTCCGCGAAGTGCTCATCGAAGGCGCCAGGCTTGCTGGGCTCTGGGCCCTCGTCGACGAACTCGAGGGCCGACAGGTTTCTTCGGAACGGCCACGTCCTGCCCCGACGTTGGCCCAGGCCGCGCCGGAGCCTCCTCGGACGTATCCTGATGGGGTCGAATCGTTCTGGGCCGATTGTGGGGCGGCCGACGAGGATCCGGAGATCTCGGAATATCTCTGGTCGCGTGCCATCAATCCGACATTGGTGACCGTCCGCGATTTGGCGAGAGTTCTGCCGGTTCGCGGGTCGCTTCCGGAATGGGCCCGCTGTCGAGGTGGATCCTGGCGCGACGCGTCGTACCGGTTGATTGTTCCAATGTTTGACGCTGACGGAATTCTTCGATCGGTACGAGGCTGGCGAATCGGTGGTCTATCGGTCTTGCCCAAGCGGATTCCGCCGTCCGGGTGTAAGGCTTCTGGTTTGGTCATGGCCGACGAATTCGGGCAAGCCATGCTTCGCGGTACGATCTCACCCGAACGCGTCGTGATTGCGGAGGGAGAACCGGACTTCGCCACGTGGGCCGCCCGATTGAATGATCCGACCACGGCAACGCTCGGGATCATCAGCGGGTCCTGGTCCACGAGTTTCGCGGCGAAGATTCCGATTGGCGCCCACGTCGATGTGCGAACGGACCGAGATGAGGCCGGTGAGAGATATTACGCCGAGATCTACGCGTCGCTGCGACGCCGGACTCCGGACGTCTTCCGAAGCGTGGAGGTCCGATCGTGACCAAGCCACCGGACGACAACGATCGAGCAGTCGACGGTACGCTACCGAAGGATCCTTCGGCCGATACGGCGAAGGTCAAGCCGGCCGTCTTGCACGTGGTCAAACCGGGAGAACGCCGGTCAATACCGGAACCGTCGGACCCAGATGCCGAAGATGCTCTTCTTGGCGCACTGCTTTGGAGCGGCAAATACCAACCGCAGATGCTTCGCGTGAAGATGGTCGGCGACATTCTCGAAAATGGGATCGCGTTTTACGGGAGAGGTCGAACCGAGATCTTCGATGCAATCACAGCGTGTGCGAAGGACGGTGCCGAGCACGATCCCGTTGCGGTCTTCGCTCAGCTCGTGCGAACGGGGAATGATCGACGCGCGGGCGGTAGAGAAATGCTCGATCGTTTGGTCGACAACGCCTCGACCGTGAGCGAAACACAAGCGCGCGTTTATGCTCAATCGATCCGTGAGACATGGGCGCGGCGGTTGATTATTTCAGATGCGAGGAGGCTCGCCGAAGAAGCTCGCAATCCGAAGGCGTCCATCGACGCGCTGGTACAGCAAGGGCGAGACGCTGTGGCTGCGGCATCGCTCCGGACCGCGTCGACTGCGATGTCCATTTCGCTTCGACAGAGCGCCGAGAGTTTATTTCAGCTTCTCACCAAGGGGAACAATACGGCGATTCCCACAGGGCTACGCCAGCTCGACGAGGCTCTGAACGGGGGTCTCCGACCCGGGGAGGTCAGTTTGCTAGCGGCAAGGCCAAGCGTCGGCAAGTCGACCTTGGCCGCGCAGATTGCCGAGCACATGACCACGGTGGATCCAACGTGCTGTGCGCTCTATGTCACTCTCGAGATGAAGCACGAGATGTTCACAGCGCGGCTTCTCTCGGCGCGATCGGGCGTACCCATGAACAATATGCGTCGCATGGTACTCACTCCCACCCAGTGGTCTCAAGTGACGGCGGCGGTCGCCGAGCTCGCGACCAAGGGCGTCTATTTTGCCGACAGCGCCACCCAGACATTGGCCTCCATCTATGCCACGGCTTCGCAGCTCTCACGTATCCTGGCGCGTGAAGGCAAGCGGCTCGGTTTGCTGGTCATCGACCATGTGGGACTCGTGAAGCCCAGCGCGGAAGCCCTCAAGAAGTCCAATCGGGAACAGCAAGTGGCCGAGACGAGCCGCGGGCAGCGCTTCATCGCGACCGAGATCGGCTGCCACGTGATGGGCATCGCGCACATCTCCCGCGAAGGCGAAAAAGACAGTGGCAACCGTATGCCACAACCTCGACATTTGCGCGAGAGCGGCGCTCTCGAGAACGACGCGGACACCGTGATGATTCTACATCGAGAGCGCGACCCGGACACAGGTATCATGAGGACAGACAAGCCGGCTGCCCTGGCCATTGCGAAGGCACGCCTAGACGAGACCGCTATCATGCTCCTCGGCTACGAGCCGCAGCATGCACGATTTTCCAGTTGGACCAATGAAAACGAAAAGTTCTCAGACTTCTATGGATCGTGAGGAAAGGTGACCCGTGAGTAAGCGTATCGAAATCGATCCGATCGGAGCCGTGATTCTGGTCGTCGTTCTCGTTTGGGGCATCTCCTCGATCATCGAGGTCTGGCGCGGGACCGCGCATGTCGATGGGTGCGGCTGCATTGTGCATGACGGGAGGAAATCGTGACCAGCGTCAACTTCGCGTACTGGCTCCAGGGCTTCATTGAACTTCACGGATCTCCGCCATCGGCCGAGCAATGGGAGACGATCAAACGCCATCTCGCGCTGGTGTTTCAGCACGAGATCGATCCACCGGCGGGGCCGCCCGAACACCAGGCGAAGCTGAACGAGACGCACCATGGGCAGAGACCGCCGCGTCCGATACCCGACCCTGGCGTTACCTACAGTCCTGTCAAATACCGGTGCTGAGATGATCTTCCAACATGGCACCAAGTTCCAGGAAACGGTGCGGCGCATTGTGACCGCCTGGCATGACGGCATCAAGTGCCAGTTGGCGGCAAGAGCGGAAGACCCGAAAGCGCTTCTTCAAATCCTACCCAAGCACGTACACGTGCAGACGATCAAGAGATGATCGATCTACGGCAAGGCGACGTGCTCGAGGAGCTCCGGAAGATTCCGGACGGATCCATCGATGGTTGTCTCTGTGATCCGCCGTACGGTTTGGGTCCGCGTGAGCCGACGCCGGAAGAGATCGCGGAGTACGTTCTTGGGCGCGGCGAGATCGATTCCAAGGGAGATTTCATGGGCACAAATTGGCAGATCCCTTCCGTTCAGGTGTGGAAGGAACTGCACCGTATACTGCGTCCGGGCGCACCCGTATTGGCATTCTCGGGAGCACGCACCTTCGATCTCATTGGGATCGGTCTACGCGCTGCGGGCCTGCAGCGGAAGGAAACGCTGGCCTGGCTGTACGCGGAAGCGATGCCGAAACCAGCTACGACCACCGACAAGTACATCGACAAACACCTCGGCGCGACGAGACCGATCGTGGGCTCGCAGACGCTCACCGGCAATGCGGCTGTGTCCACGAAATCAAAAGGTGGCACGGTCGGCATCGGAGTGGGCGTCGTCGAGCCGAAAGTCATTCCGATCACGGCCCCAGCGACAGAAGAGGCGAAGCGATTCGAAGGGTACGGCCATGCGCTCCGACCGTCCTTCGAGCCCATTCTCATGGCCGTCAAGCCGCTCGAAGGGACCATTGCGGAGTCCGTCATCCAGCACGGTGTCGGGGCCCTGAACGTGAAAGGATGCCGTCTCGGTACTGCGGGCGGCACGCGGAAGGTGGATCCGGAGCGATACCGGACGATCGGCGTCGCCTTGGAAGGAAGCGCCGACGGGTCGCTGAATGGTGGGACGAAAGAGGCGTTGCAGGCCGGGAGATGGCCTCCGAACGTGGCCTTGACACATCATCCGGAATGTGTCGAGGTGGGAACGAAGCGTATCAAAAATATGGGCGGTGACATCTCGCTCGTCGCCGGGAATTCTCCACGTAAGACAAAAGCTGTCTACGGCGAATTTGGGACACGCGGTGGACCATGGAAGAAGCACGGCGACGAGAGCGGATTCGAGACCGTCCCAGTGTTCGACTGCCATCCGGATTGCCCCGTGCGACAGCTCGACGAGCAGGCCGGGGATCGCCCAAGCACGCTCACAGGACGCGCCGACCCTGACTCGACCCACGACAATCCAGGCGACAATGGAGGGGCCTCCTCGTTCGGAGGAGGCAACAGTCACGTCTATGCAGACCGCGGGGGCCCGTCGCGGTTCATGTACACGTCGAAGGTGTCGCCCGCGGAGCGAGAATTCGGGTGCGAGTCGTTGCCGCTCAAATCCGCCTCGGACTGCGTGGATCGTGATGAAGGCACGGTCGGGATCGAAAACGGCATGGCCGGCGCGGGCAGAACAGGTGGATACCGAAACCATCACAAGACACTGAAGCCGATTTCGTTGTGCAAGTGGCTGGCGACGCTGATCTTGCCTCCGCCGAGGCGCGACGGCGTAAGCCGGAAGCTGCTTGTGATCTATGCTGGCGCGGGCTCCGAGGTCATTGGCGGATTTCGCGCTGGGTGGGACGAAATCTTGGGCATCGAACGAGAAGCCGAGTATATTGCGATCGCCCATACTCGAATTGCCCGCTGGTCGCAGGTTCCGCTCTCGATGGACGAAGGCGAAGCCGTGCGCGAAGCCGAGAAGCCGGACGAATTGCAAGTCTCTCTCTTTGGGGTCGGATCATGAACACAAAGGATGACGAGCTCGCCGCGCTTCACGCGGAAAACGACGCGCTCAAGTCGGAAAACGAGCGAATCCGAAAGCTTCTGCGCATCGCGCTCGGAGCGACCACGGACATCCTGGGCGATCTCTCGAGAATCGCGACGATACGAGACGCGATCCTGGACGAAGTCGGAGGCCGCTTCGAGACGCAAGAGCGCATTACGCAGCGAGACCTTCGGGCGATCTCCGATCAGGCCATCGACGAGCCTTCCGTGAGCGACGAGAAAGAGGCGATGGTCCGGTGAACGCGTTGACACCACGGCAGCGCGAGGTGCTCGAGTTCGTCCGGTCGTTTACCGCGGGTCACGGCTGGGCGCCGAGTCACCGGGAGATCTGCGTGCCTGCCTTGCCGAGGCGATATCCACCCAGGACAGCGGGCGCCATCGCGGTTGTGGTACGTCCGGTTGAAGCGGAACCGGTCCAGCTCATGTGGCTCGGTCAGATCCACAACGGGCGTCTGGTCGCCGCGTGAGACTCGAGTTCACGATTCCCGGTCCGCCACAGCCCAAGCAAAGGGCCAGGAGAGGCAAGAACGGCCACTGGTACACGCCGGAGAGAACGCGCGCCTACGAGAGCCACGTGCGCTGGCTTGCGAGAGCCGAGGTGGCACGACGTGGCTGGCGCTGCGAACCGGCAGCCTTTCTCGTTGAGCTGAGACTGGTCTTCGCAGACCGAAGGCGCCGAGATGTAGATAACTGTGCGAAGAGTATTCTGGATGCGTGCAACGGTGTGGTATGGCCTGACGACGCCATGGTGACCGATTTGCGGATCGTCCGCGAGGTCGATCCCGTTCATCCGCGTGTGGACGTCGTTGTGGTCTGGCCGATCGAACTCGGAAGCGGTACAAGAGACCCCAATGCCCAAAGTCAATGCAGCGAAGCGCCCGAACCCAGTCCCACCCGACGGCGCTGAGGTCGTGTGGCCGCCCGTGGTCGGAATGGTGGTCGAAAGGCGGTTCCCCGACGGAAAGCCGTACTATCGAGCGAAGGTCATCGCGATCGATGAGTTCTACATCGGAGACGATGTCGCCATTCTTCGCAGAACGAGTGTGAGACACCGCGGAGAAAGCGACGAATATGCGGAGCCGATCTACGAGGGCGTCATGAAGGACGAAATCATCGGCTACTCGTACGTGGCCGAGCCTTCCATGCCGGACTGGCGATGGTGGGAACCGCATCGCGCTGCACAATTTGCCAATCGCTGCGGAGGTCGATGATGGACGTCGGCAAATGGGACCAAGCGCTCTTCGATCAATTCAAGGCCGCGCCCGCAGGCCCCCGCAAACGATTCCTTCTCGACAAGCTGCTCAAGCAAAACCTGCCCCTGGTCAAGATCCTGGTGTCCCAGCTCGCAGGGGTGACCGACGAGAAGACCCCGGTCGTTCGACGTCGCACCGCGGCACGCTCGAAAGTCCCGTACGCCGATGAGTGCCAGTGGGAAGATCTGCTGCAAGCCGGACTTTGCGGCATGGCCACGGCTCTCGAGCGATTCGACCCGTCCAAGGGCAAGATCGCCGGGTACGCCCGCTGGCAGATTCTCTACCAAATGCAGAAGCTCACGAAGACGCATCACTTCGTGCACACGCCAGACGACAAGTGGGACCAACGACCCGGCGTGTCCTTCTTCGACGATGAAGCCGTGATCGATCGCATGGCCGGCGAGGACGTCAATCTCTTCGAGGAAGAGCCATGGAAATACGTAGAATCCGTCGAGCAGGCACGGGAATGGGCGGCGGACATGGGAGACGAAACCGCTCAAGCCGAGATCGTGGCGGAGTCGAGGAAGGTCATCTCGATTCCGAGGGCGCTCATTCCGATCATTGTCACGGCCATGGAGAACTTCATTCGGCAGTGCGTATTCGCGCCGCATGCTCGGATCGATATGTGGTCGGCGTACAACGCGTATCGAGTAGAATGTCGACTGCTGGGCGAACCGGAAATGCCGCGTAGAGCCTTTGTGGAAGCTCTCTCACCCAAGAGCGTCAGTGAGAAGTTCGTGCGCGTGGAAGGCAAGGTCAGTCGAGGTCTCGCAGGGGTGAAGCTGTTTACAACCGAAGCTCATCCGCAAAAAAAGAGCCGGTTTACTAGGTTGATGAAGAGTACGGTTCGTCAACGAAGCGAAACTGTTTGACTTTTCGTGGTGCACTACGTTACACATCATGCAGGGCACGATGTCTTCGAACTCGCCCAAACCGAAAAAGGGCATCTTGACTCCGGTCGAGAGATCGCAATTGGCCGCCGACACGTGTTGTGATATTCGGACGATTCGCCGATGGGAGAGAGGTCTGCCGATACGCGATGCGACACGAGTTCGATTAGAGGGGGCGGCGAAGCAGCGCGAGATTCCTGTGAGCCGGAGACGGCAGGAGGCAGCACGATGACAGCGAAGATCGTCCGATTTCGAAACCACGACATTCGGTTGGCCGAGCAGCGAGTCAACCTGACCGATATGTGGCGCGCGGCGGGAGCGGACCCGGCACGCAAGCCTGCGAAATGGCGAACGCAGGAAGATGCCAAGGCGCTTTTCGCGGCAATTAGCGAAGTACCTGGGAAGGACTTCGTGATTTCCTCGACAAAGGGCGGTACCGGAGCTGGTGGTGAAACGTGGGCCTGCGAAGAGGTCGCCATCGATTACGGGATGTACCTGTCGCCGGACTTCAAGGTCTGGTGCCTGACCGAGCTCCGCAAGGCGCTCCGCGGCGAGTCGGATGCTCGCGAGTTCGGGGAAGGCGGCGCTCTGCTCCGGATGCTTCTTTTGCCGCCGGGCATTTGGTCGCTGACGCGCGAGTCGATGTTTGACGCGGACTACGTGCGAGCACTCAACCGCGTCTACGGCCTGTTCCCGAATTGGAAGCCAAGCGACGGGCCCCCAGCGTATCTCGGACGCGTCCAGCAGTGGTTCTATCCGATCGTGGTCGGGAGCCAAGTCTACCGCGAGATGGTACGGAGGCGAGAAGAGGCCGAGAAGCAGAAGCAGCCGGGCAAGAAGCTCTGGAGAGCGATCAAAGAAGGAGCGGAACAGGACGCGTTTCGCGAGTGCCTCAAAATGATCCGGCTCATCGCCGATACGAGCTCGGATCGCGAAGACTTCAAGAATCGCGTGTGCGCGAAGTTCGAGGGCGCCATGCTGCAAGTCTCGCTCATGCGACAGCTCGGTCCATGAACCGCCACGAGCGCCGCGCGCACGCGGTCGCCGAGTTCAAACGCAAGTCGGCCGACCAGCTGTCCCTGCTCCGCTCTCATTTCGCCTGCATTCACTGCGGCACGTGCGGTCTGGTGCTCGGATTCCGCACGCTCGCGCAGTACCAGTCCGATCCCATCAAGCAAGAGTCCGAAATGGGCCGTGAAGTGGACCGGCACGTGGCGGAGACGAAGCATGAAGGCCCGTACACGAAGCTCACGCTGCGCAATCTCGACGAGGCCGTGATCACGATGGGCAAGGAAGGCACGCTGAAGTTCAAGCTCGAAGGGACCAAGGAAGCGGGATCATCGTGACCGATTCGACCGACGACAAGGAGCCTGCCGTGCCAGCCACGGATGCTGCCAAAGGAGCGCACATCATTTCGATGGAATCCCGATTGCGGCAGGGCGCGCAACCACGGTTGACGGTCCAGCGTCGGTCATCGTGCTTCGACCATTACTACGAGATCGACAGAAAGACGCAGCTGGCGACGTGTTCGAAGTGCGGCGAGACCTTCAGCGCGTATCAAGTGCTCGTGGACTTGGCCGAGCATTGGGGCGACTTTCACGGCAACAGGCAGGCGATCAAGAAAGAAATCGATACGCTGCGAAAGCAAGAGGCAGAACTGAAGGCCGAGGTCGACCGCCTGAAGGCATTCGTGCGCCGACGACTTCGATCGATCGCAGAGTCAAGTCCTCACGCCACCCGTGCGCTGGAGCTGGTTTTACGCATCCATCGGCTCCGGTCGCACAATCCGTACTCGGGAGATCGCATTGCTCTCTTCGAGCTCGTGCGTCAAGTCGAAAAGGACGCCCAGGTTGTAGGTATCGATCGGAGCGGGCTAGAACCGAAGTCCGGAGATGCGTCGTGAGCGGGCGGAGCCGCAAGAAGCCACGCCGAGTTCATCCTGGAAACATTCGTCAGACGGCACGGCGCGCGCAAGCTCCGTTCGAGAGTCGATATGTACGTCCGGGAGACGTGGTGGGAGACTGGGCAGTGCTTGCCTATTTCGTTCGACCCGACGAGCGGAAGTGGGGCCTCGACAAGCGGCGGTATCTCGTTGTCCAATGCCTCCGCTGCGAGTACCTTCGAACGATCCGGGCAGACAATCTAAAGTCGGCTCCCAACAGGTGCCTCTGGCGAAATACGGATCCATCGCGGCACAGAGGGGCCCCCACCGAGAGAAGCCATGCTCAAGGAAGCTGACGACCATGACGGCAGTGGCTGGCCGCGCTATGCAGCCTGGACGATCTGGATCGCGCTCGGAACGGCCGTAGCGACCAAGCTCGGCGAGTGGGTTATCGAAGAGGTCAAGGCGCGCGTGAAGTCGAAGAAGGAACCGAAACGATAAGGAGAAGCCATGGCAGGAGAAGAGAAGCTGCGGTCCCTCATGAGACTCGGGCAGGCCAAAGACGAGATGATCGAAGCGCTGCGCGTACGCATGATGCTCGGGTCGTCGATCGAGTTCTCGCTGCCCCCGACTGCGGGGTCCGTTCAAACTGCGATGGCGGCTGCCGAGGTGGTTCTGGTTGATGCGTGTATGGCATACATCAGCGCTGTCGCGGACGTATTCGGCGAAATCGAGATGAAGCCTGACGTGCAAGCGCGTATGGTTCGATGCGGGAAGGCCAAAGCCACACTGACCGCCAGCCTGATCCGTGCTACGCTTCGGCCAATCATGGGTCGGACTCAAAAGCGCCGGGAACGCCCCAATACACGACCCTCACGACGTGACTACCGAGAGGAAGCTCTCCCGTTCCGACTGACCGAGCATGCCGCCGAGCAGTTCCGCGATCGGATCTTAGGTCCGTCCTGGTCGCTGCACTTCGCAACGAAGGAACTCCGAAGTCTCGCGAGGACCGCGGCGAAGACCGACTTTCGAGGCCGGCACGGCGAAGAAGTCTGGTTCGCCACCGACGGCGCTCCCGTGCGCTTCGTGGTCAAGGTCGACGGCGGTGAGAGGATCTGCGTGACCGTTCTTGCCCCTCTCGCTCCGGCTACCGTGGGGGATCGAGACGACGAGAACGGCGAAGGTCTACGCGAGGACTCAGGAGAGCACGGGACAGATTGTCCCGTCAAGCGGTTTGCGTGAGTTGGGGCGCAGATGGGACGTCTAGCGCCCATCCCAGTGACTTAGCCACTGACGCACTGGCTACCGACGTGGCTATGGCCAGCTAGCTTGAATTTGTGCCTCCCAAGACCACCGGCAAGGCCCGCTGCCCCGCGATGTGCGGGGATGGGGCCCCATGCCCTCGGTTTGCAAAGCCTGGCTCAAGGTGGTGCCGCAACCACAACCCGAAGGAGGCCAAGCGCCGGAGCGAGCAAGGAAAGAAGCGATGGCAGACACGACCTCCGCCAGCGCCTCGTCAACCGGCGAGCACAGCGCTTTCCACGTGGATCGCGCCGCCGGAGCGCACTGCGGATCCGTCGCCACCTGTCGAGCCCGACCCGACGCCAGCCGATGCAGATGCCGTGGAACCGGATCCGCCGACCGTCGAGGCCGAGCCGTTCGATCTCGAGGCTGAGCCGCTTCCGTCGGATTGGAAGCCGAAGATGGCGGACGTCTACCGGGAGCTCTGGGAGGTCCAGCGCGAGCTCAAGCAAGCCGTGCATGTGGGCGCGACCAAGATCGGCCGGCTGGCTGGACTCCAGAGGTCCATTGTCGCGGCCGCGATTGCGTCGATCCTGAGCGAAGTGTCCTCGGCGGGCAGGACGCGTATTCAGGCCCTCGACAAGATCCGCATTCAATTGATCGACGATCGTGAACATGCCATCCGAGAAGCCGAGAAGGCCGAGGCCGCAAAGCGGGCCGCTGGGCAGGCAGCTCCAGGGTTGCCGCAGACTCCTCCGTGGATGACGGACGAACCGCCAGTCGAATCGCCGACGCCGCAGTGACAACGGCGAAGGATGCGTTATGCTGGTCAATGACAAGGCAGGCCCGGAAAGACTCGCACAGGATCGGCGGGGATTGCATAGGATTGTCACGGCAGGCAAGGACCGGAAGTTTACGGAATCCAGCGACACGGAGTCGATAGCATCGGCTGCGGCAGGTGCGGAGACAGAGATCGGGCGTACGGAGTGATCCGGCCGTGCGCCCGATTTCGTTACTCAAGTTCATCGCGGCACTGAATCCGAGGCTGTGGGCCCCGGAACACCTACAGCCGCTCGAAGCGGTATTCGACCGCGTCGAGAGACGCGAAGCGGTTCAGGTCTTTTTGACGATGCCTCCGCGTCACGGGAAAACGGAGACCGTAAAGCATGGGATCGCGCGCCTTCTTCTAATCGATCCGAGCCGGCGGGTAGGTTACATCTCGTATGCGTCGAGACTCGCCGAGAAGAAGTCTCGCGAAATCCGCACGCTCTATCAGCGCGCTGGCGGCAAGCTCGCCCCAGACGCCTTTGCGCGCTCGGACTGGCGTACCGGAGTAGGCGATGGGGGCCTGTGGGCAGCAGGAACACAAGGCTCGCTAACAGGAGAAGGTTTCGATCTACTTGTCATCGACGACCCGATACAGGGACGCGCACAAGCGGAAAGCGGAATCGAGAGAGAAAAACTTTGGGACTGGTTCAATGATGTCGCGTTTACACGACTCGAGCCCGACGGGTCGATTCTAGTCGTCCATACAAGATGGCATATCGATGATCTCGGAGGTCGGCTCATTCGCGACGGCTGGACCCATATTCATCTGCCAGCCATCGATGCACACGGGAGAGCGCTCTGGCCGAAACGATACGATATCGACAAGCTCACCAGGATTCGACGGCAGCAAGGTGAATACGCGTGGAAATCGTTGTACATGGGTCAGCCGTACGCGCGCGGTGGCCGACTGTTTGGCGACCCCCAATTCTTCGATGTCCTACCGAAGCGACTCCAGCGGGTCATAGGAATCGATTTAGCCTATTCGGCGAAATCACAAGCGGATTATTCCGTTGCTGTGACGCTCGGATTTGATGTTGAGACCACGGAGGAGATGGGCGCGAAAGCGTACATCCTGAACGTGGTGCGCCGGCAAGTCGAAGCGCCGTCCTTCATTCGAGAGCTCAACGAGCTGCAAGGCGAAAACCTCGGTGCTCCCATGGTCTGGCACTACGGCGGAACCGAGAAGGGCCTGGTCGACGTCATGAAGGCGCTTGGCGCAAACCTCGAAGCGAAGCCCGCGATCGTGGACAAGTTCATTCGCGCGCAGGAAGCTGTGGCCGCGTGGAATGACGGTCGCATCTTGATCCCGAGAAACGCGAGCGCGCTCGGGCTCGAGACCGAAGATGACCTTGTCGAGTGGTCGAACGACCTCGTGACAGAGCTCTCTGCGTTTACCGGCAAAGGTGATCTCCATGACGATCAAGTCGACGCGCTCTCGACGGGCTACGATGCGGGCAAGACTCCCGGTTGGCTCGCGGCGATGAGCGCGGTCGAACGAAGGGGGCACGTCTTCAAAGACCCTGACGAGAAGAACAACGGTCCACAATTCTGCGAGAAATGCAATGCGTTCTCGATGGGGCCTTGCCGAAAGCAGCATGCGGCGTAGAGTAGTCGTCGGTGAAATCGGCCTTGCTCTGGATCTGGCGTTCTCTTCGCGGAACCTGCCTCGTATGCGGCAGGCCGCGGATGAGAAATGTGGACACGACCAAGTGCCCGCTGCACTTCGTTCTCGATTGCACGCTTCCGGAGCCGCATCGCTGTCGCGTGACTGGATCGTGCAATGGCTGGCCGAGGGACGAATGAGTAAAAAGGGAGAACAACTATGATGAACGAATTTCCGATCGTCGAACCCAAGATCGTGTGGGTCGTCGAACTGACGGAGTGCCTGGGCGATCCCGAGACCGGAGGAGTTCGAACGCAGGAGTTCGTTGTCGATTCGTGGGCGGCTGCCGTGGCGGAGGCCACGAAGACGTGGACGCCGTATCGGACGATTCGAATCGTGGCCAAGAGCGATCCGGTCGTATGCCCAGCGCAGTACGGCTATGCAGAGACGTGGAACTGTTCTCCCGAGAGGGCCGCAATAGACGCCAGATTGTGTAAGGCAGAAGGCGAGACTCTTGAGGCCCGATGGGAAAAGATTAGAGATCGCCAGCATGCCGAATGGGCGCAGAGGGGCCGTTCGTTCTTCGTGGTCAAATGAGCACCGATCCGAACACATTGCATTGCCGCGAGGACCCGACGAGCTGTCGCGGCGAAAGTTACTGCGCGTGCCAGTGCGACCAATGCAAGGCGGCGTGGGAGGCCGGCCGAGAATTCTACGCCATAAAGCTTCTGAAGCGCGCTTCGCAAATTCTCGGGCGAAGCGTGACGGATGTGGCCGATGAAGCACGCTGCAAAGTGCTTTTTCGTGTGATCGAGGCGCTAGGCTGGACCAGCGAGAACGCTACGCCAGATGACGAAGAGAAGATCTTGGAAGAGATCCGGTCGCGTTCCAGAGAACTCGCGCATTTGCTCGGCATCATGAAATCGTGGCGCGGATGACCGCGACTCTCACCTGGCGCCGCTGGGGCGCGTGGTCCGCCCATTTGGGAATGTTCCTAAATCGGAAGACCCAACGGCTGAGCAGTACCGTTCGTGGCTTGAGACAAGAATCGAAGACCTTGAGCGCCGTTTGGCGGACCGTCGGAAGTGAGAATGCAGTACACATACGAAAGCGACCATCTCGGGTCCGGCGTGGTGCGGTCACTCGACGAGTGGAAATTCTGGTGCATGTGGACCGATGGGGGCGATCGGTTCATTTCGCCAGAGCCGTCCGAGATCGTGGAGCTCCGTGCGCGGCTCGCGGCGTTCGGCGCGGACACGACCACGAAGGGACGCCGGCTCACGAGCGACGAACGACGACTCGAGCAGTACGAGCAAGCACGTAAGGAATTCGAAGCGCTCGCGGTGGGCCTGCAGAAGGCAAATGGCGCGGGCCAGTATGTGAACCCGAACGCCACGTCGAAATAATCCTTGACGCCTACGGGTCGAGTCCGTAAGGTTCCCGGACCATAAGTCAGGGAAGGTGGCGATGCTCGAGAACGTAAAGGCGATTCTCCGAGACACGGTCGAATGGGGCGTAAGCGAGCTGCGGCGGGAAGTCCGTCATCGTCTGCGCGTCGTGGTCTGGAGTCTTCTGTACGAGGACGACGATCGATTCGAAGGCTTCGGGTCGGCCGAAGAAGCCCGACTAGCGATGGTCGCGCGCGCGCAGACTGCGTGGACTCGATCGCGTCGAGGTAGACCGAACCGCGCACTCGGGACGTGGTGCCAGAAATGCGGCGTGTCGCACGCCGGGGAGTGCTCGTGATGAAATTCGGACACGAAATCCCCGATGTGGTCGCTGGGCCTGTGGAAAGGCACCCATTGGTCGCAGACGTATTCACGGTAGGCGTTTCGCTCCGCATGGAGCTAGAGCCCGACCGAGACGGATCGGTATGGCTGTGGCGTAAAGAACCGAACTCGCTGGTCCCATGTCTCATAGTCCCGGATGCAGGCAAACCGTGCTGGTGGTGCGGGAGCGCGCCGTGAGAAGCCTTCGGGTCTGGCTCAAGCTGGCGTGGTGGTCGCTATTTCCTCCGAGACATCACTGCAAATTGTGCGCGAACTGTGGTCGATTGCGATCCCCGCATCCGGCCGTACATTGCGCGAACTGCTCGCGTCAATTCTGGGGCTGGCCGTGAGCAAGCGTATCCGGCCCGTCCGGTTCGAGCTCGTACTGACGCGAGACGAACGCAAGCAGCTCGACCTCGTGGCCGACGATCTCGACATGAGCGCGTCGGACGTGCTCCGACGAGCCTTCAAGGAATTTCAGTTGCGGTACAAGACAACGAAACAACAGGAGACAGATCATGCCGTTCGGTAAGAAGAAGACAGAAGGAAACATCAACTACAACCAGTCGAACATCTCGACGCTCGCGGCGGACGCGCTCAAGAATCGGCGCAATGTGAGGGTGAGGCTCGCTGTGAGGCTCACCTTTACCACACCGATCCTGATGCAACGGTGGACCACAAAAGCGATCCGGCAAATGCTCGGAAACATGGTAGGAATGCCTCAGCCGAGGATGAGCAAGGATCTCACTGCTGACTTTGAGGACAGCTGGTATCGAAACCTCCACGGGGAGCCTGTGATCCCCTGCAGGATCATCAAGGCGGCCATTGTGAGCGCCGGTGGTCCCGTGGTCGGTGGGGTCGTGAGCAAGGCCGATCTGAAGCGCACGCTTCGAGTGGTCGGGTTCACTGCACCGTTGAAGTTCAAGGGCGAGAAGGAGATGTCGATCAAGATCGTGCGCAACGACAACGGCAAGCCCGACGTGCGATCTCGGGCTCAGTTTCCGATCGGGACCACCTGTGAGGTGGTACTCGAATTCGGATTCCCGTTGACGCCCGATGGCATCGTCGCGGCGCTTGAGGGCGCAGGTACAGCAGTCGGGATCGGAGAGTTCCGACCAGAGAGCGGCGGAGAGCTTGGTTGCTTCACGGTCGAGATTCTTCCGAGCGACGCGAAAACGATCGATCGCATTCTCCGAGCGACTTCGGTACTCGAAGACGAATTTCGAATTCCGACTGAAATGCTCAAGGCATTTGCGCAGCTGCCGGACTCGACGCTGCCGGATCCGGCAAAGAAGGTCCGATCGGCGGTGCGCCGGCAAGCCACGGAGCGCGCGCGCGCGAACGGTGCGCACGACGTCTCGTAGAATGGAAGACCGCAGCGCGTTTTCTCATCCGGCGCGCTGCGGTCTCGGCATGGCAGGCACGGACAGCAGTTCCGGAGCGGATAGGCAGGTGAGCAGGGGAACGGTAACGATAGACTTCCATCGTACCGGAGCACAATGACAAGGCAGGCACGGACAGGCATGGCTCCCAAGAGCTCGGACCGCATCGACAAGGCAGGCACGGCACATAGAGTACCGGCGTGTACCGGCCCGCAAGATACCGGCACAGGCACGGAGCGTCACGGACGGACAAGGCAGGCGTGGATGGGACACGCGGGGCGAGAGTGGAGAGTAGTGGATTGCCGAGACTTGGCAGGCGGGGAATGGAAGTGAAAGACGCATCCCGCAGCGTCAAGGTGCCATCGGAGCGGATCTTTATGGCAGGCATCGATTGGCGAGGAAATTCGAGGCGTGTCCGCGCACGACACGATTCGACACGGCAGGCCCGGAAGCACTGAGCGTGGAATGGATGGGATCGGATGGACGAGGCAGGCTGTACTAGGTCCGGTGTCCAGCGGATCGCAATCGGAATGACAAGGCAGGCAACGCATGGAAGTCATGGGACCGGAAGTGCCTCGGATGGGAGCGGAGCAGGAGTCGGCAAGGACAGACACGGCAGGCAGAGCACGGCGATAATGGGCCCGACATGGATTGGATGGGGCGGAATCGAGTCCAAAGACACGGCAGGCGCGGATGGCAGCGCGGGGAACGGACCGTAATCCAATTGACCGACTGGGAACGACACGGCAGGCAAGGAACGTATTGCAGAGCTATGCAACGTAACGGAATGGCAGGCTACGCGTGGTGCGCAGTGAGTCGGACAGTACGGACATGGCAGGCGTCGATAGTCACGCACCGGACTCGAATGTCCCGAACCGGACCGCATCGACAAGGCAAGGCAGGCACGGGCAGATGTGGCCGAGTCGGCAGGCTCGGCTACACTGCGATTTGCGAAAGGCAGGGAAGGAAACCATGGCAGCGAAAGTGATTCGAACGAAGACGGCCGCGAAGACGCTGAAAAAGACCACGTCGCCTCCGAGACTTGCGCCGAGATTTGCGGTGCCGTGGCTGCCCGAATCGCAGGGCCAAACAGTCGGCGAAGAACTGCTCAAAATAGCGGCCGAGCACAAGATCAACAACATCCGAAGCCTCGACGCAAAGCTCGTCTGGGCGATCTTGAAAGACGACCCGAACCATCCGCTCTGGAGCAGCGGAGGCTACGAGCGCGATGTGCGCAAGGCCGCGACAAGGTATTGGGTCGATCACACGAAAAAGCTCATTGCGAGCGTGCGGATCATTACCATGACGCTGCCGAAGCGCGTGATGCATGAGCCGCTCTTTTTGAACTGCGACGCGCCGGTCAAGAAGGAAGGCAGCGTTGCGAAGAAGAGAGTGCACGTCCTTCGTGCAGATGTGTTAGAACAAGATCCGCTTTTCATGTCAGCAATCGGTTCGAAAATCAGACGTTTGCTCGGCGTCATCCACGAACTCGAGCACCTCAGTGCCGAGCGAGCGATCCCGGGCTACATGCAAGAGCTCATCGATGCTGTGAGCGAAGCGACGAAGCGGTACATGGGAACCGGCGTCGACGTGGCTGCGCAGTGAAGGAGAAACCATGGCCATCAGCAAAGATCTCGAGAAGGCGATCGAGGACTACCGGGCGCAGCTTGCCTTGCATAAAGAGATCGAACAGAATCACGAACGCGCCGGACAGCGAATGAGCGAAGGCTTCGAGAGTTTCCGTGAAGCCTGGACGGCGTTCCTGAATGGCGCGGATGGCGACGCGCTCCGGCAAGCGAACGTTCGTCGGGATCAGGACGAAGACTTTCGGACCGCTATCAGGAAGGCGCTGGTCGCGTCGGACAAAGAGCTCAGCCGACTCTACAACGTCATGTTCGAACTGATCATGGGAGACAAGACCTGATGGACACGACAGCGCCCCCGATCATTCGCCCGGACCCCAACGCGAAAGCGATGATCCGGGATCCATCGACGGGCTCGTACCGCTACGAGACCGACGCCGAGTTCGCGGACTACATGGCTCGCAAGCTCGCTGCTGCGGCCGCACCGAAGACGACCGAGATCTTGAGTGTGAGCGTCGGCAGGCGCCCGGCTGTGAAAGCGCAGGATAAAGGATTTATTTTCGTTCCTGGGCCGGGTGGAGTGCAGACCACGGGGCATCGCGATGCCGTCAAGGCCAAGCCGGAAGGCTCTCTCTCGGTCTGCATCTTCGCGATAGATTCGGCCGACAAGGGCGCCGCGTACGTGGACGCCGAGACCGCGACGAAGTTTGCGAACGACATTCTCGACCAGGTGCTCAAATTGAAGGAAGCAATGCAGGCGGCGGTCGGCCCCGTCGATCCAACCGCGATGTGACAACGTGATGCTCGTCGAGGTCTTCGATATGGCAGTTGGGGCGGCCGGCGGCATGACGTTTATGGCGATCCTGAGCCTCCGACGAGCCATGAGACGAGATCGGCCGAGCAACGAACCTGAGTCGGTTCCGTGGCTATGGATGAGCGGCTCGAAGGACGGGAAAAAGTACGCCGCGTTCTGTTGTCCGAAATGTCGCGAATGGAGCAAGAAAGACTACCAGCCTCCATTTTGCGAGTGCCATGAGTTCCCGAGAGGGCACTTCCATTTCGGATGCGTGGGTTGTAAGTTCACATGCATCATGCGAACCGCGGATGATGACAAATAGGAGACGGCGATGAAAAGCAATCTGCAATGGTTTCTGCGGTGTCCCTTGTGGGCGACATGCTGGTTTTTGACCGGTCGGCCATGGTCGCACTGGTTCAATTTCTGGGGTGATCCTGGGAGCGGACCTTGCCCTACGTGCGGCAAATGAACGCGACCGTCCAAGGTGGCTGCGTCTTTTGCGTCGTCGAGGTCAGTGTACCTCCGCAAATCACTCGAGACGAGTTCATGATGCTCTACGGCTATCGCGTGTGCGCCGTACATCAAGCGACCAATTTCATGCCGTTCTGCCCGAGGCACGACACCATGATCAAGGAGATCATGCAGCGACTCAAGGAACGCGGAGCCGAACTCGTTGCGGCCAACGATACGGGACAGGGTACGACTCCGTCATGAGCACGGGCGGCTTTCTCGGCATGCGATTCGATTCGGCCACGCAGATGCAGATGGACCCGAAAGTCGAGGTCGAATTTCTGCGCGCGAGGCTCAAGGAAATGGAAGCCGTCTTCCAAATGGCCCAACAGAAGCCGCAGCGCCGCGCGATCGTGCTCGAGGTGAGGCAAGACAAGACGACGATCGCGATCGGTCCGCACGTCGAAGAGGTGGCCACACCGACTCGGATCCCGGATCTCGGATGCGGCGACATCGTGCACATTCTGCCCGACAGCGAAGGCATTCTCGATCGCATCGAGGACTCGCCGTTGACGGGGCCCATCATGCGTGTGGTACGAAGGATCGACGATCGCTACATCGAGGCCGAGGGACGAAGCGGCGTTCGCGTGATTTCGCTCGCCGGCAAGCACGACCCGCAAGAAGGGGATCGCGTCATCCTCGATGGGGCCGCGCAGATCTGCGTTCGCATCGTGGACCGCGCCCACGCCGTCAAGGTCGATGCGCGAGCCATCGAGACCGGAGTGACCTGGGACGACATCGGGGGCCAGGACGAGGCCAAGAAAGCGCTGCGCGAGGCCATCGAGGGCGTCGTGCTCGATGCGGACAGGTACAAGCGGTACCGCAAGCGCATGCCGAAGGGCGCGCTCTTGGTGGGACCGCCAGGCTGCGGCAAATCGCTTTTCGCGAAGGCAGCAGCGACCGCGATTGCGGAGCTGCACGGCAAAGCCTCGGCCGCGACCGGGTTCCAGCACGTCAAGGGCCCCGAGATCCTGCAGAAGTTCGTCGGGGAATCCGAGCAGGCCGTGCGCGATCTCTTCGAGACGGCAAGAGAGCACAAGAAGCGTCACGGCTATCCGAGCATCATCTGCCTGGACGAAGCCGACGCGCTGCTTGCCGCCAGGGGTCGCGCGAGGATGGAAGGCATGGAGAAAACGATCGTGCCGGCTTTCCTGACCGAGATGGACGGGATTGAGGACTCGGGCGCGTTCGTTCTTTTGCTCACGAATCGGCCGGACATTCTGGACTCGGCTGTGGTCCGCGAAAAGCGATGCGATCTCAAGATCCACGTGGGACGGCCGGACAAGAAACAGGCCGCGGAGATCTTGCGGCTGCATCTGAAAGACGTGCCGATCTCGATCGACCTCGACGATGAAGACGACCGGCTCGCGGTGGGCGCGGGCGTAGCGTCCGACGAGCTCTTCTCTCCGCGTCACGGGATCTACGTCGTGCGCACCCGCAGCGCGCGCGCCGACAAGCGACTGAACCTCTCGCATTTCGTCTCGGGGGCCATGTGCGAAGGCTTGGTCGAGAAGGCGAAAGAGCAGGCCATCCGACGAGAACGCGAGACCGGCAAGGAATCGGGCATCACGTCGGACGATCTGGCGAAAGCCGCGGACCTTCTCTGCAATGAGCACCGCATCACGGATCATCCAATGGAGCTCGACGAGATCGCGCGCGAGTTCAAGGAAGACCTCAAATCGATCGACCGGGTGAAGCCGTGAAGTATACGCTGGGCCCGGACGAGATCTCGGCGGCACTCGCGAGCTACGTCATGAACAAGCCGCATCCGACGCCGACTCCGGACGGCACCGAGCGTCGACTCGAGGTGACGACGGAATGGACTATCATCACATCGGGCGGCAACGTCTGCGAAATCAAGTCGGTGTCGGTCGAGATCCAAGAGAAGCCGCCATGTGCATCTTCGAAGACATCGAGAAAGTGAGCGTACCAGTGCCTCGAAGCCATGACAAACTCGCGCGGACGATGCTCGAGAACATCGCTTCGCGCCTCTCTCTGCATGGTTTCCCGCAACCGTTCACGCCGATGGTTCGCGCACTCGTCGACGAGATCGCGGTACAGATTGGGAAACAGCGCGAGATGAACTGCTCCGACTGCGCTGACAAACGGCTCATCATCGATCGACTGGTCGACGAATTGAACAAAACCATTCGGGATGGATCGCGCGCATCCGATAACGATTGGCGCCGTGAGGTCGTAGACGCGCTGGGCGTTCCTGATGTGGCACACGTCGTCCAAGCCATCGCTTCGTTGAAGGAGCGAAGCCAATGCCTATCGGACGTCGCAGATGCCTTGGGCCTCGGACGCGGCGCGCGCTCGGAAGCCGTGCTCAAGCAGGCCAAGGACGTCTATGCAGCGGTGTTCTTACGAAATGACGCCGCCGACAAGGCTTGGCGCGCTCGCGAAGAGGCGCTCGTTCGCGCCGAGGAGCTCGAAGAGCGGCTCGAGGCCGAGCGCGCCGCATCAGGCGCGGACCTCGACGATCAGACCCGAATCTTCCGAGAGGCGATTCGCGCGGACGCGACCGTCAAGATCGAGTTTCCGAAGTGCATCTGCAAGATCCACTATTCGGACCACGGCGCTGTCAATGTCAAAGAGGTCGTCGAAGGCTGCCTCGTGCACGGAGGTACAAGAAAGTAATGGATCGGGTGAGCATGGAGGAAACTTTTCGCCGGAACCAGCACGAGGCGTTTATGCGGTCTTTGCCTGACAGCGTTCGAGCGAGCGCCGAAGAAACGTATCGAATACACGGCGAGTTCATCCGTCAGATCACGATCGCTGAGACCGCGACGACGCCCAAAGAAGCGCTGGAAGCGGCGCGGTGGATCGCGGGACACGTGACCGAGGTAGCCTACCAAATGTGCATGGTGCGCGGATGGGAACGAAGCTGGCTGGAACGCAATCCGCCGCTACAGTCCGTACGACTATCGGATCTAACGGTAGACGCCCGCGAACATTTCGCTGGCGTGCCGATCCCGCAAGCCGCAGCGCCGGCACCACCGAACACCGCGAACGGGCCGAAGAAGGGAATCGATCGGTGATCGTCCAGCACGCTCCGGATTGCGTAGGCACGCAGTGCGGTCCCGACGTAGAATTCACATGCGTGGGCCACGTCGCAAGGACGGCCTGTCAAGTACCGGCAGCTTGCTGGAGAATGGACGTCTGGCTGAGGCAACGAAAGTCTTGACCCGGCATCGGACCCTGCTACGTTCACCTCGTCAGCCATGAGAACGATCGTCCTCAAGCGCGAAACAGCCCAGCGGAAATGGTCCGCGGCGTATTCGTGCGTCTTTGGGACCATCGATACGCATGCGTCAGCCCTCCCCGCGAGCAATCCAGTGGAGGGCAGTATGTAGGGACGGCGCGTAGAGAGACTTCCTGAAGCGCCGTCCCGAAACTCGAGACCGGCGCTTTTCGCATTTCTGGGGCTCGAAAGAGCATGGTGCTCAAGCGGACTGTAACCCCGCGGCTTCGGCGAGCTGTTCGATTCAGCCGGGCCCCACTGGAGAGAGACGATGGAACGCAGACTCAAACGCAAGCGCGCGCCGAGCAAGCCGGCGCAGAAATCGAGGGCCCGAAGCTCAATGGGATGAGCAGCGGATTTTTATCCCGCGCGACGTCGGTTCGAATCCGACCGGGCTCACGACTACGAATCCGTAGTTCAACGGCAGAACGGTCGGCCCTTACCCGATTCATGAGCGTTCGATTCGCTCCGGATTCACTGGCGCTTCGTCCAACGGTAGGACAGCGGTTTCTGACACCGTCAATCAGCGTTCGATTCGCTGAGCGCCAACCGCGGCATCCGTTTCGGTGCCACGATCCTTGACAACCCCGAGCGATGCACTCGGACCGAACGAGCATGACGGCGACCCGAACGGGCGCGGCGGTCTCCTCGTGTGACGCGGCGCGGGGTAGTTGACCGCGTCTTTTTCCGGTGGCGCCTAATGGTGGGCACTCGGTTGTTGCCCGAGACTAAAGGAGTTCGATTCTCTTCGCCGGAGCGGATACAATGTAGCGATGAAGAACGGTCCGTACGAGCTAGTGAAAGCGCCTGCGGAATACCCTGGCTTCAAGTACCGCGGCAGGTACGTGTACGAGCATCATCTCGTATGGTGGCAGAACACGGGCGAGGTAGTTCCGACCGACGCAGACTACCTGATCCACCACAAGAATCACGATCGAAGGGACAACGCGTTCTCGAATCTCGAGAAAAAGCAACGCGGTGCTCATACGCGAGAACACATTCTTGAATCGAGAGCGGCCAAGACAGTGGTCGTTCAGTGTGGCTGGTGCAGCCGCGACGTCGTGAAGTTTGAGCGTGTCGTGCGTCGCCAACAGAAACGAGGTCAGAGAGTATTTTTCTGTTGCGCTTCACACGGGACCAAGTATCAGTTCAACGGTCCGAGATAAGCTGGATCGCGTCCGGGACCAACGCTGTTTCGTACTCAGCGCAGGGGAGTCCGACTCTCCCATCCAGCTCTGACCCATGCCCGCCCACGTGGCGAGCCGAAAAGGAGAACGAAAATGCGATACGCACAGCATTTCAACCCGTACTCGACGCCGCAGAGTGAATCGGCGAAGCCGGGTCAAGTCGAAAACTCTGCCGGCGGCTACGTGTTCGCGGTCGACAAGTGGACGCAGCTCGATCGGTTTCTCATCCTCGGATGCGAGGGCAACACGTACTACGCGAGCGAGTACGAGATGACGCGCGACAACGCGAAGAACGTGCTCGCGTGCATCGACGAAGACGGAGCTCGCGCGGTGGCTCGCATCGTCGAAATCAGCCACGCGGGACGAGCCCCGAAGAACGATGCTGCAGTATTTGCACTGGCGCTCGCTGCATCCGCAGAGAAGCCGGAGACGCGGGCCGCTGCGCTCGCGGCCCTGCCGAAGGTCTGCAGGATCGGCACGCATCTCTTTCAGTTCGTCGATGCGGTGCAAGGCTTCCGCGGATGGGGGCCCGGTCTCTGCAAAGCGATCGGCAAGTGGTACACGGATCGATCGCCGGCCTCGCTCGCGAACCAAGTGCTCAAGTACCAATCGCGCGAGAAGTGGTCGCACAAGGACGTGCTTCGACTCTCGCACCCGTCGGTCTCGAGTCTGGAGCACGCGGCCATCTTCGAATGGGTTCGGGCAGGCATGTCGGGCTTCGAGGCGCGCGAGGTCGCTCGAAAGAGCGCTGGACGCGTGGACAAGTACGAGCCGGCGAATCGGGAGGCGCTTCCGAAGCTGCTCTCGGCATACGAAGAGATGAAGGCGGCGAAGTTCACCAAGGACGTCGTCAAGCTGATCGTCGATCACGGCTTCACGCGCGAGATGGTGCCGACCCAGCACTTGAATTCGCCGGAAGTCTGGGAAGCGATGCTCATCGACATGCCGATGACGGCGATGATCCGCAATCTCGGCAAGATGAGCTCGATCGGAGTCATCAAGCCGCTGTCGAATGCGGCCATGAAGGTGGCGGCGTCCCTCGGAGATCGAGACGCACTGAAGAAGGCGCGCGTTCACCCGATCGCGCTGCTCTCGGCGCTCAAGGTCTACGAGCAGGGTCACGGTGAAAAAGGCAAGCTCTCGTGGACGGCCGAACGGAGCGTCGTCGATGCGCTCAACGAAGCCTTCTATCTCGCCTTCGACCACCTCGAACCGACGGGCAAAAACTGGCTCATCGCGGTCGACATCTCCGGCTCGATGGCCGCGGGAAACATCGCGGGCATGCCGGGGCTCACTCCGCGTGAGGCCGCAGCGGCCATGGCGATGGTCACGGCGCGAACCGAGAAGAACTGGCACGCGATCGGCTTCACGCAGCGGGTCGTGCCGATCACGATCTCGCCGAAGCAGCGTCTCGACGACGTCGTGCGAGCCATCAGCCAGAACGTCGGAGAGCAGACCGACGCGGCGCAGCCGATGCTGTATGCGGCGCGCGAGAAGCTGGGCGTAGACGCATTCGCGCTCTACACCGACAACGAGACCTGGGCCGGCGCGATTCATCCGTTTCAGGCTCTTCAGCAGTACCGGCAGAAGCTGGGTCGCCACCAGTCCAAGTGCATGGCGGTCGCCATGACCGCGACGCGATTCAGTATCGCGGATCCAAGCGATGCGGGGATGCTCGACGTCGTAGGTTTTGACGCGGCGACGCCTCAAATCATGGCCGACTTCGCGAGGGCTTGACCCGCGCGAGTCGATATGCGATAGAGAGTGTCGGACGCCAGCCGATTGGCGAGGGTTACCTTGTACGTGCCCCTCGACACACACCATGCCGGCGTTTGAACCGAATGGAACAGCGTTACCCCCATTTAGGAATCCACGCTGATCCGATACCATGTCCGTGTTTCATTTGCCGTCCGTAGCTCAGTTGGTAGAGCGGCAGAGGCGAAAGCCTTTCGTTCTTCAATCCCATGCTCGCGCAAGCGAGCCGCATGCGGAACGTTACCATGGATCTGTAGGTCGGTGGTTCGAATCCACCCGGCGGCACTCTTGTCCCATTCGTCTAGTGGTCCAGGACCCGAGCCTCTCGAGCTCGCGACAAGCGTTCGATTCGCTTATGGGACGCCACGGCCCGTAACTGATGGTTTGGTGGCCTGCCCTTCAAGCAGGCAGCGGGAGTTCGATTCTCCCACGGGTCACCCCGCGATTGCTGGTGCCGGGATGTGAAGGTTGCGATGAGGAAGCCCGAGTTTTCTGATCCACGCGTGCACGGCGGATCGGTGCGGGAAGAGTCGTCGAGGACGCGCATCTCTCCGGTTCGATTCCGCGACGGGATTCCGCTGAGCGAGCAAGTCTGGTGATTGCGCCGGTCTGAAAAGCCGGACAACTCCGTTCGATTCGGAGGCTCAGCACCAGGGTGTAGCGTAAAGGCTGCGCGCTCCGTTCGGGCCGGAGAGGAGGCGGATCGTTCCCGCCCACCCTGACTCATGGTGTCCATGGTGTAGCGGTTGCACGCGTGATTGTGGCTCACGAAGAGACGAGTTCAACTCTCGCTGGACACCCAAATCCCCTCGGCTCGCCGGATGCGAGCGGCGCTTTCCTACAGCGCGCGGGCCGTGTTCGACTCACGGCGAGGGGACGAATGGGCTCGTGACGCGATCAGCATCGCGACTGCACTGTCGATGCAGCGAAATGGGGGCAGCACCCATACGAGCCGCCACGGGTTTCAGGTCATGGTGACCAATCGGATTCCAACACCGAAGGACAGCGTTCGATTCGCTGGAGACCCGCTACGGGGGTGTGCGACGGGCTCGCGGCCGATCCTTGCAAGATCGTGCATCTGGTTTCGATACCAGCACCTCCACTTTGCCCATGTGCCATGGTGGCGGCCGTCCTCGGTAAGGACGTCTCGCGAGTTCGATCCTCGACGTGGGCTCTATTCGCCGGTCGAAGCATCATGGTGATGCACTCGGCTTGTATCCGAGAGGTGCGGTTCGATTCCGACGACCGGCTCTATTGCGACCATCGTCCAACGGTAAGACCGCTGACTTCCATTCAGCAGATGCCGATTCGATTTCGGCTGGTCGCTCAAGTGCGGGTGTAGCTCGAAGGTCGAGCACGTGGTTGCCATCCACGAGGCGTGGGTCCGATTCCCATCATCCGCTCCATGACGAGGTAGCCAAGCAAGAAAGGCAGCACGTTGCAACCGTGCCATGCGTCGGTGCAATTCCGTCCCTCGTCTCCATGATGCAGCGGCAACGTGCGTGAGTCCAAAGGATCGTGAAAATGGCCGATCACGCGCACGCCAAGCGTTTGCATCGAGTCGAAAGACTCCCGCCCGCCTCGGGGCGCGGTGACTGCCGAGGCATTGCTTCCGTCTCGGCGGACCCGAGCTGTCGGTTTCTATCCGACGTGTGCAGTTTCGACTACTGCCGGAAGCACTTCTGCTCGTCGTGGCGGATTCCACGCTCTCGAGTGCGAATCGAGATGTCGCAGTTCAACTCTGCGCGAGCAGGCTACGCCTTCGTCCATGCGGATCATGGCCCGACGCTTCGAACGTTGGTGACTCGGCTCGACTCCGAGCGAAGGTGCCGCGGGGCAGCCGGGGACGGCAGCTCGGTCTCATAAGCCAAGCCAGCCACGTTCGACTCGTGGGCCCGCAACGCCGATGATCCTCGGAGGAGGCGCCGTTTCATATGCGGCAGCAAGAGCGTTCGATTCGCTCCATCGGCACTGGAGGTTACCTGGCGGGAGCAGCTCTCCTACAAAGAGCAGCGACGCGTTCGATTCGCGTACCTCCAACCGGACGTCACCTAGGCCGGACGGGATCCGGCGCCCGTCTTATGAGCGGGTCGGCTTGGTGGTTCGACTCCACGACGTCCGACGAATAGAGCGAGACACGCCATCTGGTGAAGGCACCGGCCCGACGCGCCGGACAGGAGAGTTCGATCCTCTCGTCTCGCACAACGGGCGTAGATGGTCTGGTCGACCTTGGAACCCTGATAAGGATCCTGGCAGGATTCGATTTCCTGTACGCCCACCCCGTGCTATAGAGAGCAGCGCTATGGAGCCGCAGGTTTTGGTCTTGAACGTCTGGATGCAGCCGCACGCCATTTACACGTGGCAGGACGCGATCGTTGCGCTCTACAAGGGCAACGTCGACGTGCTCGAGGAGTACGAGGCGACCGTTTCATCCCCGTCGGTCACGCTGCAGATCCCGGCCGTCATCAAGCTGCGCAAGACGCTGTCAACGCACAAGAAGGGCCTGAAATTCAGCCGAATGAACGTGCTGACTCGCGACGGTCAACGCTGCTGCTACTGCGGTCAGCGCGGCTCTCTTCGCGATCTCAATTACGATCACGTTCTTCCGCGATCACGCGGTGGGACCACGACTTGGTTGAATATCGTGACGGCGCACCGCGGGTGCAATACACGGAAGGGCAATAAGACCCCTGCCGAAGCGGGGCTCAAGATGCACTTTCAGCCGCATGTTCCGCGGAGTCTTCCGATGGCGAGGCCGTTTCTCATCGATCTCGAGAAGGCGCCGCCGCAGTGGCTGCCGTACTTGACGCAGAGTGCGGAGACGGCATGAACTGGGCGACGCCACACATCGAATCGCTCAAGCGCGGCACGATCGTGCAGTTTCGGCCGAAGGGAGATTCGATGTCCGGCCGGATCGAGAACGGCCAGCTCGTGACCGTGCATCCTGTGGACGATGCGACACTGATCGAAGTCGGCGACATCGTCCTCGTGACGATCGGCGGGTGGACCTACGTGCATCTCGTCAAGGCGATCAATGGGCCGCTCTATCAAATCGGCAACAATCGAGGTCGCATCAATGGGTGGGCGCATCGAGAAAAGATTCATGGCAAGGTCATCAAGGTCGAGCCGTGAACTGGAGAGCGAACCGCGCGGGGCGCGGGCCCGGTTGGAAGCCGGTGCGGACCGCAAGGTCTGGTTTTCGAGTAACCCGCTCTCCGCGGAGAGAAAACCGATCAGGGATCGGCGCGGCTTTGAATACCGAGGGGCGAGCAATCGCTGAGGGTCGGGACCTCTTCTCTCCTCGAGACGGAAGGTGAACTCGCCAGGGGCGAGAGCGGCTTCGAATACCGCATGGCGCTTCGGCGCTGAGATTCGAGTTCTCCGCCTTCCACGGAAGCAAAACAGGTCAGGGTGCCTGGACCGCCTGCTAAGCGGCTCGCACGCGTGAGCGTGTCTGTTTCGATTACAGTTGCTTCCGCCCAAAATCCTCTTGCACTCGCTCGCGCCGCGCGCTAGGCTCTCCTCCGTGAGCCGACTTCTGTTGCTCCAACGCCTGCAGCTTCTAGGGCCTTTAGCCTAAGAAGCTCGATCTGCGCGCTGGTAGACCAACTCGGAAGGAGTCGATCGCCTCAAGAGCGATTCAGTGCGGGTTCGAATCCCGCCCAGCGCACTCGGGGATCGATCTAACGGCAAGACATCCGGCTTTGACCCGGACAATAGCGGTTCGAATCCGCTTCCCCGAACGCCGGCATGGTGGAAATGGCATACCCCTGCTTGAGGTGCAGGGCCCCGCAAGGGGTTGCAGGTTCGATTCCTGTTGCCGGTACGAGATGCTCACCTGGCGAAATAGCAACCGCGCTGCGTTCAGACCGCAGTGGGCGCAAGCCCTTGAGGGTGCAATTCCCTCGGTGAGTACCAGTTCAACGCAGCACTCGCTCAACAGGCAGAAGCCCCGCCCTAAACGCGGTCAAGTCCCGGTTCGACTCCGGGGTGCTGCACCACCCATCAAGCGCCAACCGAGTCGTGTGAGCTCGGCATCCGCGGCGGCCATTGCTTCGTCGACAGTTGCAAAATCTGCCCATCGAAGATCCGCAGCGCACCAATTCGGCAAGTCGCACCCGAATCCGGTTCGAGGTTCGGCCCACCGGAACGTCATAGCCACATTGCCGATGAGAACGTCCGGCTGGCTGTAGACGCGCTTGCGTCGGTACCAGTCGTCCACCGGCTCCCACGGACCAGCAACCGGCGGCGCCGCCGCGATGGCCTCGATCTGCTCTTGCGGCGTCATCGCGAGCCAATCGACGGGCATGGAGAGACTCTTACACCGTCTCGAGCTCGGCTTCATCCGCTTCATCGCCGCTTGACTCTTCGTCATCTCCGGTGTAGTCTAACCCAGGTAGTAGTGGGATAGAAACACACCTACACTGATAATCCTGACCCGCGTGATTTGTGTTGCCGTACTTGTCGGTCACGGGCGGGTCGTCCCAGTCGATGATTTGGCCTTCGAGGTCGGCGTGCATTTCCCTGACGCGCTCGTCCTTCGATGTCGACCAGCGGTACTGCGAGACACCGGCCTGTGTCTGCCGCGCTTGCGTGATTGAGCTCGCAAGCTTGAGCGTCTGGTCCCTCGCCACCAGCCGCGCTCTAGCCGCACTCACGTCGCTCCTTTGCTCGAGGTGCTTGGCGATCTCTTCGACGCGCAGGCCATTGGCTTCGTCCTCGTCGAGCGTGTCCTTGACGTCGTCCAGCCAGTCTTCCGTGGCATGCGAGATCAGCCGGACATTGTTTTCGCGCGCGACAGCGACGATCGGGAGCACCCCGGCGGCCGCGTCATGGATCGGAATCCCGATGAGGTCCATGGCTCGGTCGTTCTTCTTCTTCACGGCCGAGGCCATCGTGTCGTACGCCGTGATCACGCGGGGTCGAAGGTGCTGGACGATGCGCTTTTTCAGCCGGTCACTTAGAAGCTGCTTGGTCTTGTCGCCCCTGGCATCGTGCCGCGTCTCGTACTCGGGCAGGATCTCGCGATGGGTCATCGCCAGGATCCCGCGGTGCACGCCGCGCACGAGGCTGTCGCAGGTGGCCACGTATTGCCGTTCGGCGGCCGTATTGGCGCGGAGCGCCATGGCGATTTCTCGCCGGCCCCGGCGGACCTCGGCGTCTTCCCGCCATCCGGCCGCAAAAATGGCCCGCGCTTGACGTTCCGCGAGCGCCCTGGACCGATAGAGCTTCCCCGAATTGCCCCATTTGTAGCCGACTACACGGCCTTCGTGTTCGACGGAGTGAACGGGCACGGATAAAGCTTAGCCTACTGGTTCGCACCCGCGAGCATTCCCGCCAGCTTCGTAGAAGTGGCACGCCTTACCGATGGCCGGGATGACGCCGCACACCTGGCAATAGCGCCGCTCGCGCGGCGGGGGCGGGTCATCATCAGGTGCCCAATCGCATCGGCAGTCATCTTCGCCAGGACCCCATTCCAGCAGTATGGGATCGTGCCGCGAATGCGACCAGGTTCTCTACCGCAGCGGTCGCACACCACAGCCCCACACCGATTCATCGCCATCTCTCCTTCGTCCGCGCGCGGGAAGCGCGCAGTGTTTCGCGCGGTTGCTATTCACATTTCGGCAGTGGCCCGCCGTACTCCGCAGCATGTACAAGGTCGGACGAGAGCGATCGGTCTGGATGAAAAGCGCTATCCGCCAGCTTGCCCGAGTCGTTCAACGCTTTCTTTCCGATCTCGATCACGGCCCGGAGCGCGTGGCCTGCCTCTCGTCGGTACTCCTCGTCGTCCCATTCGTACGCTCCACGCCCTTCCGTGATCCAAAGACGGCCCGCAGCCTCTTGCACCATGTCGTCGATGGCCTTGGCCAAGCCGGTGCGGTCGCGGTTGATGAGAGCGCGCACGCGCGACACCTCTCCTCGGAGCCACGCAAGCTCCAACACTGCGCACTTTGTACATACAGGCCCATCGCCGTACATGCTACGTCCGGAGAAGTCGTGCGCGCACGCTGCAACCTTCGCGCGATATTCTGCGTCTTTGGCTACCAGTTCGTCCAGCGTCCCCATTTTGCCCTCGTTCGCGCGCAGTGTTACAGCGACGTCCGCCCGTACATTGTGCACGACACCCGGTGATGCCCTAACCTCCCGCATGCACCGCATCTCCTCTCTTTCACCCTGCGTCCTGCGCGCTGACGATTGCGCTCGGCGACACGATGCTTCTCGCACCACGTCGCATTGACTCGGGGCTTTGAGCACGCTTTGCACTGTCCGTTGGCAAGGTGCTCCAACTGCCGTCGTCTGGTCGAGGTCATCTTTTTCTCCAATCGATCCATTCCACGGCGCCGTGGAACTCGTCCCGTGTGCACCCCTTCGCAGCGTGGAGCAGGATCGGCCACCGGTAGCTGGTGTTCCACACTCTGTTCTCCACACGCTTTCCCGCATGCAAGATCGCCCACCACCACGGTTGTCGTCCGCTCAGAGCTATCACGTCGTCACCGCCCCTTCGATTGTTGTGTGTCAGCGCGCAGTGTTACGGCGCGGCTCGCAGCAACTTTCTCGCAGCTTTCTTTGCACGTCGTAGCTCGAAAGCGATGCGCGCCTGACATCGCATCCACTGGACCGTGCAGCGATGCCGTGCGGGAGACGCCTCGTCGCACTCGCATCCTTCCGGGCGCACCCACGGCTTCTTCACTTCGGCTCCCAATCCCTGACGAGGAACCGGAGCACCTCTGCGTCGGTGGCAACGCCGCACATCTTGCGCACGTAGCGCTGCACGACGGCAAACTGACGAAGCTCCTCAGCGTTCAGGCGAGTCGTCTTCGGTGTCCGCTTCGAGCGCGGCGTTCGATATTCGCCCGTCGTCGTCCGCACCATGGCGGGCCTGCCGTCACCTGGGTGCCAGTCTGTTCCGTTCTTCATCGATTGCCCTCGATTCGCGCGCAGTGTGTCGCGCGTTACTCTCCCAATCGAACCGACAGCATCGTACGAACCATGTCGAGCACGTTTCCGGCGCAGACTGTCGGTTCCATGTCGACTCCCGCGGCGCGTGCGACCCAAGGCTCGGCTGCCTTCAGAGCGGCACGAAGTCCGTCAATGTAACTGGCAGTGGCCTTCTCTGCGAGCACGTGCCCGCAGTCGCAGAACGGCTCATGACCGTAGAAATCACCGCCGCCGCAGCATCTCGGCGCCGTTGTCTGCACGTCTTCGTTCATTGCCCGTCATCCCTTCCTGTTCGCGCGCAGTTTTCGTCAGCGCAAACGTCGCTGGATTCCGGGCGGCATGTGCTCCTGATCATTCAGGTTGCGACGCCACCAGGCGCGCTCGGTTCGCTCTCCCACGAGGGTACCAATGAAGAACCCAAGTGCGATAAGCAGGGCGGCGATCATGTAGATGAAAAACATCGTTCCTCCGGCGGCGCGCATCACCGACTCCAAGCGAGGGCGCGCCGCAGCCCGCTCCCGACCGCCAGCGCCGTCCCGCCGACGACGCACGCGGCGGCGAAGATCAGCGCGAGGACGAGCAGCGCTTTTATGTCGCGCACATGGGCGAGCTTTCGCTCGAAGTATTGCAATCGAGCGAAGGCCACATGGACAGCGCCACCCGGCGCGTCACGTACCCGTGTGCAGGCCGAGCATGCGCATTGCCACTGGCGACCGCACTCCGCATCTGCAACACCGTGCTCGGTCGCCTTCTTGATCACGCAGTTGTCGCACCCGCAGAATTTCAGCCGTCGATCGTGCTTCATCTTCGTTCCCAGGCGGTTCGCGCGCAGTGTTTCGCGCGGTTGTTGGCTACGCCGCATCCTCTTCCGCACATCGTCGAATGTCCTCTAGCGCCCTCTCGTTGGCCGCATAGAAGTGCGGAGATCTCCCCGTACTGGCACGGTAGATCATCCGAGCTGCCACGGCAGGGTCGCCGACTTTCTTCTCAAGTGCGTAACCGGCGTCTCCGGCATGGTGGATCGCCCAACCTCCGCGACAGTGGGTTGTTTCGCACGTATGCCATGCGCCCATTTCCAGGCCGCAACCTGGAGACTGAATCGAATCGAGAATCTTGCGGTCGAGATTCTCGACGATCGGGACGTCCGGGTGCCGTTCGCGGAAGCGCCTCATGCTCTCGCTTCGCGTCAGACGTCGCCACGCCGCTCGTTCCACGGCTTTCGCTGGGTCGGTATCGACTGGCAACGTGGGCATGTCCTTGGCGTCCGCGCGGTTGGCGTCCGCGAGGTTGGCGCGCGCGAGGTCGGCGCGCGCGAGGTCGGCGCGCGCGAGGTCGGCGCCCGCGAGGTCGGCGCCCGCGAGGTAGGCGCCCGCGAGGTTGGCGTCCGCGAGGTCGGCGCGCGCGAGGTCGGCGCGCGCGAGGTTGGCGTCCGCGAGGTTGGCGTCCGCGAGGTTGGCGCCCGCGAGGTTGGCGTCCGCGAGGTCGGCGCGCGCGAGGTAGGCGCCCGCGAGGTCGGCGCCCGCGAGGTCGGCGCCCGCGAGGTCGGCGCGCGCGAGGTAGGCGCCCGCGAGGTCGGCGCCCGCGAGGTCGGCGCCCGCGAGGTCGGCGTCCACCTTGACTGCTGCGATCACTGCGTCACGCGACGACTCGGCCTCACCGGACCAGAGAACGGCGCCTGTAGAACGATGTTTGATCTCGACTGTAGCCATTGCCTTATATCTCCTTCGGTTTCATCATATTCGCGCGCAGTGTTACTGCGGCGGTTGCTGATTACAGCTTGATCTCTTTGCCGACAGCCTTAGACAGAGGTATTTTGAGCATCAAAGCCAGCGAGGCGAATACGCGACTTGCGTTGTACTCAGACATAAAAATACCATGGCGTACACCGTCGGTCACGACCTCCAAAAGGAACCCGTCTGCGTCACTGCGACGCAAACTGACTTCGCCATCGCTAGGCTTTCGTTCGGCTTGCTTGAACATTGTTCACCCTCTTTCGCCTCGAGAAGCGCGCAGTGTTTCGCGCGGTTGTTGACTACCATCCCCTCGTCATCGGATCGTTATTGAGTAATTCACCAGGATATGTAAGCTCACTATTGAGCTGATCCAGGTGGATCGATATACGCGACATCTGGTTAGGCCACTTCGTCATAATAACGTCCAATATCCCCCACATCCGCCATGATTCGAATACAACCCACCACGTTGGGTTGTAGCGCATGTGCTCTAAGTAGAAGCGACCCCACGGACTCATTGTTCGTCCTTTTTACTCCGGGAAGCGCGCAATGTTACTTCACGGCAACATCCGCGCCTGTAGTACCTCGATGCACCGGAGCGCATCGTTCTTTGCATCGTGCGACGCCTTTGCGCTGGCGACGAATGTGATCAGGCGGACGAAGATCGCCCTCACCTCGTCGTCGCTCCCAGATTGCGCGGCGAAGTCGGCCCCCGACTGCTCCGTTCGCCCAAGTCCCTCTGTCCCGCTCATTCGAACTCCTTTCGCGCGCAGTGTGTCGCGCGTTACTCTCCCAATCGAACCGACAGCATCGTACGAACCATGTCGAGCACGTTTCCGGCGCAGACTGTCGGTTCCATGTCGACTCCCGCGGCGCGTGCGACCCAAGG